TGGCAAATGATATGGTTCTTGCCAAACTTATGGATGCAGTTGATATGGCTACAGCAGGAAGACAACATGCACTTGCAAACTTCTTTGCAGAAAGAATGGATATGCACCAAAGATGGCACTGGATGCTTTCTGCATCACTAAAAGAAAATGAGATAAACTAATGCCTTATCATATTGGCGATAAAGGATCTAACGGCTGTTCTGGATATCCAGTAGTAAGTGATGCTGGGCATGTTGCAGGCTGTCATCCAACAGAAGCAAATGCAAAAGAGCAACTTGGTGCATTATATGCAAATGTTGCAGATGCAAATAAAGGTGAGGCTTCAATTGAAACATCAACAACTCAAGAAAATCCATCTTCATCAATTAATTCATCTGTAGGAATGAAAAAGCCACAAATTGGATATAGTTTTGGAAGACAGATTGGTGGCGGAATACACGATAAGCGTGTTGTTGATATTTGGACTATTAAGTCTGATTCAGAAATAGCAACAAACCCTATTATGCCTACACCAACATATGAGCACTGCGAATGTGAAACATGTCTAGAACAAAATATTCAATGTTCAAATTGTCCAGATTGTCAAAATGGAACAGATGCAGAAACACAAATGGCTATGTATGATGCACAAATTGGTAAAGCAGATCCTTGTTGGGAAGGGTATACACAAAGAGGTATGAAGCCAGGAGATAATGGCAGAATGGTTCCTAATTGTATTCCAGTAACAAAAATGGATGCACCAATAGTTGAAGGAGATTTTGTTATTGCAATGACAACTGAAGGTCCAGTTGTTGGTCAAGTAGAGCATGTCATGATTGAAGGCGGAACATATGGTCAGCCAGGAAATCCTTATTCTGTTGAGTCTACTCCAGATAATCCAGCAGTTGCAGTTAGAATGCTTGAAGAAGAAGATGGAACATACTACTACACACCTTACTCTATTGGTGCTTTGATGTCTGATATAAGTAGAATTAACATGCCAAACATTAGTTTAGAAGACTATGAAGATACAGAAAAGATGTCTAAGGCTGAAGGATACTCACCACCAGCAGGAGCAAGATCTGCTGCTCGTAGAGCAATTAAGTTTAAGGAAGATGGAAAGGCTAACGGTGCAGGAACTGCAGTTGGCTGGACTCGTGCAGGGCAGTTAGCAAGAGGAGAATCATTATCTCTTAGTACTGTTAAGAGAATGTATTCATACTTCTCACGCCATGAAGTAGACAAGAAGGGTAAGGATTGGGGAAACACTGCCAATCCTTCTAATGGATACATAATGTGGTTAGCATGGGGTGGAGACTCAGGATTTTCATGGTCAAGATCAATTGTTAATCGTGAAAAAGATAAAGCATTGTTTGCTGATTTTGGAAAAGATTATACTAAACATACAAGTGAAAGGTACTTCATATAATGCCAAAGAAAAAGGCTGGATCATTTAATGATACTCAAATCAAAGATGGTTGGATTGTTAAGATGCGTAAAGATGGAACTATCAAATCAAAGATTGAACGCTATTTTGATCGAACAACACAGTTAAAACCAAAATCTGAAAGATAATTAATATATATATTTTTCTTGTTTTTTGATCTGTTTTTCTATTTTTTTAAATCTGTACCAAACAATTATTTTATTAATTAATTTCAATGCCAAACCTCCTTAATTCTTTTACAAAAGAATTCAACCAATACTCGTGAGATAAAACACCAGCATGACCGTCCCTTCTTTTAATATCATATCTTTCTAAAATTCCGTTTGGTCTTTTATCTTTTATCATCTTCATATACTCTTCATGATTCATTTCAAAAAAATCTTCATGCTGATTAAATAATTTTATGTTATGATTATCTGAATAATCCCATGTAGACCATAAAATTTTAACATTGTTTTTTTTGCAATATTCTATAAAAATTTTCCAACCTAATGAAAAATTTAAAAACTCTTCGTGATAATCTTCAATTGTTGCTGGTTGATCATCTACAATACTTTTTGGTTCAGGTTCATTTATATTTCCATCATCTTTATATCTTTGAATATATAGATAATCATTATTGTGCCAAATAAAATGTCTGGTTATATTAGGCATTAAAACAAAAAGATAGTCTGGAAATCCATATTTTTTTGAATATGCCATAAAGTTTGCAATTATTTTTTGCCACCCATAGCCAGATCTAGCAATAGAATAAAAGCCATCTGTTAAGTTATTTAATTGAAGTTTATCATGAAGCATCTTTGACCAAACAGTATCTAATGAACTTCCAACCCCTTCAGTTTGTGAGCAACCAGCAAAAAGTATGTGCTTGCCTGGGGTATGTTTATCTGTAAAATCATCTGATCTAAAACCATCTTTATTAAAATTATATTGTATAGTAAAATCATCTTCGGCTCTTTCTATTGGCAGAAGTGTATAATTCCTGTTACCTTGATGCTCCTGCATATTCATCCAAGTTATATCAAACTCATAATTAAATATGTCGTTTGCATTTAAATAAACTTTATTTTTTAAATCATAGTTTTCTATCATTAAAAATCCTTTGTAAGATATATATCATTAAAACTATAGTTTTGTAAAGCCAATGCTTTAACAGACCAATTTTTATTATTATTTAAGAACCAATTAACAGAAAAATAAGTTCCATAAAAATCATCCCAATTCATTCCGTCATAAATTAAATAGTCATTTATTCCAATTATTCCACCAACTTTGACATGCTTTGATATTTCATCAAGCATTATCTTTGTATGTTCTCTATCGTTGTGTGTATCAAAATATATATAATCAAAATCTTTATCTTGGTTTGGCAAAGTATTTTCTGCTTCTCCCTTAATAATGTAGACATTTTTATATTTAGAAAATTCATCTTTAATATATTTTTCATGGGTTTCTGGTGTAAAAAGAATTGTATGCTTTGTTGGCTCGCATTGACAGGATCCAGTTCTAATCCAACTCCAACATCTTGAGTCAATTGAATATCTATCTAAAAGCCATATCTCATTTGGTTCACATATATCGGCTATTAGTTTTGAATAATATCCCCAAGAAACACCAATCTCCATATATTTAATATTTTTAGGTAAATGCTTTATGTATTCTTCTCTAGAAGAAAATATTTTTGCATTATTTAACTGATTCTGAGATATTAATGGGGTATGCTCAATTTGATCATCTTGTAATTTTTTAAGACTTCCATCATTATTAAATCCATTTACTGGTATTTTTGGCATATGCCCTCCATTAAAAGTATACCATGTTGTACCCCTGGCAGGAATCGAACCTGCGACGCATGGCTTAGAAGTCCATCGTTCTGTCCACTGAACTACAGAGGTGTAGTAGGCCTAGAAGGTAATGCTCCTTCTTCTCAGGATTAAAAGTCCTGAGCATCACTTTAATGCTTTAGGCCCCTGGCTCCCAGACATGGATTCGAACCACGATTAAGGGCTTCAAAGGCCCCTGTCCTGCCGTTAGACGATCTAGGAATGATATTGTATCCCCAACGGGATTCGAACCCGTGTTGCCACCGTGAAAGGGTGGAGTCCTAGGCCTCTAGACCATGGGGACTTGGAGCGGATGATGAGAATCGAACTCACCCCTTCTGCTTGGAAGGCAGAGGCACTACCAATATGCAACATCCGCAATACTCTATTTAATTGTATCGTACATCTGGAAGGACTTGAACCTTCGGCTCTCTGCATATAAGGCAGGTACTCTAACCAACTGAGTTACAGATGTGTAGTACACCAGGTAGGACTCGAACCTACGATAACCGAATTATGAGTTCGGGGCCTTAACCAACTTGGCTACTGGTGCCTGTAATTAAGATATTAGTATGCCAAGCAATATGCCAACAAGAAAAGAAAAGCATCCAATTGTCCAATGATAATATCTAATTAAATAATTTTTAATTATTTTGTCTTTAATGTTATCTGGAATATCTTCAATATTGATTTCTTTTACCATGTAATTAGTATACATCAAATCAGTTGTTAAGTCAACTTATAGCAAATTTTTTATTAATTAATTCATCATACATTTTATTAATTTTGTATAAGTCTACATTGTTTAAAATGACATCCCTTACCTTTTCATAACTTTCAACTTCTTTTGCAGATGCAAAAAAAACATTTGGCATGGGACTAACCTTTACAATATCTTTATTGTTTAATTGAACATCATTATTTTTTGCCAAATAACTAAAAAGTTCTTTGGGTTTTAAAACTAAATCATTAAAATCAAATATACTTACATGTTCGTTTTCTTTTATTGAATTATAAAAATTTTCCAGCAAGTCTATACGCTTTATTGATCTATATTCAATTCTATTTACACTTTCTACATTTTTCATCATCTCTAATGTTACTTCAGAAGATATCAAATCAATTGGATTTCTAATTATTGAAAAATGAAACAAACTTTTATTATTTAAAAATTTTTGAATACCATTTCCTGTTGCATATGAAACAATAAGGCTGCTTGGAAATAATATCTTAGAATTTTTTATAAAAAATGTTGTTCCAGATCTTGGATAATAACTTAGATGAATTTGTTTTGATTTCATATTATTTTAAAGTTTCCCCATCGTGACCATCTAATTATTTTCATTTTTTCTGGTTTATCGTTTATCTCTTCATGATTCCATTCTGGCAGCGGTATATTGTATGCTTTTTGCAATGCTTCTTCTTCACTGTCTGCATAAATATCTATATTGTAGTTATCTTGAAGGGTTGCCTTAATGCTATATTTATTTTTACCATCTTGTTTTTTAATTTTAGGGTAATAGTATATTTTATATTGTTTAGTTAATTGATTAGTATTATATTGATCCGATATCATAAAACCAATTTCAGATGGAAAAGTTAAAAAATCTCCCTCGTCTGCATCATGAGATACCTTGGGAGTAGAGTTGAAGTTTATTCTAAATCCTTTTAGTGGCAACAATACATTTACCCAGTTTGGTAAATCATCAGAACTTTCAAGACTAAAAGAAAAATCTTTATATTTAGCAGTTAGAGATCCAATGATTACTTGCAAAACAGCAGACTCATTTGTTAGATCTTCTTTTGAAAAACAATTTTTTGCAATAACTATATTTTTGTTATCTGTTCCACTAATTTTAATGTCATGCATCTTGTAGATACCTAACCTCATCAATGATTTTATATTTAAGTGCAATATTAATCATTTCATCAGAATAACTTCCAACTTCAGGTTTTGCAGAAAAATAAACAACATAATATATGTCGTTAAATGTTTTTATTAAAGCACCATTGGCAATTGCTTTTTTTACATTATCTGTTCTTTGCGCCCCAGGTCTTTTGCCTTCCCCTGTTTTTCCGCCCTTTGCCTCTATATATTCAAAACGAGTATCTGAATGTACTCTAAAATCTACTTCGCACCCAGAACCAGCAAAATAATAATCTCGATCAATAGTATTAAATCCACGACCAAGTAGGTCTTGGTAAACAAGTTCTTCAAATTCATCCCCAATTCTTTTAGATTCAGATTGAAAGTAATTGCTCTTTTCGTTAATCATGTAATCAGTATACCCTATTCATCTGATGGTTTATCGTCTTTGGGGACCCAAACTTTCTTCCCATCTTTCCAGACAGGCCAATAACCAAGACTACGCCAGTCCATTTGAAAGATCTTTGGCTCTTTAATCTTGATCAACCCTATATGTCATAGCAATATAGCATGCTACATATCCCATAATAAAAGCGGGAATCAAAAATAATGAATGAATCATAACTTACCTCCTTTATATCTATTATATACTAAAGCGTACAAGAAGTCAATATGGTACACTATTACTATGTGTCCTATTTGTAATGATAAGTTAATACCAGTTGTTTATGGTCATATTGATGACAGATATTTAAACCTACATCGTGATGGTAAGATTGTTTTGGTAGGATACAGAGAAAGATACAGCAATCAACCTAAATCATATTGCAATACATGTTTTGAAGGATCAGATATAGCAGTTGCTATAGATTAAGAAACAAGATAGTTAGTTATATGGCATTGACAAAAACCAACAACTTCGTATTGTCCGTCTGATACCTCATCAATATCGTTATATTTGGCAGGCAGATCGCAACGATTGCATTTTTCTTGATTTTCCATACTTATATGATACCATAAAGTCGTGGATGAAACTATTCTTTATATTATTTATCATAAGGGTATGTGTGCAATTAAAATAGGAATATCGGATATATCTGGAAAAAGGTTTGCATCCCATAGGGCCAAAGGATGGAAACTGGTTTGTTATTGGCATTTTTTTGAGCGGGATAAGGCAAGAGCAGTAGAATCTCTAGTAATACAAACGCTAAGAAAGAAACATGCAGTATTCCTTAGTAAAGAAGATATGCCTCAAAATGGATACACTGAAACATTCTCATCAAAACAAATTAAGAAAAAATCATTGATTCGATTAGTAAATAAAACTATTAAAACTTTATAGTTTTTAAAAGTGCTTCTTCATATAAAATATTTGCTTCATCAAAAATACTAGAATGTTTTAGTGCAAAATTATATGAATCTTCATAGCCTTTGTGCATTTTTAAAGATCCATGTAGACCTTCTGGCTCTATTAACTCTTTATCACTGAAGTCTAAATCTGTAATCGCTGATATAACTCTATGAGGTTGAGATACTAGATCATTAAAATCAAACTTAAGCACTTCGTCAATTGAACACGGCACAATGTGTCTTGAATACCTTGCAGCAGACTTTATTAAGACATCTTCATTTATTTGAACTTCTTCTTCTTTATTTGCAAAACTATGTATTAATGATGAAACAACAACATCTATTGGTTTTCTAATAACCAAAATGTATTTATTTTCAAACCTTTTTTCTATAAAATCTTTATTCCATAGATGAGTATATGGATGTTTGTCTATTGTAATATCTGAAAATTTTCTTACATTTTCAATTATGAAGTTTGATCCAGATCTTGGTTGTGAAATTATTACGTGCATTATTTCTCCTTAAATGATTTAAAATATTGATACATTGATTCTATTATTGCTACTGCAGATATACCTATCATAGCATATATCCAATAAACATAAAGAATCATACCTTTGGCATTACCATTTCACATGGGCATATGATTGAATCAGGCAATTCGTGAACTTTCGTGGTAATAGCAATAGTTGTCTTGCATTCTGTACACTTATATGTTGTTTTCATTTTTCTCCTATTTTACTTGCACACAACGCAATAGTATGGCGTACGCATTTCTTCTTCAGAAATGATGATGTGTTGTGAACATCTTGAGCATCTTGCATTGATCAGGCCGTGCTCTTGTAGTTCTGGCATATAAAATTTTATGCTTCGGGTATAGTAGAGTTTTGTAATATACCAAGTCAGTAAAATTAATAGTGTTGTAATCATTATTACAGTATACCAGATACTACAGACATGTTGGACTAATAAGTATAGTCTTTTTTCTTTTTATTTTTCTTTAATATGGACCTAACAAGTCTTTCTAAATAAAATAGTATAAATTTCATGAATAAATCTTATCATATTCATTAAGAAATAGTTCGTAGTAATGAATTTGTCTATGTGCGCCAATATGGGGCAAACTTGATAACTCTATATCCATACCATGAAGCCATGCGTACTGCTCTAATTCGTTAGATGGTGTGTGACAATCCTTAGATCCATTAAAAACCTCAACAATACCATCTCTAACCCATAGATCAGAGTCAGACTTAACATAACCCTGATAACTATTATTGTGGGGTAAGCCATTCATCATTCGGTCATCTGTTGGATCCCAAAATGCATATTTAAAAATAATATTATTAGATATACAGTATTGCTCAAAATTTAAAATATATTTTAATGATAATAGGGTTGGTAGTTCTGAAGTTAAAACCTCTTCTAACTTGTGTGGTTTTTGTGAATATTTTGGAAGATCACCCTTAACTGGAACGGCTGTATCTCTTAAAGAATCAAATCCGTGTCTTCCAATAAATACACTTCTATCTGTCCAAACATTCATTCTTGCTAAACTTGGAAATAAACAAAATAATACTTTTGGCTTACCAAATTTGTCAAAATATGCGATTAGATTATCTATTATTGTTGTTATAGAACCATTACTAATTCCAAGGTTTCGTGTCTCGATCTGCTTGGTTTTTGCAATACGATTGCCCCAAATCAAAGACTCGTCAATACCCCATCCCCAAGTGTGAGAACATCCAGCAAAAATAAAATCTGGTGTTTTACCAAATTCTTGTGTGCGAAATCCAAGGGAATTTGTGATGTACTTTGTATTAGGATCAATAGTGATGCTTGAACCAAATGGCATTCCATACCCATTTAGTACAAAAGTACTATACATTTCCAAGCGAAGCATATTTATTATGTTTGAATCTTTTTGCATATTTTAATTATAGCATTTTTTAAAGTTCGGCAAAAATAGGAATTATAAAACCATCCCATGCCCTACACGGGCACTATCGGTGATTAGCCTTCATATGCCTAGATAGGGAGTCGTGTCCAAATATACCCCATCTTAAATCCCATTCCTTTTTACAGACTGGACAGATTAATATTCTCATCCCATACTCTTTTCCCAGACTATAAAACAATTTACACACTGAATTCCAGGTGATCTCATATACCACTTATGTTCACATGTTCTATCTGTTGCCTTATCTAGTAGTCTTTGCTTCCAACCTGCAGGAGGAGGCCAGGGTACACCAAGAGATGCAAGAGAGGCTTTAGTCCAACCACCTCTAGCAGTCTTCAAAGACTCTATCTGAGTAGAGATTTCGTCGTATGTCATTATTCCCAATCTATATTATTAATAGTAAGCCAGTCTAGGTAATTAACTATCATTGCTTTTAGCCCTTGCTTCTGCTTTTCTCATAAAGGTTCTATGTCTATGGCAATTGGCACAGACTATCTCACATTTTGCTATCTCAGAATTAACTGAGTCTAAGCCTCTGCCCTTAACACCAGATGATGATAGAGCAAAAGATTTTTCAAACTCTGGTAAGTGATCAAAATCTAACACATGTGGAGGATAATCAATTCCACAGTCAACACAGATAGGGTTATTAGCCTTATGGTCAGACACATATTTTCTTATCCAAGATACCTTAGATTTGATCTGGATTAGTCTTGCTTCTTTATTGCGCTGATACCATAGGCGTTGGACACGATTACGCTCTTCCTTAGATTTAATTGGCATTTACTGTCTGTGTCTTTTCTTATTTCCATACTTAGCCTTAATATCAGCCTTAGCCTTATCGACCATAGACTTGGTGAGACACCAGATATGGCCATCAGGCATGGTTTGATGGGTATACCAGAAGGACTCACTGTCTTTATCAATTGTGCAGCAATTAGTATCCACCAAGGCACTCATTTCTTGTATGATATAACCTGATCTTTGTCAAAATTTTGCGGGATGGACCAGAAAGATCTTCCTTACAAGTAGAGCAAGTATAAGACCATTCACCAGTAAACCAGTCATGTACATAGCCTTTAGCATTGGCATATTTCTTGGCTACAAAGGTTTGGAATGGATCAGGGATTTCATATGTCTTAGTACTCAATGCTAATCCAAAACCATAGGAAATCTATATTTGTTGAATAGCGATCAATACGAAAGCCTAGACCAAAGCCTTTTGAATAGCCCACCTGTACCCAGTATCTGTCTTTAATTCGATATTCTTTATTCATGTATCTAGTATAGCAATTTGGAGCGGGTAAGTCAAGAAAGACCCAATAACCCCTAGTATAAGATATAAAACCTATTCCTCAAAACTCATTTGTGATGACCAGAAATCGTTATTTTTTGTTTCAATTTCATCTACTGCAGCATGACAATTAGAGCAAGAAACCTTGCCATCTAGATCAATTTCATAGTAGTGTTTGCATTCCATAACCCTATAGTATCACATGAAGGTTAACAGATATAGGTCATAAAAATGTTAGTTATCCACAGGTTTATCCACAAATAAATATTACTGATTATGTTGTTTGACATTCTAGAAGTGGAGTAAAGTGGAGGATAGTGGAGTATAGAGCATTTATAAGAAGGGCGTCGTAATCTTACGGGCCAAACCCCCTATCACATATCCAAACCTTTGTCAAATCCATATATCCAAACATGGCATTATATACCCAAACCTTATGTTTGTCAACTTCATTTTGTACCAAAATTGTATGACAAAAATATCCAAATTTGGGGAAAAATGTTTGATTATCGTAATATTTTATTTGAAAAGATATAAAAAATATCCAAAACAAATCAAAAAATTGTTTGGATAAAAGTGTTTGTATATCAGGTATTAGTTATATAGGGAAGAGTGGTTTATCTTTTGATCCCGTCCCGCTTCTGGATCTTCGATAGTCTTATTAGACATTGCCACGACGGGATCTGGAGAAAAGTATCTACCCAACCCTATAAGAACAGTAAAGGAAGTAAAGACTTGTTCCAAACCTTTATCTTCTTGTCTTGCCATTTGTGGATTCATTGTTCTAGAAAAATGTCTTGGACTCATAAAATTATTATACACCTATTTGACAAACAAATGTTTGTATGATATAGGGGTTTGGATATATTATTTGAATACTTGACAAATAAAGGTTTGTCTGATATAAGGTTTGGTACGGGGAAAAATATTTGTCCTTCGTAATCTTTGTTTTAAAAAATAAAAGTTCCACGTTTGGGGAAAAGAATTTGATCTTCGTAATGTTTATATAAGAAAATGTGGTTTGGGTAATATGTCCGATTTGATATGGTTTGACGTCCCGTCCAGGCAGCACAAAGCAAGGGGCGCAAGGCCCCTCGCAATGTTTAATTATTCTGCTGTGTTCTGCTTTTTATTATAAGCAAACATCAAAACCGAACCAAGGTTAATATCATCAAGAGCATCAAAATCTTCTTCTGTGATTTCTAGCAATTCACAAAACATATTAAATGTTTCATCGATTAATGATTCACCTGTTGCTGTAAGTTCTTTAACCAAACCTTCTGCAATCATATATGCCATTGGTAATCCAAGGTCATTGTATTCAATAAAATCTGAAAAATCTTCATCTGCTCTGAACTCGATCCAGAGTGTTCCTAAGATACCTGCTTTATCTGCAAACTCTACCGCCATGATGGGCCTCCTGTTTTCATCTCTTCCATAAGTTTACCATGCTCTTCCTGTGCTGTCAAGGCAAGGACATCAAACCTATGAAAAACAATCATAGGTAGATTTCTAACCAAATAATAGCCAACTCGCTCTAGGTCAATAGAGAAATCTTCCGTGAGTAGTTTTGCTATTTGCTCTGCTTTTCTTGATTCTTTATTATGCGAGGGCTTGGCATATATACTACTTCTAGGCATGATACTCCTCTCTTATCTATTGTACCGCAAAAGAAGGGGAGGGGCAAATCTGCAGGACTTACCCCATCCCCATTAGTCTAAGGGACCCACTCCTTAGACAGTTAGTGGCGAATACGCAGCCACAAATTTATCAAAGTCTACTGATACATTATCAGTAATAGTATTGTTAGTGAAGTCGATGAGCACGGTTTGCTCTCCTAGGTCATAGCCATCATTGTCGATAGCATAGATACCAAACCCTGTCTCTTCCAGAATGCTATCTTGAATAAGATAACTAATAATCATACGGGTACCATATGATGAATCACCTAGACGAGGTTTTGCGTGTTGCAGGGCCATTGCTAGGTCCCGCTCCCATTCAGTCTGACCCCAGTGGCTATAGAGTACAACCATAGGCCCTGACTCACTGTCTTTGAATACGTAATTAATTCGTGCTCCCATTACTCTTCCTCTTCCTCTTCGATTGATTGTACTTCTAAAGGATACCAGTCATAGGCATATGTTTCAATGTCACCTTCAAGTTCTAATTGTCTTACTTGATCTTCAGCAGATAGTTCATCCTCTGCCTCAATCTCAAACTCATAGTAAGTCTCTCGTGTGGCTGTTACTGTGTACTTAGGCATTAGATTTGTACCGTCCGTTCTGTGAATGAGTGAAACACGGTTTCTTCCTCATCTTGTTCTACTTCATTTATTGGGTCTTTATCCATTTTATTTTCCAATCCTACTAGGGTCATTTCTTCAAGGGTAGCACACTCAGGGCATTTTTGCAAGTCTGCCTCATCAAAGGCATCTCTAATAGTATTATCAGGGTCTTCCATTTCTTCGTTACAGTTCTCACAGAAAAACCAAGGTAGTGAGACTTGAACTTGAATAGTAGTATTATCAGGAAAAGGTACCTCAGTGATAAAGTATCCTATTCTATTAACAAAGCCCCAGCCAGACCATATGTAAGACCCACCGTCGTCTCCGTCTCCATACATCCAGATACGATTCTCATCAGTTGCCTTGACAAACTCTACCTCATCGCCATAGGTCTCAAACATCATACCGTCAAAGGAAGCATTTGTCTCTATATGATTAAGAATAGGCTTATACGTATCAACCCATTCATCATAATCTAACTCAACAAAGTTATTCACCAAGAATCTCCTTACGGTTCTTAATATCTTCTTTGGCAAAAGCAATGGCATAGGTCAAGGCATAAACCTCAGATAGTGCGTCAAGGTATCCTGAAGCCTCCGTACGAGCCATAGAGTCCATGGCTTCCTCTGAGTACTCCTCTGCCTCAATGCATAGGTCTAACTGTTGTTCAGCCTCATACATCATAGTCTTTAGGTGTCCGTGCAGAATGTCTGCTCCGTCCATACCCATGTCTACCTGTTTCATTAGGTATGGGTCTAATGTCATCTTATCCATTTAAAACCTCCAAGTAGTGTTTGGATACATGAATGGCTCCTTCTAGGTAAGGAACAATGCTATCAGCACCGTCCTCGTTTTCCAAATCCTGTTCAAGGGATATGGCGTGTAGTCTGATATATTCTCTAAATGTATTTAGGTCCATATATTAATTATAGGGGTTTGAGTTGATTTTTACAAGCCCTGTGGGTGTGATACTCGTCACATTAGGCTGTACCGTTGGCTCCATGGCAGTACGAGTAACGAAGGTATCTAAGCCACATACACAGCCTGGATCCATAACTGGCACGGTATTTGTAGTAACCTCAATTAAAGAATCACAGTCTGTACAAACATAACTATACTTAGTCCACATATTAGTCCTCTATATATTCTACTGAGATGTTGCCCAACACTTCATCATACTTTACCATAGTATCTATGTCTTCAGCAAATCTAGCCATTAGATAATCTACTTTATCTTCCGTGCTCATATCAGAGGGACCATAGAGTTCAAACCCTATATCATTAGACATTGCTTCATCAATATCTATGGTTTGTTCAAGACTGATTTTAACTTTCATTTGTAGTCAAAGTACCCTTCTGCCCATAGACCCTCAAGTAGGTCTCTTGCTTTCCATACGCTATTGTAAACATATGGGTTATCCTTAATTGTATCCAAGACCACTGACAAACCTTCTGTCATATCATCTAGATCTGTTTTATTATAGCCTAACATAATCCACCCCCATATTCATACATCAAATCCATTGCTATATGTAATTTACAATCACATTCTCCACCATTCATGTTGTCCATGAAATCAAAATGAGAAAAATTCTCATCATATATTTTTTGCATTAGTTCATCTATTGTGTATGGTTTGGTTGTTTGGGTCATATATTAATTATCTCATGGACTGGGGAAAAAATCAAGTCTTCGTAATTGTTTTTTATTAAAAATGTCATGTGATTTAGGTCACAGCCGACGTCCCGCATTTTTATGCATTCACTTGCATATTTATTACTTGCGATCCGTACGGGACTTGAACCCGTGACCTCTACCGTGACAGGGTAGCGAACTAACCAACTATTCTAACGGACCATGTTGAGCAGTTTTAAATCGTGCTCAGGATTTTTTTGTTATGAAAGTTGCATTACATTTTGTACAACTTTTAGCAAACGATTTTTCTCTGCGTTAATTGCAGGGTCAAATCCTGATGCTGATGCAAGGATAGATTCGTTAGAACCACCACGAGCAGAGCGGTACCAGTCAAGGCGTTCTGTAAGTGCATTAAACGCACCCCACGCATTGCCAGCAATCATACCATTAAATTCACCTGTGTAGATGTCGTTAATAATATCGACCTTGTTTTCCCACTTCTTGATTGCACCCTTAGCATCTTTTTCTGGCTTAGGATAAGCAGCGAGAATAATATCGTTAAACGATTTAGCATTGACTTCCTTCTCAATCATTGCCTTAGCCATGATGTCGAATTCGTCCATGTAAGCATTAGCAAGACCAAGAGTCTCACGAGCAATTTGGATTTTGCCTTCTGCTGTTTGCGTGTGGCGAATCTTGAATGATTGCTTGATGCCCTTATTCTTCTTACGACCTACGCCACCAAGAGCAAGGTTAAGAGTGTTAGCACATACAACACGAACAGGTGTAATAGATGCTTGAATTGCAATAGAGCCATCGTGTGATGTGTTAATGAGCAAATAAGTCTTTACCTTATCTGCAACACCATTTGGGTCTAGTACAGTCTCACGCTCAAGAGCAAGAGAGCCGAATACTACACGACCACCCTTGATAGCACCAGCAGTCTCCCAACGACCACCACCATCTAGAATGTTATCACCGAATGAGAATAAATCTTCATTCTGTAGAGGGACATAACGCTCACCAACGATTCCAAGAATATCGGTTTGTGTGTTGTCTGTAGGGTTTGTACGCAATACATATTGGTACGACTTGTCGCTTGATAGATGCGATGGGGTTTCCAAATCTTCCAGACGAACATTCCAACCATTGAGATTTGCTGCTGATAGCATCTCGCTAGTTGTTTTCTCTTCTGTAAATACGGTACCCAATCCATGCCAAGCGGGTTCACGGAATGATGCAAAAGATGCAACGCCGTTTTGTGTTTCTAGGTCATGTGCCATGAGTTTTTCTCCTTTTTGTTTGTTGAAATTTAAGTATAGCAGGACTGACTGACATATGCAAATCCAGATAGTTAAACATGGATAAATCGGACATTGTGGGAAAGATCATATAGTCGTAACGGCGTGTCGATTTGACAAAGTTATCCACAGGCGGGACGTCAAAAATTTTGAAAGAATTTAAAGTGAGCCGTTTACATGGACAATGCTCAGGTCCCTTGCCTAGTTTAAAGACATTCGACATGTCTATATTTAGTAGCCCCCTACTAAAAATCAATTCTGTCAACACTGGCCGATAGCCATGTGATGTTATCAGAATTATAAGATACAGATTCAAAATCGATATCGTTAACAATTGATTCGGCGTCCTCATCATGAGGTACCTGCAGTGTTAGGTTGTACGTAACGGTAACCTCAACTTCAACTTCCTTGGTAAGGTCAAAGCCCATAATTTCTGCAATTTCTTGGGCCTGTGATTCTGTAATTGTTTCATTGCTTAACTCTTCTAGAGTCCACTCTTGCATTGATTCAACCATACGGTTACGCTCCGCTGAATCAGCATATGAGCGCTGAGACATTGCAGACATACGGTCTTGAAGAGATACAATTAATGCATCCTTTTTTTCAATTGCTTCTTGTAGTGCTGCAGCCTGCTTCTGATTAAATTCATCAGTTGCATTGATTATTGTTGGGTATTGCTGGTCCATGGGGGCCTCTTTCTGTTAGTTTGTTTATATTAATTGTACTAGTGGCCACTGACATTTGTCAAAGACCCTTGCGGGGAGCCTTTTTGGATCGTGCTCAGGATGTCTGCTTCTTTAGGTCTGCAGGAACCTTGCTCTATAGTATTTCTATTGTCGCCCTAATCAGCCTGGCGAACATAGGAGAGGCTCTGAACCCCTTGCCCTAATAATGAGAGTTCTTACTTACGACATTGGGCGAGAACACTCTCTAAACTGCCCCTGTTTCGTTATTTAGTTATAGGTAACGAGCAATAGCATTGTAAGTGCTTGTGCTTACTGTTTCCTCATCTGTCATCTTGAGAATACGAATTGCGTTAGCAATTTCCTCTTTCTGCTCACGATAAGTGTGCTGATGGATAACCTCAAAATCCTTTTCAGGTTCAGTTGGGAAGTCGCCTTGCTTTACTACAATGTCAAAATCAACATTGAGGTTGTTGTTCCAAGAACGATAGTTAGTGCGAAGGTTCTCAGCCTTTGAGAAGTTGGCAATAGCCCACTCACCAATTTGCTTTTTCCACGCTTCGTGTGCTTTCTGATACTTTGCTTCGCTTGCTTCTTGTGATGTGTAGTCAAGTTCTAGTTTAGCGAGTGAGCCTTCTAGTGCCTTGATTACCTTTTCTGTTGCTATCTTTACTGAGATTGCTTTGCGTTGTGCCATTTGGGTCTGTTTCCTTTTCTGTTAGTTGGGGGTGTTGAGCAGTTTTATTTCATACTCAGGAAAGTGTAATTAGATTACTTTGCTGTCCAAGTTGTGTAACGAGGTGTGCCATTTACATCTAACTTTACACGAACATTTCCATTTGCCTGTGGAGTAATCTCCTGAATTGTTCCTGTAACCTTTGACTTCTGTGTTGTGTAGAGGTCGCCTACCTTGTATGTTGCTGTTGCTACTGCCATTTTTGTTTCTCCTTTTGTTTGGTTGATAATCCAAGTATAACATTTCCTACTGACATTTCGCAAGTCAGCCAAGAAAAATCTCACATCTTGGACTACGGGTGTTGTTTTGTTCATAACTTAATAATAGCAAATAAATGTCATAAATACAAATCGAAAATGTCATAAATCGGACATTAAATTGTGATAAACCTCACAAAAATCGTGCGTGTCGTAACTTGACAAATGGGGGTGGGCGGGACGTCCCAAAATTCCAGGGGATCCGCTAGAACCCACTAGAACCAAGGAGTGCACACATTACTAGTGTTATCATTAATAAATAAAATAAACTCATCATTTATTTTTTACTCGCACTGAATACAATATCACTCTTAGAGTATACACATAATCTGCAAGAAACACAAGCACTACCAGTAGTTGAAATAAGTGGAATGCGTTTTGCATTTTCAGGACACTTAGCACCAGGTTTTGAAGTTAACGCTTTCATATCTGCTTGACCGTCTGCAAAATTCTTAGCAAGATATGCTAACTTAATTCCATGAACAGTCTTAAGGCTAATTCCAGTTTCTTTATTCTCGCTATCTGTAGAATAATATAAAGATAGATTAGCAATATCCTTAAGCATAAGTGCTGCAGATTGTACTCGTGTATATACCCAGAATTGAATATCAGTATTATTTAGGATGACATTCTTCCAGGCTTGCGTGTATGTATCATTAAAGAAATCTCCGTCCCAGTGAATGCGAAATAGCATAGGGGCGTCTTTCTTGATACAGTCTTTCTTGAAATCATTTATCATTTCAGTGAGCAGGTCCTGCATAGTTTCTAGATCTGCGTCTTTGAGCAGGTCCCAGTTATGTAATAGGTTAACCTTAACGCCTTTGAAGAGTTTCTCTAACTTTCCTGCGTAGCAGACTGACTCACACACTGAGGTTGCTCCAGGGCATGAGTATTCTTTTCCTGCGGGTAATCCGAAAGTGTTAGCAATTGTTGCAGTCTTGCCATTAGGGGATACAGCATTAGTAACTTTCCTATCTTTAGAGCGAAGTAGTTTAGTAGTCAAGACCAAGACTCATTTCTAGAGCGATGTCTTCGTTATAAGTAGTGGACATTTCTTCTAGTAAGCAATGAGTGCATTTTTCTTCATATGCGTCTACCGAATTTTCTTGACAAGACGGACAGACAGTTGCGTAGTATTCATCATAGAATTCATCTGCGATATTTCCCATAGGGGCTATTCTCCTTTTTGTTGATATTTTAATTGTAGCAGTTCAGACTGACATTTCTTGCGATTGTAAGCCTTTTTAGAAGGCACAGCGGAAGCAGCATTACTACGGCGTAATTCCATTAGTTTGCGTAATTCCTCAGATGACTTCTTCATAACTTAATACTAGCAGAGATAAAGTAAAAATGTCAAATCATAAATTGTGATTAATCTCACATGCGACACGCCCGACTGCGGGACGTCCCATTTTTTAGGGGTTTTAGTTAATCTTCTAAATCTTCACGGAATACATAAAGTTCAACTTTTTGATCGTAGTTAAATTCAACTACATCTTTATCACCAAAGTCATCTTCATAACCTACATAATAAATATCACCACTAGGATTAGATTCAATTCCTATGACAGTGACTATTTCACCATCTACCTTAATCAAATCTTCCTCCATCAACTGATCTGGAGTAAGTAGGTCTGCGTAAATTAATTGCATAGTTTTTATTGTAGCAGACATTTTTAGTATTCCTCCTCTGGCAGCCAGAATTGCAGGTGGTGCTGTTCCACGATAGCCCAAGCAGGTGCCGTAATGGAATTTTTATACATAATCTGAAAGTCTCCAACTTTGGGCATAGAAATTTCTCGATTGTAATCTTCTTCGTAGTATGCGTCAATAGCCTCTATGCAAGGGGCAACCATTTCTGCGGGGACAGGGGGATAGTGATTACCCTTTAAGTGATAGAGAATCTGAGTCTCTAGGTCTAAGACTTCATCTTTAATTCCTAATGCTGTAACTGAACCCATATTATTTCACGCTCACATTTCCGTTGCGGTAGAAAGTCTTAGTATACATCTTGCCAGTAGGGTCTGACAGATTATAGGTTGCGTATTCTTTAGCGTCTCCAAAGTCTACACACTTATTCCATTCAGATACCATCTCAAGCATATCTGCACTTCGTGTTGTTGATACCAATTCGCCGTCATAGGCAATAGTTAGAGAGTAGTTATATTCCATTAGTCTGCCTCTTTCGTTGTGAATAATGCACCTTCATTTAGTAAGCCCACTTCCAAAGTAAATAGTTCATCGGGTGTTGCAGACTCTAAGTCTACCCAACCTGCACCATTTTCGTCAATTCTAAAAATTTCTACATATCCCATTACTTATTCACCTGTCTTTACTGCAACTGTGCGATAAGTTCTGCGACCCCAAGTATTGCTTCCGCTATTAGGTGCAATTTCTACAAGATAAGTTTCACAATTTTCATACCAAACTGCTTTAGGGTGTATCTCTGCTGAGATAATTTCACCTGTTAGGGTGCGTGAGCGATAGGACTTTCCTACAAGTAGGTTTTCTATTGTATAGACATTTGCTGACATTTGCCAACCTCTTTCTTTTTTTGTTGATATAAATATCTTAGCATATTAGACTGACATTTTCTAAACGACACGCCGTAATTGCTAAACTATTTATTTTTTCTTACTATGTAAGTCTAGCCTATTAGACACAAATTATCAACTTACTAGCCAGTAAATCCAAATAGTGAGACGCTCAAGCCGTGTGATAAATCTCACACAAATAGTCCTGTGGATAAGTCTGTGGACGACACGCCCGACCCCGACGTCCCAAAAATTGAGAGCAGTTTTAAATCATGCTTAGGATTTTATTTTAGATTAGTTTTGATTTACGCAATTCATTACGCAGTCGATAGTTTTCTCTTGTTAGTTCTGCGTTCTGTTTCCAGAATAAACACATAACTGTTATTGATCCACCAAGTGCAATTATGATTGCAAGAAGTGTTCCAGTATCTAAAATCATTTAGCCATCTCCAATTTTTCATAGCAAGCAATAGCAAATTTAGTTGCGTCAAATCTTGGATTATCTGTTTCAAACATTAGAGAAAATTCATCTACTAAATCAGCAAATAGCATTTCTCCTTGCTCATCAAAAACAGAGGTAGCAAAGTAATTGCTAAGAATTTCAGCAGTTGCTACATAGTCTTTACGGGTCATCATTATTCTGCCACCTTTAGAATTGCGTAAGTGCCACGAGCATTTATTTCATCAAGGGTTGAAGTTAGTGCAGGCACTAATAATTCTTTTAGCATTCCTTCAAGCATAGCAATCAAATCTGATTCAGGAATTGAAAGTGCTTGTTTAGCGATTGGATGTGTTTCGTCAAATTCTGTAACGAAATTTAGAGAGTGATTTACTTTTACCATTATTTTAGTTTTCCTATTCTTAGTTTGAGTTTGAGGGTGTAAGAGTGCCACGAAGTGTGCCACTAATTCCGAGAGTATCGCAAGCAACCTTGACAGATACGCCAACAGGTAATTGAGTTGGATAAGTTGAGATGAATTGAGCAACCGCACCTTTTGAGGGCATAGCGATTTTTTTTGTAGAACCTGAAAAGGTTTCTAGTGTTATAGTGTAAGTCATTTTTAGACTTCCTTTCGTTTAGTTGATAAGACTATCTTACCATTAGGGGCTGACATTTTAGGGCATTTATTCGCTAGGCTCACTGTGATACTGGTCACATTTATTTGCTAGGCTCATTACCTTATTAGTCATTATTTAATTGTTATAGTAGAATACTAGCAGATAAATGTCAAAAAGTCAAGTTTAGACACGCACAAATCGGACATTTTTGATGTGATTCTCGTCACACGGGGACGTTCAAAAATCGCAGAGTTTTATTTCTGCGATCTTGTTTTTTATTTATTCATTTTCAATTTCATTTAGTAATTCCCAAAGTATTGGTTCTAATTCTTTAGAAACTAAATCTAATTTTTCTTGAAGTGTTTTCATTCTTTCTCCTCAATGTCTGCAACATAGACAGTGCTTCTATCTATGTTTCCATATTTTAATTTATGATCAAAGATATCTATTGCTTCATCATAGTTATTAGCAACGATGTCAATAAATGTAGTGAATTCAAATACTCGCATTAGTTTTTCTCCTTATATAAAAAGTCCCATGCCTTACGGCAGATTAAAATTGAACGGCAGTTATCGCAACAGATAACGCCATGAGGATTGAGGTCTAAGTCATAGACATCAACAGAGGCAGATGATTTTCCGCAAACGGAATCAAGATTTATGAAAGTGCTCATTTATTATTTCCCCAACCATTTAGATTTTTGAATTCAGCATAAGGTAATTCAATAGTTATTAGATTACCTTTTACGGCATTAGCACTACGGCTAATTCCATATTTTTGAAGTGTAACTGACACAGTTTCAGTTTCGTCATTTAGCGAAATAATTTCCACGACTTTGTGGTTGATATATTTTGAAGGGGGCAGAAAGAATTTATCTTGTGCCAATTTATTAGCAAGAGAGAGACTCATTATTTAGACTCCTTAGAGATACAATTTATGCAATAGCAACCTTTGCTACTGAATAAGAATTTTAGCAATTCTTTTCTAGTGTAAGCGTCTAATCCATAAGAGGATTGAACACCACCATTATGGTATTCGTGCACGATTGTGCTGAATAGTGTTTCATTTAGTGTAGTCATTATTTGACCACCTTTCCTAGTAGATTGTGTTCGGTATAGTTACCGCCACACATTACACAGAGCGACCAAGCGGTTACTCTGCCACAACCTGCTGAACAGGCTACATATCCAAGACGCTGTGCGTCACTTTCAACTTGGTAGTCATTACGACTTTCCCATATTCTATTTGTCATTATCTGACCTTTCTAGTTTGAGAACCTTTCTCAACTTTCTTTATACTATTAGTGTAACACCTACCACTGACATTTTGACCCCTTTTTCGGGCGTGTCGGGAAAGTATTTTTGTGATAAATATCACACAAGTTATCCACAAGTTATCCACAGGCGACGTCCCATTTTTTGCAGGGAATTAAATTTATTCTTTTACGAATAAATAAAATCCACTTATTAAACAGATCATAGAGAACCAGAATAGTGCGTTACCACTTACAAAGAATGTTTCATAGAAATTCATTATGAATAAATCCTTTCTCCATAGTAAGAATTGAATTCTTTTATAGTCATTAGACCTTTATACTCATTACAGGAAACGCAGAATAGCGTTCCTTCGGAATAAGTGTTTTCGCAAAAGCAACAAATTATGTTATTCATTATTTAGACACTTTCCAATCTGTCCACATAGGTAGACGCTCAGGGTCGGTATCGTTATACCAACGCTCAATGTTAGTTTCGCAAACTTCACAAAATGTGAATTGCTCATCATTATGGTCTGAGATAGCAGACTTATTAGGGGTATGTGACACACATACTGTGTTTATTACATTTGAATTCATTTGAATTCCTTTCTAGTTCAATCACCTTGATTGACTTTCTTTATACTGTAAGTATAGCAGGGGGGTCTGACATTTATGGGTGTACAAAACGCATAAAACGGACATTTGGGATTGTGATGTAGGTCATGTGGATAACTTACGCTCAATTATGAATGTGATGTGCGTCATGTGGATAACTCGACGTCACAATGTCCGATTTGTCCTATATGTACTGTGGTCTAAATCACATACGACACGCCGTGTTAGGACTTGACTTTTGGGGTATTGTGTGATAGTATTCTACTATAAGAAAAATTAAATAAAGGTAAATCCTAGTTGAGCCTCTGAGCCTACCAAATAAACCGATTATCGGGTGAGCGTAGCAAATAAGAGCAAATAACACTAGGCAAGGAAAGCGTTAGCAAAGTGCTAACACATTAAAAGAAAGGTACTCATTAAATGAATACACTAGATAAAAATACAATCAAGTCCGCTAAGTACGGACATCTAACACTAGATGAGCGAATTCAAGTCGCTGCACAAATGATGGCTGATGGTCATCTCATCTCTTTTAGAGGTGCTAGTGCTGAAACTTATCAAAAGGTTCAGGCTCTTGCTAATCGCATTAAGCAGGAACGAGAGTTCCCATGGTGTCCATGTGAGGAGTGCAACTAATGCAACTCTTTTTATGTGATTCATGCGATACATTAGCAATCGTTAATTTCAATGGTACAGAGATTAAAATTCAATCATGTGCTTGCATTAAAAACTAAGCGGGTAGTACTATAAAATACTAAGCACCCACTAGTATAGTTAGCACTCTTATTATGTGCACACTATATTTTTGGTGTGTTTTTTTTTAGATCATGTATCATACATTTGGTAAAAATATTCAGATTTTGGTAAAAGTCAATTTTTAAAATTTTTCAGATTTGCGGTATAATAAAAACATGGGAATATTAGACAATTTGGAAAACGCCTGGGATCCAGAGTTTCAGTTTGAGTCAAAACCTATATCTGATACAGATAACATGGGTAGGGAAATATTTTGGAATGATTTGGGAAGACCAGAAAATGATGGTTTGGCACTAAAAATGTTTAAAGAAGAGTGCTGCGATAACTGTACTTGCTCTACCAACGCTTAGGGTGTTTGGTATGATCATATTTACGGTATATCCTAAAATCGTTTAATGCTTGAATAATAACTTTCTTATCTACATTACACATTTGTGCGAGGGTATCTAAGGATTTCTCATGATCCACATATTGTTCTTCAAGCCAAGCCTTATCTTCATGTTTCTTCATTATAGTATTATATCTGGCGTATCCAATAAATTATTCTTGATCTCTTCCATAATCTTAGTTCTAATATCACTTTTGCTAAAAATCTCATATCGACCTTCTAAACCTTCTCCTTTAAGAAAAGAAGATGTTTTGATAAGTGATTCTGCAAAATCAGCAAACTTGTGATTGTACTTAAACTCTTTCATAACAATTTTTTTATCGGTAAGAAAATTTATATAGAAAAGTGGCTCACCCTTTTTTATAATAATCTTTCCTTCTTCTATCCAAGACTGGACTTCAAAATTAAAAGGTCTAAACCATCTACCTATGTCAAATTTTCCAGGGACTAAACTTGCATACTGAGTATATCCAGCCTTATGAAAATACGGAGATGTAAACAATGTCTCTAGTGGTGAATCTGCAAAAAATATACTAAGGCTTTGATACTCAAACGTAGCCCCCATACCAAGTGTTCTTGGTCTTACATTTTTTACATGATATGGATCATGACCTAAAGGACGTATCCTATCTCCTTCAATCATATGCTCTGAGTATTTTGTACTATTTGCAACAATTGTCTTTTTAAAATGTGGTCCTACAGCAGGACATGACAAAAATGAACCAGTATTTTTATTCTGATCTTTTTCATTAATTAAATCTGAAAACATTTTGCTTAGTATATAAGACTTTTCATTTTTAACATAAAGATCCGTGCAATAGTAAATTGTAATAAAGTCATCAGCCATTGTTAATAATTCCAACATTTAAAAGTACATCATATATTTTTTCATTTAAATGATCTAACATTGGCCTAGATTGTTTGACATACTCATCAATCATTTCGGCTGAGACATTACTATGTTGAGCCATCTTAATGTTTTCTTTTTCAACTACATCAGACATCAACTTTATTACATCTTCTTTACTCATATAACCAATCTTCCATCAGCAAATAGTTGGTTATAAAAGTTTAGCAATTTTTTCTGTTGTAGGCCTTGATCTTCATTGGTTTTTCTTTGTCTTTGATCTGTAACTTGAATGATCAAAGATTCTACAAAATCACCTTCTTTAAAATCAATTGCAGGTCTCCAATGAACTTGGGTTGTGCCAGAAAAAATCACGGCATCTCCAGGATTCAAAAGCCAACTATCTAAATTAACTCCAATAGGCCATTCAATATTCTTTTTTAACAAAACACTTATAGTAATACTATGAAACTCAAGACCATAGTCGGTGTGTGGTGTTAACTTTGGTTTAAACCCAGTATCTAGCGTATATCTACCTATATGGGTTTGAAGACTAGTTGATTTAAAATCAACACCTTCATCTTCAGCATATTTATCAACAATTGCAAATAATTCTTTTTGTATGTTTTCTGGATAAAAAATATAAGATGAAAAATATCCAGTATGTTCAGATGCTTTTGGTTTTTCCATTTGTCTAACATACCTATAGGCTTGATCCATTTGTTCTTGGGTGAAAAAATTATCCAGGCGTCTTGGAACTACATCATCTAACCATTTCATAAATCACCACTTTCCTATTGGACATTTTGCTTGTTTTAAAGTTGACTTTAATTTCATAAAACATCCGCACTTCTTACATTTTACCATTTTTTTATTAAAATATACACATGTGTTACAAATTTCAAGTCTAAACTCAATTAACTCTTTATCACTTCTAGGTTGGTTAGGATTAAATAAATCAGTAAATTTTACATCGTCAGACATATGTCTATAATACCATAACTTGCTTATAGTTGCCAATGTTTAGCATTGTTAAGCATAAGGTGGTTTGGAGTACTTCTATTTCGCCGACGACTTAAATACCGTTTCAAAAAATAAAAAACGCTATGTATAATAATATAGTTATGAGCACTCAAGACTGGGCTGGATTTATACTTACAATACTTAGCATCGGCGGAGTTGTTCTCGGCGGAATACGATGGTATATTAAAATCCAAATCTCCCCAATACAAGAAGCAGTAAATGATATTCGCTCCGAAACTAAAACTAACGGCGGATCTTCAATGCGTGACGAAATAAAATCAATCAAAAAACAACAAGAAGCAGATTGTAAAATTCGTGAAGAGCAAAAGCAGAAACTTGATCATATGTATGATATATTGTTAGACTATATTGCTAAAAAATCCAATTAACCTAATTTGCCTATTTGCTATATATAATATATAAGATATATAAATATTAAACTTTAAAGATAGTTCTTTTCTCTTATATATATTAAAGTATACACTATCGCTATTCCTGACAAACTATTCTATAACCTGACAAAATGGACATTCTTAATTATAACGATTTGATAACTTTTATAACATGATATTTTATATGTCCAACTTATACTGATATGATATAATTTTATAAAGATACTTAGGATAGTCTCTTCATACCCACCTATCCTGAGTATCTTTTTTAATTTAATGGTATAATCAAACTTATGACTATGTGTGGACCTGATATTTTTGGTGCTGATCCAGTAAAGATCAAGTGGAATGTTGTTAGAGGAGACTCTGCTTCCCTTAGAGTTGAATTTTTAGATAATGACGAAGAAACATATTTTAACACCTCTACTTGGACATATAGGGCAAGTGCCTATGATCCAAAGGGTGACATTATTGATGAACTAGAGGTAGTGACACATAGTGGTTATGTAGATGTTAAAGCATCTTCTGATGTAACTCAATACTGGGGAACTGGTTATGGCTCTGCTATTGCAGAATTAACATTTGATCTAGAAGTTACAATTGATACCGTCGTATGGACTCCCGTAATTGGAACCATAAAGGTCATTGGTGATGTCTCTGGAGCACTTTAATGGCAGTTGTTAAAGTCAGTATACCAAGACCAGAACTTCCGCCTGTAATACGTGTAGATGGTAAATCTTTTAAAGTAAATAAGTAGTGATATAATCTATACATGACAACTCACGCCCTTACAACACTTAGCAGCACTTCTGCTACCCGCCTAACTCCAAACGGAGTGCACTCTGGCATGGATATTACTATTCAAAATACAGATGAATCAGCATATGTTTATATTGGTGGAGAAGGTGTAACATCATCTGATTATGGATTTAGAATTGCTCCAGGTTCTGCATTTTCAATTGAACTACCTGGACAAGATGCACTTTATGCAATTTCAAATATTGATACTTCAAAAGTTTCAGTTTTAAAAACTGGACTAGAGACAGGTAACTAGTGGCACGTTTTACTACAATAGGTGGTAGCGGAGACGGTACACCAGGAGCACCAGGAGCAACTGGTCCACAGGGACCAGCAGGTGCCAATGGAGAAGATGGTATTTCTTTTTTATGGTCTGCAGAGTTTGATGCAGGAACAACATATCCATTAAACTATGTAGTTTCATATGAAGGTTCTTCATATATTAAAGTTGCAAATGGTGGAAGTTTTCCACTTCCAACTGATTCTAACTACTGGAATATATTAGCAGCAAAGGGAGAACCTGGAGATTCTGGTGCACAAGGTGCTGCTGGAGATCCATTTGGTATTTACTATTTAGGAAATTACAATTCACAGTCTGGATATCTTCCAAACATTGCAGTAGTTAGAGGATCAGATGGACAACTATATCTTGCAAAAGCAAGTGGACAACTTGGTGATCCAATTAATTATGAAGTTAATGGACAATGGGAAGTATGGATTCCTAAAGGTGCAGATGGTACAAATGGAGCATCTTCATATTTTCTTGGTACATGGAATAGTGTAGATGAATTTCTTGCAGTATATCAAGGTGGTCCAATGGGATTAGCAGTAGGAGATTGGTGGGCTTTTGTAAAGGATAATGAAAACCCAAATAAAATTTATGTAGTTCGTGAAAACCCTGCTTCTTTAACTGGATGGGTAATTGATGATAACGAACATTTTGTTTTACCTCAAGGACCAGCAGGGGAAAATGGAGCAAGTCCATTTACTCTTGTAGGTGCATACGACAATGGTGTTTCATATAACTTAGGAATTGCTGTTTATTATAACGGCGGAACATATGTAAGAACTGGTAATCCACTTAATCCTGGATACCCTCCAACAGTAGGCTCTGTAAATGCATCATGGACACCTATTGCAGAAAAAGGTGATCAAGGAATTCAGGGTGAGCCAGGTCTTAATGGAGATCCACTAGACTTTTTAAATGTAGCAAGTAACATTGTTCCAACTACAACAAATTTTTATACACTTGGAACAGTTGACCATCGTTGGGCAGATGTTTATTTAGGCCCAAATACAATTAATATTATTGACCAGAGTTTAGGAACAAATGCAACTATGGGAATTGATAATGGTGTTTTCTTTATCAACGGTATTGCACAAGCACAGTTGCCTAATCTTGAAGTTACTAACTTAACTTTTAGTGATAATACAACTCAGACTACCGCTGCAGTTCCACAAGTTAATGCTGACTGGAATTCAACATCTGGTCTTTCTGAAATTCTTAATAAACCAGAACTACTTCAGGGTGAGCAAGGAATTCAAGGTCCACAAGGGGTTCAAGGACCAGCAGGAAATTCATTTACAGTTCTTGGAAGTTATGCAAACCTAACTGCATTCAATGCAGGAGCAGGATCAAGTGCTGGAACATTAGGAGATGCCTACATACTTTTAAGTGATGGATCTTTAATGGTATATGGTTCATCAGGATGGTTTGATTCTGGAGATTTGCAAGGACCGCAAGGAATTCAAGGTCCACAAGGATTAAAAGGTGATAAGGGTGATACTGGATTAACAGGTCTTAAAGGTGACACAGGTTTAACTGGTGCAGCAGGTACTAATGGAACAAATGGTACTAATGGTGCAAAAGGTGACAAAGGTGATACAGGTTTAACAGGACCAAAAGGTGACACGGGAACACAAGGACCTCAAGGAGTAAAAGGTGATACTGGAGATACAGGGCCTGCAGGTCTTGCAGGAGCGGTAACATCATATACCTCAACTCTTTCATCAACCAACCTTGCATACTCAGGAACACCAACAACTGCACGGTATATTCCAAATGGAAAAATGATTAATGTAAGTATTGATGTTAACTTAGCAACAGTTACTAACTTTGGTCAAAATGGAATTCAATACTTTTTGACATTGCCAGTAAATGCAGCATATGATGGATTCCTTTTCGGTCAATGTACAATCGCTGGAACTATATATGAAATTGGTGGTAAGGTAACTGCTGGATCAAATTCAATTGGAGTTATGTATTGTTTATCTAATGGAAATGGAACACCAAATACTTGGGAACCATTAACAAAACAACATCCAGCAAATATGACAACATCAACAACTTTCCGTTTAAACGGAATGTATATTAGTCAATAATTTTTAAAACCATGAGATAATCTAACCATGGCTGTTTCTAAATCTATGGATTTTCCTGGTGCTCAAAAATCAAGTTATGCAGCACAAGTGCAACAAAGCCAACCTGGTGCTTCTCAAGAAAATACACTTTCCTTTTTACCAGTTCCTGGCCCAGTAGGTCCACAAGGGCCTGCAGGACGGGATGGAAAGGACGGAAGCCCTGGTCCAGAGGGAAAGCAAGGACCAGAGGGTAAACAGGGTCCTAAAGGCGAAAAAGGGGCAAATGGTAAAGATGGAGTTAGTTCACTATCTTCATCTGGTCAGCAAGCAGGATGGGCAGCATATTTTAATAATTTAACAAATATGCATAGACTTGGAGTAACTCAAGGTGATGATGGATGGGTTACAGTTTACATAAATTCCGAGGAATCTCAAAATGAAACCTATTTACCAAAAGATACAGTAAGTCTATGGAACAATCATGCAAGAATGTTAAACTTTAAAGGACTTAAAGAAGGTGCTCAGGTTTTTATTACCTACAACTTTGAGTTGACAACTTATACAAGTAATACTGAGGTTTGGATTAGAACATTTTTTGCAAACTCTAATAGAGAGATATCTCAGTTTGTAGCATCGCTTAAATATCAGCATACATATCCAATTTCTGTTACTCAGCAGATATTTATTGAGGATCAAAAGATGTGGGGTAATGGAGCATATCCACAAATTAGAACTGACTATGATTCATCAGTAATTATGAAATCAATATACGTCAGCGTGGTATAATAAAACTATGGCATTTCCAGGTACATATAATATTTCATACTATAAGGGTGACACTTACGAATTTCGTATTTATCCTAAAGATTCTAATGGTGCAACATTTGATTTAACTCAATATACAAACCCCAAATTTACTATTTCAACTGCCCGTGGATCTGCTGGAGTTTCTTCAAAAATTGAAGCCCTTGCAGTTATTACAAGTGGTAATGTTGGAAACTATATTACTTGTACAATTCGTCCAGGAGATTCAACTACTATGAGTTCTTCTACAACCTATGTCTACGATGTTGAAATTACAAAGAATGCAACACCATATAACTATGTTCATACATTGTTGACTGGAACATTAAATGTTACAGATCAAATTACTGGAGCAACATCCTAATGCCTGATGTTTTATTGTCTAATGATGAAATAACAGTTTTAGGTGGTCCAGCAACTATAAATCTAGAAGTTGATTTTGGTCCACAAGGTGATCGTGGAAGTCAAATTTTTATTTGTAATGGAGATCCAAACGAAACTGCAATTGGACAAACACCAAAAGTTTTTGACCTATGCATAAACAATCTTAAATCCCATGAAGACTATCTGGCCTACTATCAATATATCAATAATGCTGGAACTAATGAGTGGGTAAAACTATTTAAATTAATTCCAAATACCCATAGCCTAAATAATACTGGAACATTTAATTCAAGTGGGGTAAGACAAATAAATGTGCCTCTTATTAGTGTGGTTCCCGCAGAACTTATTGGATCTGTTACTGCAGAAAACTTTAATATTCAATATAGCATTTTAAATCAAAACCCAATATCTTCGTCAATTAGTATTGGTGAAATTATTACAGACGGTGATAACCTAGCACTCCCATTGACAATAAAGGCAATCAAATACTCTGACAATTCTTGGTCAAATTTAACTGGAGCACAAACAGTACATTTATTCATTACTGTGGTATAATCTAAGGTATGGCTTCTGAAAATATTGGATCAGTTTATCCCACAAAAATCCCAGGTCTTGATGAGGCAGCGGATATTCAAGCAGCGTTTAAGTTGTATCATTATGGCACATCTGCCACGGTATCTACAGAAGCAGACATAGTTGCAAACTCAGTAGTTGGACACATAAAAGCATTAGATACAAGAATTGATAATATTGAGGCAGATGGACTTGGATCTGCTGTATTAGCATCAATGCCAACTGGTATTGATAATGGATATATTTGGGTTGATTCAACAACTGCAGTTACAACAAATATTCAATATGCTACGGCATCATATCAAACATCACAACCTTCAAATCCATCAACTGGTGCCCTATGGGTAGATTCAGATACCACACCGCTTAAAATGTATGTATGGTCAGGTTCTGCATGGAGAGAGATTGGTGCATAATGGCTAAAGAAAAAACTACAGAGCAACAACTTCGTGAAATTGGAATTGCAAAATTAGTTGCATCAACTGGAATCACAGAAGCAGAATTAAGAGCATTGGGGATCACATCAGATGGCAACAATTAATTCAGATGGAAAAGTAGCATATATCTATAATGCATCAAATCAGACTTGGTATGCGTTGGGTGGAGCAGTTAATACTAACGCTCAATATACATGGACAGCAGATCAAAGATTTGGTTCTGTAGTAACTTTTGATACCGTTGCAAATGCAAAGGCTGGAGTTAATAATTTTCAAAACCTTACTGCAAGAGATGCAGCAATTACTTCTCCAAGCAATGGAGTAGTTTGTTTTGTAAGACAAAATAATAACGGTGATGTAATTAATCAAATTCAGTATTACCATAATGGTGAATGGCGTTATTATGGAGATGCTACAGATTTAGTGACAACCCTATCTAATTATACAATTGCAAAAACAGATGCTGGGAAAACATTAAATGTTGACTCATCTTCTGATGTAACAATTACAGTTCCACTAAATAGTTCTGTTCCATTTATTAAGGGTCAAAAAGTTGAGATTGTTCGCAATGGTTCTGGCAATGTTATTTTTCAAGGAGCAAACGGAGTAACAATTAATAGCAAGTTTATGAATAAAAAGATTGCAGCACAATACTCTGGTGCAATATTGGTAAAAATTGATACAAACACTTGGCTCTTAATAGGCGATTTAACGGCGTAGGTAAAAGATGCTAAACTTTGGATCCTGGGCATCTTCAAAAGGTATGGTTTTAGTACCAAATGTAGTTGGAATGACATCATCAGATGCTTTAAGTGCATTTTCATCATCTCATCTTAATTATGCTGTTATAAGTACTCCAGTTTCTACATCAGATCAAAATCTAGATAATAAAGTTGAATCACAATCAGTTCAAGCAGGTACGCTGGTTAATTATGAAACTATAATCAGCATAAGATATTACACATATGTTGGAGTCACCCCTGTAACCCCAGTAACTCCAGTTACACCTGTAACCCCAGTTACACCTGTAACCCCAGTTACACCTGTAACACCAGTTACACCTGTAACCCCAGTTACCCCTGTAACACCTGTAACTCCACTAGTTTGCCCACCACCAGGAGATACATCTGGAAGTTATTCTGATCCATGTGGTTTTGATCCAACAAGATGTTGTGACAGCGATGGAAGACCTTGGGTACCTCCAGTTACACCTGCAGTTACCCCTGTAACCCCAGTTACCCCAGTTACACCTTATGGACCAGGATGTTACTATGCTTCAAATGAAGAGCAATGCCCAGGTACATTTAATCCTGACAATAATGAGTGTTGCCCAAGCGTAACTCCTGCAGTAACACCAGTTACTCCTGCAGTAACACCTGTAACTCCTGCAGTAACACCTGTAACTCCTGCAGTAACACCAGCAGGCCCTTATTGTAGAACCGAAGTTTATGGAAATGAAAGTTGTCCAGGAGATGAGGCCTACGGAAATGTCTGTTATAACAATGCAGACTTTAGTGGTCCTGCAGTTTCTATTACTTTTATATCATGTGTGTCACAATCTGTAACACCAGCCGTTACCCCAGCAGTAACACCAGCCGTTACTCCAGCCGTTACTCCAGCACCAGTATGTGATTATGAAGATGGAACAGTATATTGTTTAAATGTTAATGCTCAAGGTTACGGAACAGCATATCAAAGATCATGGACGGCTGGATGTCCAGATATGAACTTAGGGTATACTTTTTGTGGAGTACCAGCAGTAACACCAGCCGTTACCCCAGCAGTTACACCTTCAGTAACACCTGCCGTTACGCCATCTGTTACACCAGAAGTTACACCTGCTGTAACTCCTTCTGTAACTCCTTCTGTAACCCCTGGATGTACACCTAACTGTACTCCATGTTCTGGAGATGTTCAAATATGTACTAACTCAGACTGCAGTACATCCTATGAAAGTTGTTGATTAAAAAATCATATTATGCTATACTTAAAAGAAAGGAGATAAAAAATGGCAAAAGAAAGATTTGTATTCTTAGCAAACAATGAGGTATTTTGGGTGCTAGATATTGATGATGAAACATACAATAAAGGTCCTCAAGTTCGTGCTGGATTAGCCTCAAACCCTACAATTGTGATTGTTGATAAAGATCAAGTTGTTTCTGATTTTTCAGTTTGGGACGGTAAAGAGTTTAAGGCACCAGAATAAAATGGAAGAACAACTTTCAGCATGGGAAAAGTATAAACAAAATTTAGGCGAAACAAGGCCTTGGGATATTGTAAATCCAAATGTAGAATGGGCCAGTGAAGAAGAATCAAATAGAAGATTTGAAATTTGTAAAACATGTCCAGAACTTATAAAATTAACAACTCAATGTAAAAAATGTGGATGTTTTATGAAGGTTAAATCAAAACTTGAAAAAGCATCTTGTCCAATTGGAAAATGGTAATGAATAAAAAAGAACTAGCACCAGGAATTTTTATATACTCAGATGTAGTTGAAAATCACACAAGCCTTATTGCAGATATTGAAGAAGGAATGATTAGTGCAAGAAGGGATTGGACTCCATCATCTATTAAAAGTGATGATACAGTAAAGATAGACACTGATTATAGAGATACTCTTACAACTGTTGTGCCATATTCAAAGTCAATCATTGATGATTTTATAAATTTAGATCAAGCCTTTAATGCAATACTATCAAATATTTTTTTAGTTGGCTTTGGACCTGCAGAGGTAGATTATAAGTCAGAGCACCAACTTGAGACCACATGGCATGATTCCTATAGTATTTTAAAATATGGTAAAGGTCAAAAATTTGTTAATCATATAGATGATCACAAAGACTTTCATAGAAGGCTTTCTCTTGTTTATTATATTAATGACAACTATGAGGGCGGAGAGATTGTTTTTCCAAGATTTAATATAACATATAAGCCAAATTCAAATGAACTTTTACTGTTTCCGTCAACCTATGTTTATAATCATTCGGTTCTTCCAGTTTTGGAAGGAACTAGGTATTCAGTAGTTAGTTGGCTAAAATGAAAAAGAATGAAATATCTCCTTGGGAAAAATATAAAAATAGTTCTATAAAAATAAATAGTTTAGAACCAAAAAATACTAAAATTAATATGTCATTAGTAGATCAAGCCCGTAAAGAAAACAGAATTCATATATTTAAAGATGTTTTTACAGATCTTCCATCTTTAGATACAATTATGTCAATGGTCTCTCAATATGTTGATGAAGACTTGGAAAAGTTTCCAGAAAGATCATACCTTTTAAATGATTTTGTTGAAGGCGAGTCCTCTGACATGAGACTAAAATGTAGATTTTGGTCAAGAATGGCTTTTCAACTTTATGATCAAAATGATAAATATATGTCCATAATTCCAGAACTTGATCAGGTAACTAAATGGGGTCTTTCTGAATACTCTTCAGATGTTTATGATGGTAACTTTGCTTTAGTTTCTCTTATGAAAAATCGTGGGGTTGTTGGAAAAAAACACAGTGATCATGTAGATCAATTTCAGTGGGTAGTTAAAGGTGAAATGATTTGGCGTACTGGAGAAAACCTGCAAAATGAATATCATCTTGTAGAAGGAGATTTTGTGTTTATACCTAAAAACCTTACCCATGAGGTTGAGACTTTAGTGGCACCTAGAGTAGCAGTCAATTTAATATTGAGAAACTAAAAAGCACCCATAGGTTTTATCCCATAGGTGCTTTTAGTTGTTTATAATTTAGTTTGGAAATTGAGCCATCCAGTACTTTGTACGTGGAGTCAGTCCATGCCAAGAAGACCAATCTTTGCCACCATCTGACATATGAAATGCAATCTGTGCATTTATTACTGGGTTTAAAAGGTCAGAGTTTGTAACAAGTTCAAACTTGTCACGACGCTCAGGACCTAAATCATTAATCATATTGATTTGAAACATACCATAAGAACTGTCCCCAGTCTTGGAGTTTCCATTAAATCTAATTGGCTGACCATTAGACTCTTTCTTTGCTACTGCCCAAGCCTCAACAAGGTTTGATCCTCTGAATCCAACAAGGTAAAGTAGTTCCTTTAGTTCTAGATCGGTAAGAGTTCCTTTATTTTCAAAACTCTTTAATTTTTCTTCCTTAGAAACCAAAAAAACCTCTTGCGAGGTGGTTTGCGAGATCTGAGCCTGTTCGGGACTTAAATGGTTATTAATTGTTGCAGCATTAGCACTGTTAGAAAATACAGCAAATAATGCCACAATACTGAGTGTGCTAATGATCTCTTTGTTTCTTTCGATAAATTTAATCATAGTTTCCTCCTTAGAAAACAATAACACCCTGGTAGGTGTCTATGTATAATTATAACAGTTTTTACTTAATGTTGTCAAGTTGTTAAATCAAATATGGTATAATGAAATATTATGGCACAAACATCTGGAGATTTTTCATTACGTTATCCACAGGCATCAGATGCAGTAAATGTGCATGGAGATATTGCCAATCTTGCTGAAGATGTTCAAGATGCTCTATCTGGATTAGACTTATCTGTAATTCAGGTTAGTGTAATAAATGCTTCTGGTCAAACTCTTCCCGCTGGTACTCCAGTTTATGTAACTGATTATTCAACAGCAACCAAGGTAAATAAAGCAGTTCCTTCAACCACCAATCCAATCCTAGGATTATTAAAACAGGACCTAACAAGTAATTCTCAAGGAGTTTGTGTAGTTGCAGGTGTATTAAAAAATATTGATACTCGTAATTTTGAAAATGGAGATGTTTTATATGTTGGCACCGATGGCTGGTTGACTAAAACACAATCAGGCGGAGCAGTAGGCATAGTTGCAAAAAAAGATGTAAGTGGAATTATTATTGTTGAGGCAAAAGGCAACGGTACATGGGGGGCACTAAAGGCTGGATTAGCCTAATAGTGATATAATAAAATAATGGCAACTACAAGGGGATCTCAATCATCATACGATATAGGAAATAAACCACCTACTGTTATTTGGACTGTAGTTCGTGGAGATACGTCTGGTTTTAAAGTATACGCAACAGATGATGCAAAACAACCATTAAATATCCCTGATTGGGAAATTGCTATGAAAATTAAAAGACCAAACTCAACCCCTGGAATTATTACAGATGATGCTACAGTTGTAATGCATTTGCACCCAAGAAAAGATGATGATGATCTAATAGGAGAATTCACAGTTTGGCTAACAGCAGCAGAATCTGTACAACTTCAAACAGGAGACATTTTTGACATCCAGTTATCTGACTCAACAAGAGTTTGGACTGTTTGCCAGGGTAGCATGAAGATCCTTGAAGATGTAACAGATTAATGGCAACAGCAATAATAATAGATGAACTAAATCATAAAACTAAGTTAATAAAATCATTTGACTATTCAATAACAACAATCAAAGATCTTCAAAGATTTGTTGAAATAAAAGAAATTCTTCCATTCCGTGTTAAATTCTCATCAGTTCAAATTCAAGATGTTCGTGGGATGATTCCAGCAATCCCATTGCAAGTTATTGGATATAGCAACTATATCCTCTAATTAAATAAATAAAAAGGGGTGTTATAATTACCACATGGCTAAAATATCAGTTCCAGGAGTAAAGAGTCTATTTCAAACAGGTGATAGACCAACTCAAGAAAATTATGTAGATTTAATTGATACCCTTGTTGCTCAATCAACAGATTTGGGATCAGCGGGTAATAATGAAAATACAATCAATGGTATTGAGAATGTAACTGTAGTTGATAATTTTGATGCCACAGTTTGGCGAATGGTCAAGTATATTGTTTCAATATCAAAAACCTCTGCAGGGGACAATAAGTTCTATGCAACCGAATTAACAATTTTAGTTGATGGACAAAATGTGTCTGTCAGCGAATATGGCACTATCGACAATGATGGGAATATTGGCACCATTGATGTCTCTCGCACTGGAAATACCGTGGCTTTAACAGTCACTCCAGATCCTGCGATCAAGCCAGTCACTGTACGTTTTGCACGTATGGGACTTAAGGCATAAATAAAAGGAGATATAAAAAATGGCAACAGTAAATAAAGATTTTAAAATTAAGAGTGGACTTATCGTTGAAGGTACAACAGCGACAGTTAATGGATTTGACATTCTTACAAAGAAACAAGATGATCAAGACTACATAGTTAGTCTTATTGGTGGAACAGCCACATCTGCTAACGAAGCAAACAAGGTTGTAAAGCGTGACGCTAACGGAGACTTTGCTGCTGAAAATGTAACAGTAAATACGCTCTATGTTGGTGGTTCAACAAACAACGGTATTGATGTTGTTAATGGAGATACAGAAATTGGTTCTAATAATGGAATCCTTCTTTCTGCATCAGATGACATTGCACTTAATTCAGGCAATGGAGACATTGTTCTTAATCCAGATGGATCAGCCTACTATGGCGGAAAATCATCAAATAATGAAATTGCAACTCGTGGATATGTAAATGGAGAAATTTCTACTCTAGATACAGCAGCACAAGGATATGCAGATGCTGCAGAAATTGCTGCAAATGGCTATACAGATTCTGAAATCTCAACCGAAGTTACTAATCGTAACTCTGCAATTTCAACCGCTAAGGGTGAGGCAATATCATCTTCAAATGGATATACAGATTCAGCAATCTCAACTGAAGTTACAAATCGCAACTCAGCAATTTCAACTGCTAAGAGTGAAGCAATTTCAACATCTGAGGGATATACAGATTCTGCAATTTCTTCTGAAGTTACAAACCGCAACTCAGCAATTTCTTCTGCAATTTCAACAGAAGTTACAAATAGAAATAGTGCTATCTCAACTGCTAAATCAGAGGCAATTTCTTCTGCTAATTCATACACAGATGGAGAGATCGCTGCTCTTGTAGATTCAGCACCAGCACTTCTTGATACACTTAATGAATTGGCTGCTGCAATTGCTGATAATCCAAATTATGCAACAGATGTTGCTAACTTGGTTGCAACAAAGGCTGACACAACATATGTAGATTCAGAAATTTCTGGCCTTGATACAGCAGCACAAGGATATGCAGATGCTGCAGAGATTGCTGCAAATGGGTACACAGATTCTGCAATCTCAACCGAAGTTACAAACCGCAACTCTGCAATTTCAACTGCTAAGGGCGAAGCAATCTCATCTTCAAATGGGTACACAGATTCTGCAATCTCACTTGAAGTTTCAAACCGTAATTCAGCAATTTCAAACGCTAAGGGCGAAGCAATTACTGATGCTAATGATTACACAAATTCAGCAATTTCTACAGAAGTTTCAGATCGTAACTCTGCAATTACATCAGCAGTAAACGCACTTACAACATCTGATATTGAAGAGGGTACAAATGAATACTTTACAGATTCTCGTGCTAAGTCTTCAGCAGCAGATCTTTTGACTGGTGCATCACTTACAAATATCACAATCACAGGAACAGGTGCAGGACTTACTATTACCGCAGAAAACGGTGTAGCAGATTCTACAACATCTGATCTTGCAGAAGGCACAAACCTTTACTTTACAAATGCTCGTGCAGTATCTGCTGTACAAGCAGTTGTTCCAAACTTCACATCAGTTGATTTGAATTCAGTTGCCAAGCAAGTTGCTGCAACTCTTTCAGCACCAACTGCTGGAGTTCAGACAGCACATGCTTTTGCAAAGGCTGACTACCGTTCAGCAGAATACCTTGTAAAGGTTGCCTATGGAACACACACTGAAATTTCAAAGGTTCTTTTGACACTTGATACTTCAGACAATATTGCAATCACTGAATACGGAATTGTTGGAACTAATGGTTCAGCATCATCAATTTCAGCAGGTATTTCAGGATCAAACGTACAACTTCTAGTAACAACTGCTAACAATAACTCAACAGTTACTGTTATGGGAACACTACTTAAGTAATTAATTAAAGGTTAGGGGGATCCTTTCAAAATCCCCCACAAAAAATGTGGTACAGGGGAGAAATAAATGGCAACAGTCGATAAAGACTTCAAAGTCAAAAATGGATTAGTCGTAGCAAACGGCGGTACATTTGGAGATGCAGTAACAGTAGGAGTCCCAACTCTTAATACACATGCAGCAACTAAAGAGTATGTTGATTCAAAATCAATGGCTGTCGGCGATACTGCTCCTTCTTCACCAACTAATGGTACACAGTGGTTAGACACTCTGACAAATAGAGTTAATTTTTATTATAATGGTTCTTGGTATACACAAGCAACTATTGAAGACACAACCAATATTCCAGATCACATTCATGACACTTCAATTGATGGCAATGGCCTTATTGTTACAATGTTTGTAGATTCTGGATTTTTTAACAGTCCAATGACTGCCAGCACAGACTCTGGCAGTGCATTAGATACAGTATTCTCATCAACACATGATGGCGGAATTGCAATAGATAATTTCAATTAATAAATTGATGTTATAATAAGATACATATGGGCAGCACCCATAAGGAGGAAATAAATGGCAGTTAGACAACAGCAACGCAGAGGAACAGCCTCTCAGTGGGTATCAGCAAACCCAATTCTCGCAGCAGGCGAAATCGGATTTGAAGTTGACACAAATAAATTTAAAATTGGTGACGGCACTAATCGCTGGGAAGACCTTGTCTACTTTACTGCAGACGCTGCAGCAGCCATCCAAGACCTAATTGATGGAGCACCAGACCTACTTGATACACTTAATGAATTAGCAGCATCTATTGGAGATAACCCAGACTTTATTGGCACAATGACAACAAATCTTGCAGCCAAGGCTCCAATAGCATCACCAACATTTACAGGAACTGTATCTGGTGTAACAAAGTCTATGGTAGGACTTGGATCGGTTGATAATACAGCAGATTCAGCAAAGCCAGTCTCTACAGCACAGGCTACAGCAATTTCAACTGCTAAATCAGAAGCAATTTCAACTGCTTCATCTGATGCAACTACTAAGGCTAATAATGCCAAGTCAGGTGCAGAAACAACAGCAGCAACTGCTCTTGCTTCACATGAATCAGATACAACAAATATTCACGGTATTGCAGATACATCTGCTCTTGCTACAAAAACATATGCTGATAACGCAGCATCTACTGCAGTAGCAGCAGTTGTAAACTCAGCACCAGAAGCACTAAATACACTAAAAGAACTTGCAGATGCTCTAACAGCAGACGAATCAACAGCAGCAACACTTGCTACTCTTGTTGGAACAAAGGCTTCAAGTGCTGACCTTGCTTCACATGAAGCAGACACAACTAATATCCATGGCATTGCTAACACAGCACAACTTGCTACAAAAACTTATGCAGACTCAGCAGTTTCAACTGCAGTTTCTGGATTGACAAAATCATCAGTTGGACTTTCAGATGTTGATAATACTTCAGACGCAAATAAGCCAGTATCAACTGCAACACAAACAGCACTAGATGCTAAACTTGCTTCTGCAACTGCATCATCAACATACGCACCAATTGTTTCACCAACCTTTACTGGTACAGTTTCTGGTATTACAAAATCTATGGTTGGACTTGGTTCAGTAGACAATACAGCAGACTCTGCAAAACCAGTATCAACTGCAACACAAACAGCACTTGATCTTAAGGCTGCTTTGGCTTCACCAGCACTTACTGGAACACCATCAGCACCAACAGCATCATTTTCAACAGATAGCACACAAATAGCAACAACTGCTTTTGTAAAATCTGTTTTAAACAATATTGGTTCACTCAATCTCGTTCTTGATGGCGGGGGAGTTAGTCAATGAAAAATTTAAATAATAAAGAGTACGCAGCCCGTACAGAGGAGAGATAATAATGTCAACAAGAATGCAACAAAGAAGAGGAACAGCCTCTCAATGGACAAATGCAAACCCAGTACTTGCTGCGGGTGAAATTGGTGTAGAAACAGACACAAACCAATTTAAACTAGGTGATGGTACGACTGAATGGTCTGACCTATCATACTTTAAGAATCTAGAAGATCTTGGTGGATCACTAGATGATTATATTCTTTTAACTCAAAAAGCAGCATCTAATGGTGTTGCAACACTTGATTCAAATGGAAAAATCCCACTAGGTCAACTAGGAAATCTTATTGCTGGAGCACCAGAAGCATTAGATACACTTAGCGAAATTGCAGCAGCACTTGATAATGATGGATCATTTGCAACAACAATTTTAAATGCAGTTAATGCAAAAGTTTCAAAGTCAGGAACACAGATGACTGGAAACATAAATATGGATAATAATAAAATTACAAATCTTCCAGCACCAACAGGTGGACAAGATGCAGCAAACAAAGATTATGTAAATGGTGTTGTGGTTGCTCACGAGGCTGATACAACAAATGTTCACGGAATTTCAGATACAACAGTTCTTGCCAAGTGGCCAGATATTGAAACTTATATTACTGACTTCAATGCTAGAACAACTGATGTTCACGGAATTGCAAATACTGCTGCACTAGCAACAACTGCTTCAGTAAATACATTAATAAATACACACACTGAAGATACAACAAGTGTTCATGGTATTTTAAATACTGCAGATCTTGCTCTTAAGTCATACGTAGATTCAGCAGTTTCTACTCATGGGGCAGACACAACAGATGTTCATGGAATTGCAGATACTACACTATTAGCAACAAAAACATATGCTGATGGTCAGGTAACAACACATAATTCAGCAACAACTTCTGTACATGGAATTGCAGATACTTCAGTTCTTGCAACAGCAACAACAGTTGCTACCGCTAAGTCTGAGGCTATTGCAGCAGCAGGAACAGCAGCAGATACAAAGGTTTCAACTGCAGTAGCAGCACTTACAAAGTCTTCAGTAGGCCTTGCAAATGTTGATAATACTTCAGATGCCAATAAGCCTGTTTCAACTGCTACACAGACAGCACTTAATGCTAAGTTGGCACTTGCTGGAGGAACAATGACAGGAGCACTTACACTTTCAGGTGCACCTACATCAGACCTTCATGCAGCAACTAAGTTATATGTTGATGGTATTGCTGCTGGAATTAACTTTCACCAAGCAGTAAAAGCAACAACTACAACAAATTTATCTGCTAACTATAGCAATGGTACAAATGGTCTTGGTGCAACACTTACTGCTGATACCAACCGTTCATTTACTACGTTAGATGGAGTTTCATCATGGTCTGTTGGAGATAGAGTTCTTGTTAAAGATCAAACAACTGCAACACAAAATGGTATTTATACATTAACTACGGTTGGATCAGGTTCAGCAGCATGGGTATTAACTCGTGCAGCCGATGCCGATAACAACCCATCAGGAGAACTTGCAACAGGAGATTTCTGTTTTGTAACTTCTGGAACAACAAATGGTTCTAAGGGATTTATTCTTACCACAACAGGAACAATTACAATTGGAACAACAAATGTTAACTACACACAGTTTAATGCTTCTGAAGCAGTAACTGCTGGTACAAATATCACAAAGACTGGTTCAACAATTGCAGTCGCAGATGCTCCAACATTCTCTGGTGCTGTTACAGCATCATCTGGTGTTACATTCTCAGACGGTACACAAACAAAGGTTGGCGTACCATCTATTACAACAATTGCAACAGCAATTTCATCATCAGCAACACTTGCTGCTGGAGAAGCAGATAAGTTTGTTCCACTAACTGGAGCAGTACAAATCACACTTCCTGCAACAGGGTACTCAACTGGACAGTCAATTGACTTCTACCAGGCATCAGGTACAGGTGCATCATTTGCTTCAACAAACGGTGTAGTTGGTACACCTGGACTCAAGTTCAGAACAACATACTCAGTTGTAACAGCAATGAAGATTTCAGGCGGATGGTTGGTCTTCGGAGACCTATCAGCATAATACGAATTAAAGGAGATTAACTATGTCAAAACAAGCAGGCAGAATGAGCCAGGGAGCAAATGACTTCTTGGCACCATATACACCAACAATCGGAACGGGGACAGATGTTGGAACTGGTCGTGCATATAACAATGGCGCAATCTCTGTAACATTCACAGCAGCAGGCCCATATGCAGCAACATCCTATACAGTTACGGCTGTTGAGGATGCATCAAAAACTGCATCTGGGGCTTCTTCTCCTATCGTAGTACAAAATTTAGCATCAGGCACATCTTATACATTTAAGGTAACTGCTACAAACTCTTATGGAACTAGTGGAGAATCTTCAGCAACATCTCCAGTAACTGCAACAACAGTTCCAGGTGCACCATCTGCTCCAAGCGGATCATCTCCCTCTGGAGCATCTTATGATACAGTAACATGGTCTGCTCCAGCAAACGGTGGAAAAGCAATTTCAAACTACCATGTCGAAGGAAATGATGGAACAGCGGGAGACACTTCTGGAACATCTATTAATATTTCACAGGGTGGTGGACAAACACAGGCTTACAGAGTCTATGCAACAAATGCAAATGGTAATTCTGACTATTCTGGATACTCTTCAAATGTTACAACATTCTCATTTACACCATTCTCAGTATTCGGATTCTCACCATTCGGTGTGTTTGGATTCTCACCATTCGGTGTGTTTGGATTCTCACCATTCGGTGTGTTTGGATTCTCACCATTCGGTGTGTTTGGATTCTCACCATTCGGTGTGTTTGGATTCTCACCAGGATGGCGTGACTCAATATCAATTGAAACAAAAGTTCTTACAACTAATGGCTATGTTGAGGCAAAAAACCTTAATGTAGGAGACAAAGTTCTTGCTGTAGATCTTGGAGAAAATAATGATTGGCTTTCTTGGTCAACAACAGAAGATTTGTCAAATCTACCAGTAGTTGAAACAACAATTGTTTCTTTGACCCCAGGTGTAGCACAAAACTTTGTATTTATTGATGGAGATATGTTTGTTAATACACACAATATTTTGGTTAAAAAAGATGGAGTTATCAAGTACCTTAATGTTGCACAAGTAGATACAACATATCAGAGATATTCACACGAACATAGTGGATTTGTTGATATTTTAGTAGTTGAAGCAATTGACATGGAAATGGAAAAACTTTCTATTAACTGTGAACCTTATGACAACTTCTTTACAGAAAAATCACTAGCATTTGACAGACCAGATACAGTCTGATATAATTGTTAGATGAAGTCTGAAAATCAAGAAATAAGTTTTATTACTTTATTTCCACAAATGGTGGATGCTTTTCCAGAGCCAGAACCATCTTCAAAAAATATGCCAGAATGGTTTAGAAAAATTCCAGGATTTTATGATAATGATCAATCACCTTCAAATGGTGTACAAAAATTAACTGTTAAAAAATGTATGGCATTTTTAGATATTTTAACAAGCGGGTATATATTAAAAGCACCATTTGATATATATATAGATACAACAGAAGGAAAACAAATCTTTGATGTTCCACAATCTATGAAGCAATTTGTTTCTACACCAATGACTGGTATGCATGATATGAGACAGATTTCTGGATACCCAATAAATAAAGATGAATACATTGATCATATATTTAGAGTTAATCTAGTTTGGCTAGTAAAAACAACTCCAGGATATAGTAGTATATTCATTAACCCACAACATCGTGAGGATTCACCCCTATTTGCTATTTCTGCAATAATAGATACGGATAGTTTTGCCTCAGACGGACTTTTTTCATTTTTGGTAAAAGACAACTTTAAAGGTTTTATTAAACAAGGAACTCCACTGGTTCAGGTAATTCCATTTAAAAGAACAACCTTTGTTTCAAAAATAGTAAGAAGTATAGATGAAGTTAAAAAAATAAATAAGCAAAGGAATATAATTCGAAGTGTATTTAATTCTGGTTATAAGAAACACTTTTGGAAGAAAAAGGTATACAAATGAACACAAATAATAAAGGTCATAGATTTTTTGAAAGATCACTAGATAACAACTTAGTTGAATTAGTAGACTATGTTTTAAAACTAGAGACATCCTTGAAAAATGGAGAACTACCTGGACTATCTAAAGAAGAATTTAATGATATAAAATCAAAATATCCAAATTTTACAAGCATGCTTGCTCAAAAATATAACATTTTTCAATTTCATAATCACATGATTTATAACTTATATTCAAACATTGAAGACATGTTAAAAGAAGCAACATATTATTATGAAATAGATATTAAAAAAGAACAGTATATGATTCAGGGGTGGTTTAATATAAACTACAACTTTGATCCAAAACTTAATGATAAAACAAAAGACGGATTGCATGATCATATGAATGGAACTGGAGCACCAATATTTCATGGATATTATTGTGTAAATGCAGAACCATCATATACTAGATACAGAATCAATGGGGAAGATCTTTTTGATAATATAAACAAAAACAATCGTGCTATCCTTTCAGAAACTGGTCACCCACACGGAATAGGTGGTTGGAGCGAAACAACTCCAAGAATTACAATTGCATATGATTTATCACCATTATCACAAATGCTTGGATCGCAACAACAACACTGGATTCCAATTGGATAATTTTAGTTTTTGTTAACTCTAAAGTAAAGATTTACTTACAGTTTTAACTTTTATAAAACTCTGCTATACTTAACACTATTCCGTTTTTGAAAGGACGATACACATGACCGATTTTTTTAGTTTTAGACTTCCAGAAGATTTTGTAGAAAAGTACAAGAATACAGAAAGTCCATTTGGTTTTAAAGATGCAGCAGAAAATTCACTTGGAGAAATTACTTTTATTCGTACTTATTCTCGCATGAAGGAAGATGGAACTAAAGAAAGATGGCATGAGGTTTGTCGTCGTGTAATTGAAGGTATGTATTCAGTTCAGAAGAATCATGCTAAAGAAAACCGCTTACCATGGAATGACTACAAGGCTCAAAAATCTGCACAAGAAGCATTCCAAAGAATGTTTGAATTGAAGTGGACTCCACCAGGTCGAGGAATGTGGGCATTTGGAACTCCTATGACTATGGAGAAGAAGAACTCAGCAGCACTACAAAACTGTGCAATGGTATCAACCAAGGATCTTGATAAGAATGATCCAGGAGCCTTGTTTGCTTGGGTTATGGATGCATTAATGCTTGGCATTGGTGTAGGATTTGATACAGTGGGACAGGATAAGAATTTCTTAATCTATACCCCAACAGAGCCAGAAGAGATCTTTGAAATTCCAGACACTCGTGAAGGATGGGTAGAGTCAGTTAGACTTCTAATCAACTCATACCTTAGAGCAAACCAAAGTATTCAGAAGTTTAATTATGATTTGATCAGACCTCTTGGAGCACCCATTAAGGGCTTTGGAGGCGTTGCGTCAGGGCCTGCACCTCTTATCAAGTTGCACGACCAAATAGACCGTGTAATCGGCTCCAGAGGTGGAGAAACACTGGATTCTCGTGCTATTGTAGATTTGGTAAACCTTATTGGTACATGCGTTGTATCAGGAAATGTTCGTAGATCAGCAACACTTGCTTTGGGTAACGCTGGCGATGATACATTTATGAACTTAAAGAACTCAGAGATGTTCCCAGAGCGTAACTCATTTGACCCAGAAAATCCAGGTTGGGCTTGGATGTCTAATAACTCTATTTCAGCAGAAGTAGGAACAAAGTATGAAGATTATGTAGATTTAATTACGGAAAATGGAGAGCCAGGTTTTATTTGGCTTGATGTTGCTCGTAATTATGGACGACTAAAGGATGCGCCAGACGGTAAAGATTATCGTGTGATGGGGTTTAACCCATGTGCGGAGCAGCCATTGGAGTCATACGAACTATGTACACTTGTAGAAGTGCACCTGAATCGTCATGAATCTAAGGAGGACTTCCTGCGTACCCTGAAGTTTGCATACCTTTATGGAAAGACTGTTACACTTGTTCCAACACACTGGCCACAAACAAACGGTATCATGCAACGCAATCGTCGTATTGGTACATCACTTACTGGTATTGCTTCCTTTGCAGATCAAAAGGGTTTGCCAATCGTTCGTGAGTGGATGGATGAAGGATACAACAAGATTCGTCACTACGATCATCAGTATTCAGAATGGCTTTGTGTTCGTGAATCAATTCGTGTAACAACAGTTAAGCCATCAGGATCAGTTTCAATTCTTTCTGGTGCAACTCCTGGAGTTCACTGGGGACCTGGAGGAAACTTCTTCCTTCGTGCAGTTCGATTTGGAAACACAGATCCAATGACGCACTTGTTCAAAGCAGCAGGGTACACAATTGAAGACGACGTAGTATCAGCAAATACATCAGTAGTTTACTTCCCAATCAAGTCAGGTCATCCAAGATCTGAAAAAGATGTAACGCTATTTGAAAAAATTGCACTTGCAGCAACTGCTCAAAAGTATTGGTCAGATAATGGGGTTTCTGTAACTTTGTCTTTTGACAAGGAAACAGAATCAAAGCATGTTGTTCCAGCATTGCATATGTACGAGGGACAGTTAAAGGCAGTATCATTCTTGCCAATGGGAAATACTGTTTATCCTCAACAGCCATATACTCAGATTTCTGAAGAGGAGTATAATAGTTATGTAGGTAAGTTAAAGCATATTGATTTTGGTGCAATTTACGACGGTGTAGATAACCTAGAAGCAATGGGTGAGGCATACTGTACAACAGATTATTGTGAAATAAAAATATCATGAGTTCAGATTTAATAAAAATTTATCCAAACTTTATTAGTTCAGAACTTGCAGAAATCATATATGATTATTCCAAAAAAACAGATAGTTCTTTTTTTAAATATGAGCATATAGATTATTTTAAAATACAGACCTTTCAGGAAATTTCAAAAAATGATGTAAATGTAATAAGTTTATTACAAAATGTTGCAAAAAAAGCATACAGTCAAATACTTGAAGATTATGAAGGACCATTTCAAGATTTTTTAGAAAGAAAGACACATATTTCAAAATTTGATATAGATGCAGATATGCCAGCACATTTTGATACATCTAGACCAAATGATATTGCAACACTAATATATTTAAATGATAATTATGGTGGTGGAGAAATTTATTTCCCAGACCATGATATAGAGATTAAACCCAAGACTGGAGATATGATTGCTTTTCCAGATAATCCCTCTTTTATGCACGGTGTAAAAAAAATTACTGGCTCAAATAGATATGCACTTCCAAGATGGTTTACCCGCATAGTATGATAAAATAGACCTATAATGTCTATTCCATCAAATCTATATGCAGAAAAAGTGTTTGCTGAACACCCAACGGTTTTGTGGGCATTGGATGATAAAGCAGACTATATTTCTTTGATTAATGAAGAAGAAAGATCTGTTTTCAATTGGTCAGTAACTGGTGGGTCTTCGCAAGAGTTTGACTCCGTATACGATGAGCCTTTTACAGATAGTTCAGTTACTAAACTTACTGGAGAGTTAAGCACTGAAAGTTTTGGTGAGATAGTTTGCATAAGCGATAACTTAAGTAATTTTACGACACTAAATTCATATATGTCTACATTTTCTATTGGTGGTTATATAAATTCATTAAGTTCTTATATTGCTGGAATCGAAATAGGGTATGAGTACTACGATCCACTAAGTGGTAAAGTAATTCAAAATCTAAAAAATTATAATACATCTATTTATGGAAAATGGATGTTTGTCTCAGAAACCTTTGAGATTCCAAATAAAAATACAACCTTTAGAATTGTGTTGAAGATAAAGTATATTAGTGGTTCTATTTCACAAAATGATTATGAATTTCTTGTTAATGGAATAACTCTTGGTCAATGGTCAGAAGAGTTTAATTCAACATCTTTGGGTGCTCAAAAAGTTTTAGTTCCTTCCGATATAGCAATTGATTCATCATATGCGATTGAGGCAAAATCTTATGGTTTGTCAGATTCTCCTGGATACTATATGGTCTCTGACAATGCACTTGTTGCAAAAAATTCTGGGATTCCTCTAGTTTATGGATCTACAAGTACAACAATATTAAAAGAAAATGGAGATCTGCCATCTTTAATAATTCCTGGAAATGGTTTTTTAAATGAGGGTGGTAAATTTAAAGAACAAACGCTAGAGATGTGGCTCAGAATTAATTCAGATACAAGTGTTAAGAAAAGAATTTGTGGACCAATCTCATCTTTAGATGGAATTTATGTAGATGGCCCTTTCATAATTTTAAAGATTGATAATTATTATGGATCTCACTATATTGGTGAATGGGTAAGGCCAATGATTGTTCATGTTAGATTAACAAATAACTCAGCAAACCTTCTTATTAATGGAGAGCAGGTAATTTCATTAAACATGATAACTTCAGAACTTGCTTTACCAGATAAATATAATTCTGAAGGTAAAAATCAAGACTGGATTGGATTTTATGCATACGAAGATGTATCTCCAATTGAAGTAGACTGTGTTGCAATTTATCCTTATCAGGTTCCATCAATTGTTGCAAAACGAAGGTTTGTTTACGGTCAAGGTGTTGAGGTACCAGAAAATATTAATGCATCTTATAGTGGAACATCCCTATTTATTGATTATCCATTTTCAAACTATTCAAATAATTATTCTTATCCAGATATAGGTATTTGGTCTCAAGCATCTATAGATAATCTAGTTGCATCAAATAATGCACTATCTCTTCCAGAGTATAATTTGCCAACGGTATTTTTTAATAATAAAACAAATCAAGAGTGGAACACTGCATGTAAGAACATACAGAATGAATCAGATATGCTCTTTAGATTAAGGCCAAATTCTGACTGGAACGATACAAGCGGATATATTTTGTTTGATAGTTTAGATGTTACAAATACTCCAATTAGATCTTTTTATGGAATTTTTAAAGTTTTATCAGTGCCAGATTCACCACAAGTTTTATTTAGGATAGATGACCAAATAACTGGAAATTCATTTATTATTGAGTTGCAACATACATTAGAGTTAGAGTATAAAATTGTTAAATCTTCTGGGGAAAAATTCATATATGAAACAGTGCCAGTACAAGTTGGAGAAGATTTTATCTCTGGGTTAGATATAGATACTTTTGCTTCTCATTACGGCCAAGATGTCTCTAGTTTTTTTGGAAATAGGTCAGGGCTTAAATTATATGTTGGTGGAGATAAAACTCTATCTAAAATGTTTTTAGGAAATATATATAAAATAGGTTTTGCAACAGAAAGAAACCACTCTTTTATTTCTGAATGCTTTAATGATTTTGGAACACCTACTAATTTTGAAAATGTTTTTAATACTTATAATCAGTATATTGATTATGATGCTGGCCAATATGTTGGTGCAACTTCTTATTTTTGGGACTATATTTTAGATGGTGGAAACATTAACTCATATCCAACTCAAAAATTAATAAATCATATAGCAAGTTATACCTTAAGCCCAAATAACTACTTTGATACTTTTGCATTAGATATAGATATAGATGGTTATTGGGAAGATCACATACCATTGTCATATTTTGCAAAATATGTTACAGATGCAAAAAATGAATCGTACTATGATTTAGATTTTATGCAGTTTAATATAAATTATCCAGCACCCTCAAAGTTTGTAGAAGAATCTCAGGTTGGCTCTTGGAATTATGAAGAACTGCAATCTGAGTACCAAAATCCAATTCAAAGAACTTATGAATCACTTGACAATCACCTTTTTACTGGGTACATGGATTATTCAGACTTAAAAAATAAATCTTCAAAAACATATAAGTATGATACATCAAACTCATTAGTAAAATCTTATGTCAGTTTTCAGTATGTCTCAACAGGTGCAAATGCCAAAGACTCTTATTTTACAAATATAGAGTCACCATTGCAAAATGGAATTGTTGAGCCAGGAACATATCTTTTGGGTTATGATGATAATAATAAACCTATCTACGATAATTTTATAAATACAAAATATGAGGTAGTAGATGGAATGCTACTATACCCACCAAGAGGAACTAATTTCAATGATCTTGCGGTAGTTGTTCATTTAAATTTTAAAGTGCGTGGAATTCTTAATAATCCAGTTAGAGTTAAAAGTTTGCAACTAGCATCACAGGCTTATAATGATGTGGCTCCAAATCCAATTGGAAGCAGGTTTGGTGTTCAGATTTATCCATATACAAAAACTGGTATTTACTATGATTATAAAAAGCCAAATCCATACACAATTTATAAGGGTAGTTCTCCATACTTATATCTTACAAAAAATTCTGGAATACAGGTGAAGGGTTCGTATGACCCATTAGTAAATCGTGGACTATCAATTCCAGTAAATTCAAACAAATCTTCTAATTATAAAGTTATGGCTATGCAGGCAGCAATTAGATATGATCAAGACTTTTTCCCATATGCTCCAACACAAATTTTTGAGGTTGAGGGCAAAAATGATCTTATAAAGTTTTATATGGTAGCAAATCATCCAGATGGCAAAAGAGCAAAAATATATGCTGTTAATGCAAGAACTGGACAAATTGAAAACGGTATTGGATTTTATTGGAATGGTAATCTTGTAAAAGAGCCAAACATAACCATAAGGGAATGGGGAATGCTGGGGGTATCATTTTCCAGTATTGTTAACTTTGATAACTATGTTGGATCAATTAAAATTAATGGTCCTTTGCTTGTTAATCTTGTTTCTCATTACAAGTCCACAAACTTACAGGAAGTTCAAAATATTACAGAAAGACCTTGGTTTAAGGTTAAGTATCTGGGGCCTTTAGAGTTAGAGTGGGATTACTGGAATTCAGCATATGTTTGGAATGGGGTACTTGTTTTGTCCACAAAGTCTTATTATGGAGTAGATCCTTCTGATGTGTATAAGAGTTATGTTGGTACAAATAAGATAATTGTAGACGATACAAGAAAATTTAGGCTAAACTCATATCAATATGAACTTTATACAGATATAGTGTGGCAATCTCAGACATCAGATCCAGTATAATATGGTATACTTGTGGTTATGAATATTGAAAATCCAAAGAAAAAGCGTAAAGCATTGCCCAAAATGAAAGGGCAAATTGGTGAGTCTCGTGCAAAGATTATTGAAAAGCATTATGACTGGGGACTTTATGTTTACAAGAAGGCAGACGGAAAGTGGTTTACTGATGGTTCTGGATCTGTTCTTAACATTGAATCAATGAAGGGCGACATAACCCAAATTGCAAAACTACGTGATGCAGCAAAATATTACGGAGATGAAGGCAATGGGCAGTGTATCTTTGTTCCAGGATTAACTAGAATTTCAGAAGAAGAGTACTCTGAGCAAAAGCAAAGATTATCAGAAGGATTAATTCCATCTATGAACGACCTGGGTGCTGTTCAGGCTGCTAAGGACACTATTGCTAAATATGGAAGTGATGACTAATGTCAGAAGAAAATGAATATATAGTTCGTGCATCTATGGATAATTTTCCACAAGAAGCAGATGTTTTTAAAGAGCAAGATCCATTTAATAAGACTTGGGATGAATTAAAAACTTTATCTGGTTTAGATAATAACTTTAAAAGAAGAGCGTCAAGAATCGCTAAGGGTGAGGCAACTCCACAATATATGGATAGTGCTTTAGCAGTTAGAAGCGGTAAAGATGGTGCTAAGTCTAAAGAGATTAATCCAGGTACTATTTTTAGAAATGGATATGGCTTATTTGATGTTATTACTCCACCATGGAATCTTTATGAACTTGCAAGTTATTATGATACCTCTTTTGCTAACCATGCAGCCATTGATGCAAAGGTAGAAAACATTGTTGGTCTTGGCTATGACTTTGAGGTTTCTTCAAGGACAATGTTGAAGTTAGAATCTTCTTCAGATTCAGAAGCAGTTGGTCGTGCTAGAAAAAGAATTGAAAGAGCAAAGATAGAGTTAACAGATTGGCTTGAAAGTCTAAATAGCGAAGACTCGTTTACTACTATTATGGAAAAGGTTTATACAGATGTTCAAGCAACTGGAAACGGATACATTGAAGTTGGACGTACGGTAAAAGGAGAAATAGGATACATTGGTCACATCCCATCAGTAACAATGAGAGCAAGAAGACTGCGTGATGGATTTGTTCAGGTTATTGCAAATAAAGTTGTTTATTTCCGTAACTTTGGAGCAACAAACCCAAATCCAGTAACTGCAGATGCTAGACCAAATGAAATTATTCACTTTAAAGAATACTCTCCACTAAATACTTTTTACGGTGTTCCAGATATTATTTCAGCAATCACAGCACTTCAAGGAGATATGCTTGCATCACAATACAATATTGACTATTTTAGCAACAAGGCAGTACCACGATATGTTGTAACTCTTAAGGGTGCAAAACTTTCTGGTGAAGCAGAAGATAAGATGTTTAGATTCTTGCAGACTGGAATGAAGGGGCAAAATCATAGAACTCTTTATATACCACTCCCAGGAGACTCTGATACAAATAAGGTTGAGTTTAAGATGGAGCCAATTGAAAATGGTGTTCAAGAGGGATCTTTTGAAAAGTATCGTAAGCAAAATCGTGATGATATTTTGGTAGCACATCAGGTGCCACTTTCAAAACTTGGCGGATCCGATTCATCTGCTATCGCTGCAGCACTTGCACAAGATAGAACATTTAAGGAACAGGTTGCAAGACCAGCACAAAGAGAACTTGAAAAGCCAATCAATAAGATTATTCGTGAAAAAACAGATATTCTTCAGTTTAAGTTTAATGAACTCACATTAACTGATGAAATTGCACAATCACAAATCCTTGAGCGTTATGTAAAAAATCAAATCATGCTTCCTAATGAGGCAAGAACTATTTTGAGAATGCCACAAAGAGATGGTGGGGATCAGCCACTAGACCTTAAGCCACAACAGTCAGCAGATGCAACTACAAATAGAGCCAGAGATGCCCAACGAACAAATAATCAGTCTGATGGATCTGCAACAGTTGCAGGACGAAATCCAAAGGGTGAGGGCAGAAAATTTGACGATATTGATGCAATTGCTGAAATGTCCGAATAGTGATACTTCTGTAAAAAAGGGTATATAATATAATAACCATGATCATATCTAAAGCCCATTGGGATACTGAGGGCGAAAGTGTTCGCCTCTCCCTTCCATTTGCTAAAGTCGATAAGGAAAGACGCATAGTCTCAGGTTTTGCGTCCCTTGACAATTTAGACAAACAAAATGATATTGTAACATCAGAAGCATCGATGGATGCATTTGCAAAATTCCGTGGGAACATTAGAGAAATGCATACACCATCAGCAGTAGGAAAGATGGTATCATTTAAAGAAGATAAGTACTTTGATCCAGAATCTAAGAAATTTTATTCTGGTGTTTTTGTTTCTGCATACATTTCTAAGGGTGCACAAGATGCATGGGAAAAAGTTTTGGATGGAACATATACTGGTTTTTCAATTGGCGGAAGAATGAATAAGTGGGATGACGCTTATGATGAGAAGTCAGACACACAAATTAGAATTATTAAAGAATATGATTTAGTAGAGTTGAGTCTTGTAGATTCCCCTGCTAATCAATTTGCAAATATTATGTCAGTAGAAAAGGTTGATGGCATTGATGTTATTAAGGGCGATGGATCAAACACAGTCCTTGAAAATGTTTTCTACGACAACGAATCAGGCATTGTTTTGTTGTCTGAAGAAGAATCAGTTACAAGCCCAGTAACTGGTAATGAAATGAAAAATATAGGATTCGTCGAAAAAACGGATAACGAAAAAACAAACATGATAAAGTTCTTAGTTGATAGTGCTAAAGGCATTAATACTTCTAAGATTACCAAGGAGGTAAATCCTATGACAGAAGAAACAACAACAGTTGTTGAAACCACAGTTGCAGAAGCAACAGAGGCAACAGCAACAGAAGTAGTTAAATCAACAGAGGTTGCTCCAGAGGCAGATGCTAATACACATGAAGTTACAAAGGCTTCAACATGTCCAGATTGTGGAAAGGCTATGGATGCATGCATGTGCGATTCAAAGTCTGATACAAATACAGAAGATTCAACAGAAAAGGCTGCAAAGCCGACTGATGCTGAAGAATCTGCTGCTCATGAAGGAACTGAGTCAACAGATGTTGAGGCAGAAGAAGACAAGAAGCCAATGGCTCCAAAGTCAGATGAAGTAATTGCAGAGTCAATTGCAGAAATCAAGAACACTCTAACATCAGCCTTTAGCGATCTAGTATCAACAGTTAAATCATTGCAAGCCGAAGTGGAAGCACTTAAGGTTTCAAAGGTCGATGTTGATACAGCAAAAAGTTCATTTGAAGCAGTTGCAAAAGATATTGCATCAGTTTCAAAAGAATTCAATGAATTTGGTAAGCGTGTAGATGCTGTAGAAGCAGACACCGCTTTCCGAAAGTCTGGCGATCTCGGCGAGATTGTACAGGATCAACCTGAAATGGTTGAAAAATCCCTATGGGGCGGTAGTTTCCTCAAAACAGCCGACTTATTCAATTAAAAAATAAAATAAGTAAAAATCACAGGAGGTGACAATATGTCGGAACAAGAAATAATCAAGAACCAACCTGGAACTTCAGGTAATCTAGGTGGAACAGCACCAGGACTCTATCAGGGTCAGGGAGCATTCGCATCAGGTTCAGATGCAGGAGTAAACGTACCAGGTAACTACACAGACGGTGGAGTACTTGGAAACATCCCTACATCAAATAACGGTCTAACAACAGGACCAAACGCAGTAAACCCTTCAGGTGAGGCTGGATCAGGTATCCTACGCCCAGAGCAAGCACGTCGTTTTATTGACTACGTGTGGGATGCAACCACTCTCGCCCAAGATGGCCGTCGTGTTACTATGAGAGCCAATACAATGGAACTCGAAAAGGTAAACGTCGGAGAGCGTGTAATTCGTGCAGCAGCGCAAGCAGTTGGCGACTACACAAACGCAGGAGCAACATTCTCAAAGGTTGAATTGACTACAAAGAAGATTCGTCTTGACTGGGAAGTTTCTGCAGAAGCACTAGAAGATAATATCGAAGGTGCACAACTAGAAGATCACATTGTACGTTTGATGACAAATGCTTTCGGTAATGATATCGAAGACCTTGCAATCAACGGAACAGGAACAGGATCAGACGCATTTCTTTCAATCATGGAAGGTTTCGTACCTCATGTTAAGACTGATGGAGATGCTCACGAAGCAGTTGTTACAGTTACAAATAATAACTGGACAACAGATGCAATGCAGAAGATCATTCTTGCAATGCCACGTAAGTACCGTGCAATCAAGTCTAACTTGAAGTTCTATGCTGGTACAGATGCGTTCCAGGGAATCATTAAGAATAATGGTACTCTTGCAGACGCAATCGCAGAAGCATTTGCTGGTACACCAGCAGGTACACCTGCAAACCGTCAAGCATACCTTGATGGTACAGCACAGACATTCGGTGGAGCACGTACAACTCGTGTTCTCGGAATTGACGTACAAGAAGTTCCTTACTACCCTGCAGGATATGTCGACTTGACATTCCCACAGAACCGTGTATGGGGATTCCAGCGTGACATCACAGTTAACCGTGAATACAAGCCAAAGAAGGACACTGTAGAATATACAGTCTTCGTTCGCTTCGGTATTCAGTGGGAAGAACAAGATGCAATCGCATGGGCTGACGCTGCAGCAGATGCATAATCTGTAACAGTAAAACTTTAGGGGGAGTAGGAGTTAACGCTCCTGCTCCCCTTATCATTTATAATGATATAATACTATTCAGGAGGAAATAATGGAAGATTTTAATAATAATCCTGCAGAAGAAGCAGTTGTAGAAACACCAGAAGTTGTAGAAACAGCAGTTGTCGAAGAGGCACCAGTTGTAGAAACACCAGTTGTTGAAGAAGCACCTGCAGCCCCTGCTCAGGAAGAAGAAAAAGCAGAAGAACCAACAGCAATCGCAGCACCATCATATGCTGGATCAGATACAGTTCAGGCTGTTGGAACAGTAGCCAATGGAGCAATTGGTGCAACTACTGCAAAGCGTGAACCACGCAAGGCAGCAGTAGCAAAGCCTGCAAAGGATGAAAAGACAGTTGCTGTTAAGTCAACTAAGAATGTTTCTTGGGTTGGCGTTGGTAAGGTTTCAAAGGGAATCAATATCGTTTCTCAAAAAGAAGCAGAACAATGGCTTACTCGTGATCACGTAACACTAGTTACACCAGAAGAAGTTAAATCGGAATTTGGTGCATAATTAATGGAAGTATTGAGAGTTCCACCATATCCTTTAACAACAACATGGACTTTGCCTATACCCAATTATGAGTATGTTGTCTATGTTGAGGATTTGGTGGATCACTCAGTAACTGAAACTAATATTTTTTCAGATGCCAATGGAAAATTGATTTATGAAATACCTTTGGCACAGGTCCAATATGACCGTAAATTTTTTATTAAGTTTTATGACACAGAGCATATCCATACACTATATGAAGAAAACCTAGATATTGTTAGACCGTATACAGATCCAAACAAACTAGGAACGACTGCCTCAGAAATTGAAGAATACAAAACATTTGAAATGGTTGCCAGATCTATTATTGATACAGTTATCGTAGATGGTTTTTACAATAGCAAGCATATAGTGCAAAAAGTTGCAGATGGATCAGATTATTTTTCAATTTGGGAAGACCTAAATAAGGTTCTAAAGGTTTATGAAAACAATGTTTTAGTTTATGATGTTGAAACACCAGAAACAAATATGTATGATTTTATGGTCACATTTGACAACTCAGCAATTCAAAGAGTTATCGCAGAACAATATAATAGAATTGAAACTGGAGCACAGCAATATCCAAGAGCGTTTGGAGATTTAGCAAATGTTTTTGGAACATCAGCAGTAGCCTTTCCAAAGGGATGGGACTATACATTTGTCCTTGATATTGGCTATAGAGCACTACCACCTGATGTTGAATATGCAACTAAACTTTTAATCGAAGACCTAAAGTGTGGCAAGTTAGATTATTACACACGCTACGTAACATCGTATAATTCAGATCAGTTCAAGATTCAGTTCGATAAAAAAATATTTGAGGGAACTGGCAATATGATTGTTGATAAGATTTTAGATAAATATACAGTCACAATACCTAAGCCAGGATTGATCTAATGCAGTGCGAGGGAAAAGATTTTATGTTCCCTATGCAGGTGGATGTTTTTTATCCAATTGTTGAGCAGGGTACTTATGGAAATGTTAAGAAGCAGTGGATTTTAGATAAAGTTATTGCTTGTCATTTTACAACTTCTGGTTTAAAAACAAAAGAAGAAATTGTCCCAAATGTAAATATCACACAAGATACTTTACTTATTGGCAGAGTTAAATCAGATATAAGAGTGTCTAGTCTTGACTCTGGCACATCTATAACAAACATAATTTTAACAAACATTCAAGATAGAAATTGCAATAATGTTTATGTAGAAACCGCTGGCCCTAGAGCGGGAAAGTCTACAATATTTGAAGTTGCATCACAGGAGCCATTCCTTGGTCCATTTGGAAAAGTAGACTACTACAAGTTAGTTTTACGCAGATCAGAAAACCAGGCGGTAGATATATGATAACCCTTAAGTTTGATGCAAGAAAGTTTAATAAAGAGATAAATAACATAGTCAACTATTCATACGGATTTGTTGAAGGATCCGTTGCTGCAAAAACAGAGTTTTTAAATAATCTTGGTTCTGCTGTTTCAGAGCAGGCAGGTTTATTTATTGACTCAAATGCACGGGTAGATGAACAGTCACTTCATCATGTTTATGAGTGGTATAACGCAGGCAATCAAAATGCAAGACTATTTGATATTAAATACTCAATAAATAATCGTGGCGTATCATTCACTTCTGACTTTAAGCAGTCTACAAGTATTCAGACAGGATCAAATGTTCCATTTCAGGATAAGGCAAGAATTATGGAAAATGGAATAGCAGTAACAATAGCACCAAAAAATTCTGATGTTTTAAGATTTGAAGTTGGTGGAGAAGCAGTATATACAAAAAAGCCAGTAACTGTACAAAATCCTGGAGGAAATGTACAGGGACAGTTTGCAAATACATTCGATACATTTTTTAATGTATATTTTACTCAAGCATTTTTAAGATCTAGTGGTCTATCGCAATACTTTAATAATCCAACGGTATATAAAGCAAACTTGCGTAGAGGTAAAACTGGTGGTAAGAGTGTTGGTAAAGCAGTAGGATATCGTTGGGTAGCAAATGCTAAGGTGGTGGCATAATGGAAGAACCAAAATCAACATTAAACACACCAGGGCTATGGATAAACTCATATCTTCAAGAAAAAATTTTTGAGATATCAAGAGTTCCAGTTCCATTTTTTCCAACAACACCAACTACCCTAGATGATCTTACAGAACAGTGGATTGTTATTAATGAGGAAAGAGTCTCATATACTGGTGTTCTTGCTGTATATGACAGACTAATTAGAATGAGAAGATCTCCTTTCCCACACATTAAATGTGAGCAACTATTGTATTATTTTTATGCAACTCAAAATACTGTAATTGAAAATATGATAAGGGTTCAAGAAGCAGTTCTTAGGTATATGGATCGTGGAGATGAAACTGCTCAAGAAATAAATGATTGGGCCAAAGGAAGAGTTATTGATGGCATGACCTGCCAATTTTATTTCCACAATTTTAAGATATACCAACTAGAAGAGGTCAGGGATATTATTGACTTTGGAACAGCCAGAACCTACGGCGGTAATAAAATGATCATTGACTATGACTATCATCAAATGCCAGACATAATTGAATCTATAAATTAATAAAAAGGGCTGTATAATTATACTTGAGGAAACAAGCCCTTTATTCTATAAGAAAAAAAGAGGTGAAAACTATGGCATATACAAGAGGTAACAGTTCACAAATCATCGTGGGTGCAGCAGCACTTTTCACATATGAAGGTGGACAACTTCAAGACTCAGACCTTCCAGCATACGCAAATGGAGTATCATTTAAAGATACACTGTCTTTGACAGCAAATGAAGATGACTTCCGCAATGTTGGTTACACAATGAATGGTTTGGAACTACAGTTCCAGCCAGATTTTGGTGAGGTTGCAGTGGATCAGGTGCTTGACGTTGCTAAACTATACAAGCAAGGCATGCAAGTAAACTTGAACACAACATTCGCAGAGGCAACTCTCGAAAATCTTCTTGTTGCATTAGCAGCAAAAGATACAGACAAGTCTGACCTAACAGGTACAGGACTTGCAACAGGTTCTATGGAACTTAACCTTTCTGCAGGCGAACTAGGCGAATGCCCAGTTGAGCGTGGTTTGGTAGCAGTTGGTCCAGGTACAGGTGACTGTGCAGCAGGATCTTCAATCGAACGTATTTATGTTGCATACCGTGCACTTTCAATCGAAAATGTAACAGTATCAGCAAAGCGTGACGAAGCGACAATGTTTGAAGTATCTTTCCGCCTTCTTCCAAATGATGATGCATCATACGGTAAGATCGTAGATCGTACAATTCCAGCAGCAGTCTAATACAACTTAATAACATTATTGCCCTTCTCATTAATTTGAGCGGGGCAATTTTGTTTTTGGTATACTATATAGATGGCTACTGAAATTTATAAAATAAACTATATATATTTAATAGATGGTGAAGAGTTAGAAATATCACCATTAAAAATAAAATATCTAAGACGTTTTATGGAAAAATTTGAAGATGTTAAAAAGGCCAAAAATGATTATGAAACTATCACGGCATTATCTATTTGTGCTATGGAATGCATGAAACAGTTTAAGCCAGATATAGCAACAAGCATTGATCGTTTTGAGGAGTTTGTAGATTTAAAGACAATCTATAAACTACTTGATTTTTCGGCTGGTATAAAAATAGACAAAGACTCAGAAGAACCAGTAAAGAAACAAGCAGTAGAGAGTGGATCTTCTTGGGATGATTTGGATTTAGCACAACTAGAATCAGAGGTGTTTCTTCTTGGCATATGGAAAGATTATAACGAGTTGGAAAAATCTCTCTCTATGCCAGAACTTACTGCAGTCTTGAATGTTAAAAGAGAAGAAGACTACACGCATAAAAAATTTCTAGCAGCCATGCAGGGAGTTGATTTAGATAAAAACAATAAATCAAACGAATGGGAAGAAATGAAGGCTAGAGTGTTTAGCAAAGGCAAAGCAGCCAATGCAAATGATATAGTTGCCCTTCAAGGACAAAATGCAGCAAATGCAGGATTTGGCATTGGAATGGGCCTGACATATGAAAGAATTGATTAAAAAATAATACCTGCTATGGTATAATTAACTATCAACCTAACGGAGGAAAAATGACTGACAATGTAGAAAATACTGTTCAAAAGTTAAGACTTGTTGACGGTACAGAGTTTGAAGTAAAACCGCTAAAGATTTCACTATTGCGACCATTCATGAAGAAGTTTACTGGTCTAACAGAAGTAGCGGATGATAATGACAAGTCAATGGATCTACTGCTCGACTGCGTTCAAATTGCATTTAAGCAATTCTATCCAGATCTTGCAGAAGATAGAGAAAAACTTGAAGAAAGCCTAGACCTTCCAACGGTCTACAAGATCATCGATGCAGCATCTGGATTCTCACTTTCAGATACAACAGCACTCGTTGGTCAAATGTCAAAATAAAAAAGAGGGTGTAATGATTGTCTGATGTAAACGCTAATATTGGCATTGTCTTTGATACTACAGAGGCACTTGCTAGTTTACGTCAATTACAGGCTGGTCTGAGTCGATTCAATCAGTCACTAACTCAGGGCAATGTTGCAGCAGCAAATGCTCAAAAAGGTCTTAATGATCAATTAGTTCAGGCAATCAACTCTACTGGTAAATTTGTTGCATCACAAAAAACAGTAGCAACAAGCACAAGTGCATTCACAACAGCACTTGAAAAAAATCAACTCAGCATGCGTGAGTACTTTAGGTACACCGCTGCAGCAGCAACTGCAAATACAAAGGTTTTGGGTCGTGCTTTTACTGCTGAAAGAGACATAATTAACCGTGCTCGTAGAGATAGAGTAAAGGCACTTCAGTCTCAATATATACAACTAACAAGTGCTAACGGTGAACTTGTAAAAGTTTTGAAGGTAGTTCCAAAACATCTTGAAATGACCAATGGACGATATGCAGACTATGCAACTAGAGTCCAGATGGCTGCACAAAGACAACAACTTCTTAATCAGTTAATTAAACAAGGCTCTACCCAACTTTTAAATTTTGGTAAAAATACACAGTGGGCAGGTCGCCAGTTAATGGTTGGTTTGACAATTCCACTTACAATGCTTGGTTCTGTTGCAATGAAGACATTCCGTGATATGGAAGAGGCGGTTGTTAAGTTTACAAGAGTCTATGGTGATATGACGACAACATCTGATGCAACCAATAAGGCTGTTCAAGATATTCAAAGACTTGGCAAAGAATTTACAAAATACGGAATAGCAGTAAAAGACACAGTTGAAATGGCAGCCAAAGCAGCAGCAATGGGTCTTACAGGAAATGATCTAAATCAGCAGGTGATTGCAGCAACAAAACTTTCTGTACTTGGTCAAGTTGAACAACAGCAAGCACTTGAGACAACAATTTCTTTGCAAAATGCTTTTGGTATTGCTGCAACAGATCTTGCACAAAAAATTAACTTTCTTAACGCAGTAGAAAACCAAACAGTACTTTCTATTGAAGACTTAACTATTGCAGTTCCAAAGGCTGGACCAGTTATTAAACAACTTGGTGGAAGTGTAGAAGATCTTGCATTCTTTATGACTGCAATGAAAGAGGGCGGAATTAATGCATCAGAAGGTGCTAATGCTCTCAAGTCTGGTCTTGCTTCTATGATCAATCCTTCAAAAAAGGCTAGTGAATTTCTTGCGGGACTTGGAATAAATATTAAAGGACTTGTTGAAGCAAACAAGGGAGATCTAAAAGGAACTGTTGTAGGATTTGCTAGAGCACTTGATACATTAGATCCACTTAACCGTGCAAGAGCAATTGAGCAACTATTTGGTAAGTTCCAGTTTGCTCGTTTGTCAACACTCTTTCAAAATGTTACAAAAGATTCTTCACAAGCAGCAAGAGCACTTGGATTAGCAGGGGCATCAGTTGAAGAACTAGCAATTCTATCTGAGCGAGAATTAGGCAAAGTAGAAAATGCAGTTGGAGTCAAATTTCAAAAATCAATTGAACAATTAAAGCAAGAGTTAGTTCCAGTTGGTAAGGCATTCCTAGAAGCATTAACTCCAATTGTTAATTTCTTTGGAAAAATTTTAGAAAGATTTAATAACTTTAGTGATGGCACTAAAAAAGCCATTGCGGTTGTTATTGGAGTTGTTGGTGGTTTAGCACCAGTTGCACTGATGACATTTGGTTTGCTTGCAAACGGTCTTGCAAACTTAATTAAATTCTTTGCAATGCTTCGTGGTGGCATGGCAAAACTTAATGGACAAAATGCAGTTCTTGGTGGAGGATTTGATTATTTAACACAACAGGAAATTGAAAATCTTACAGAAACAAATGCTTTGCATATGTCTCACAAAACACTTATTGATACATTTAATGTTGAGGCAGGATCTGTTAATGCACTAGCAGCAGCATATGCAAATGCAGGATCACAGGCTAGAGCACTTGCTGCCTCAAGTCCAGGACTATTTAATGCAGCCCCAGGTGCTAAGGGAGCGGTATCTGGAATTAGAATGTCATCAGGTGGAGTAGTACCAGGTACTGGAAATAAGGATACAGTTCCAGCAGTACTAACTCCTGGTGAAGTTGTTTTAACAAAGCAAACAGTTAAAGATAACCCAGAGACTGTTGCAGCATTGCAAAATGGAAGTGTTAGAAAGTACATGGCTGGCACTGCAGATAATTCAAGAAGTGGTGCAAGTTATCGTGGAGTCCATAACCTAATTATGGGAAGGTCTGGTCTTGATAATGGGCCGACATCACAAGCAGAATCAGTATCATCTTCTAAAGATTTACCAGGATTTTTACAAAAAGAATATGACAGAATTGCAAAATTAAATGAAGCAAACCTTAAGCGTTATGCAGAACTTACTGGTATGGGCACAGAAAAAACAATGGAAGAAATTCGTGCTGCAGTCCTTAAAAACTTTGAAGAATTACTTGCAGAAGTTAAAGCAAAAACTGGAAAACTTACACAAGAAGGATTAAATGAAATAGGAAAGGCTCCAGGTGCTGATGGTGGACCAAGCATCATGGGGAGATGGTTTAAGAAGTTTGATGAAGGTCAAGGCGGATCTTTTGCACACGTAGGAGATACACATAAAGTTGACATTGGAACAGCAAGTGGTTTAAAAGTTTCTCCAAAGATCCAAAAGCAGATGGATATTGTTAAAGCCTATTATGCAGAAACTGGAAGACAAGCACCAGATGTAAGAGTTGCAGATGCATTTGGATTTGACATGAAGCAGTCTGTCAATAGAGGAATGGCAAGCCCAAATCAAAAGAATTTTGAAAAGAAAAATGGAAAAACTGTAGGCTCTGCATTTGAAGAAGAGTTTGCAAAGACTGGTGCTGAAAAATGGAAGACCATGACAGAACTTGTCGGTGCAGATTTTGACAAGATTCATGCCCAGGCAGAAATTTATGACAAGGCATTGCTTCAAAAAATTCAGGCATGGAATCAAGAAAATGCAGGGAAAAAGATTCCAGAGCCTTTCACAGATGATGTATTCTTAAAGTTAGAGTCAGAAGTTAGAAAAGACATAGACTCCCTTATTCCTGATTTTAAGGCTGTAATTGAAACAGCAAAAAGAACTATCACTGCACTTAGAACATCTATTAAGCAAGAAGATCTTGGACCAATTAATGATCGCCTTGCAAAAGCAGGTGCTGGAACTCTTGGTCCAAAAGCAAGTAATGCAAAATATGGAAATGTTGAAGCAAGAACTGCATCAGAGGTTCTTGGAACTATAGATGATCTTCCAGAAAGTGTTGAAAAGAGTTTAACCAAAGCAGAACAAATAGCACAAACTGCTTCACCTTCAAAGAGAACTAGAAAACTTGGACAAGATATTGGAGATGGACTTATTGAAGGCATGAAGTCTAGAGAAGCAGGTGTGGCTTCACAATCAGATAGACTTGCAAACGCTGCATCAAATATTGATACTGCAAATCTTGAAAAATACAGGATTATGAAAGAAGATCCTGAAATGCGTCAAAGACAAAAGTCTATAGACAGACACTATAGAAAATTAACTGGAAAGTTAGTAACTACTACAAAATTAAATGATGCAATTGCAAGACAAACAAAAACTACGAGTGTAAATGTTGCTGAGTCTGCTGCACAAGAGCAAAGACTAAATGATTTAAGACAACAAGAGATTATTGCAAAAGAGCAAGCAGTTAGAAATGCACAGGATGCAGCAGCAGCAGGGAACTACCCAGGAACATCTCAGTCAGATCTTGTTGCTGGAGATATAGGGTTTATTGGACCACTTACACCAGAACAACAAAAAACAAATGCTGCAAACCTTAAAGCACAAAGAAAATTAGAAGTTCAGCAGGCAAGGGGAATGCGTAGAGAAGCAGTTGGGCAATATTCTGGTAAGGTTGCAGGAGCACTTGGTACTGCTGCAATGGTTTCTGGTATGGCTGGAGCACCAACACAAGTCACAGCAGCACTTGGAACTGGATCTATGGTTGCATCATTTGCACCAATGCTTGCTGGTCTTAGCGGTCCACAGGGTCTTGCACTTGGAGTGGCAGCAGCAGCGGGATCTGTATGGCTAATGAAGAAACACTTTGATGCTACAGTTAAGAAGCAAGTTGATTATATTAATTCTATATCTGCAACAACAGATAAGATGAAGAAAATTGGTGAAATAACAGGTAAGGTTGGAGCCTCAGAACTTTATTCAAGAAAGAGACAAGAAGGCAGTGCTGATAGATATACAAAGATATTTGAAAGAGGAAAGAGTCAATTTGGAACAGATTTCTTCCAATCAGATGTTGGAAAGTCTATAAAAGAATCTTTTGTAAAAGATCTTGCAGCAGGTGGAGATCAAGCATCTAAAAAACTAGCATTGCAACTTTCTGCTTATATTTCTGATGGAATATTAACTGCTGAACAAGCATATAGCGTAGCAAGACAAATTGGCTTAGATCTTGGCAACATGACAATTGGAACAAAGATTCAAGGTGAAATAACAAATCTCGTTGGACCAGATGGCCAAAACTTACTTGTTGATCCGCTTACAATTAGAATTAAAATAATTAATACGCAAAATGAAATTACAGATGCAATGACAACGGCTGCAACAAATGCTCAAAGAACTGGTAGTGCATCTTCTGCCTCTACAGATTCTTTTGCTGCAGCACAGGCACTTCAGTCTCAAAATCTAACCATTATACAGGCTCAAAGAGATGCACAAAAGAAAATGTATGATGATGAAATACGCAAACTTGAAGCACAAAAACTAGCAACTGCAGATAAAGCAAAACAATTAGTAATAGATGGAAAGATAGAAGATGTTAAAAAACGACAAGCAAAAGATGATGCAAAATTAAACTCATTTACAGCAAAAAGTTTAAAACAAACTTCAGACTTATTTGATAAATCATTAAAGGGTAAACTTCCTGGTCAGATAGGTATGAATAAGAATGCAGTTATTTCTGCATCAAGAAATGCTGTTTCTGCAAAATATACTGGAGATGCAGCCCCACTTGCCAAAGCGTTGCTTTCACAAACCAAGGGACTTAAATCAGAAAAGATAGAAGTTTTAATTAACACATTGGTTTCTGGCGGTCAACTAGATACTGTTTCTGCAACAAACTTATTAAATATATTTGGCAAAGATGAAAATGGCATGTATACACAAATTACAGCAGCACTTAAAATGCAAGATCCTGGCAAGGTTCAGCAACTGCTTACAATACTTTCTAATTTTGATGAAGAAACTGCAAAAGATATTTTTGTAAAGATGACATCAAAAGAAGGTGCAGCAACATTTGAAAATAATATGAATACCTTAAGTTCTTTAATGCAACTTGATGGTAAAGAGTTAGACTTAGAAGTATTCTTAAAAACAAAGGGAAACCTAGAAAAACTAAGTGCACTATTAGATAGCGTAGATAGTAAAATTGGAACTGAGCCTGTAACTCTTACTGTAATAGAAGACATAGTTAAGGCAAATCCAGATATGCCAGACATGACGGCTTTAATAAGTGATTGGGATAAGTGGAAAGATAAAGATCCAAAAATTCAAAAGAGTGTTGTTCTTACATATATAGAACTTTATAAAACAATCGGAAAATCAGAAATTGCACAGTACAGAAAAAATAAATCTATACCATCAGTAGTAACCGACTCTGCCGTTACTGGAATGATTGCAAATGATCTATTGCCAAACAAAGTTCCAACATCAATTCCAAGCAACAAGCCAGGACCTGCTTCAAATACAAATTCAACAGGAGCAAATCCACTAGACTTCCTTGACTCACTTGCAATGAGAATTAAAAATGTTCGTGACGGAGCCTTCGATGCAACAACCCCACTTAAATCTATGATTGCAGCATTTAGTGGAAAGCAGGCTCAAAAAGATGTTTCAAAGATGTTTACACTATTTGATGGTTTGCAACAAAGAATGATTAAACTTGGTGTTCCAAAAGAATTTAGAGATATGATTTCTGGAATGAGTGCAGATGACTTTAAAAAGTTTGCATCATTGCCAAAGGGAAAGAATATGTTTACCTATGAAAAGGGTAAAGAAAAAACAAAGGCAAACATTACTGGATTAACAAAAGAAGGTCAAGCGGTAATGCAAACATACCGTGAAGCCGTAATCGGTGAATTTAATGTTGCACAAAAAGAAGTTTTAGAAACAACAAAAAATCAAGATGCAGCATTTAAAATTCTTATTGCTTCTGGAATGAGCACATCCGATGCATTAAAAACTGTAGAAGATTCTGCAATAGCAGCAGGTATTGCATCAGGTGCGGTTGGTAAAAAGGGTTCTGAAGAAATGAAGAAATTCATTGCAGACGCTCAGGCAGCATCTGATGCAACTTCAAGACTTAATGCACTAACAAAAGCAAGACAGGCAAACTCAGACTTTGCTATTTCAAAGAATGCCCCAGGACTAGCAAAATCTATGAAAGAGGCAGGATACAGTGCTGATCAAATTAATGAGGCTTTGTCAGATCCTGATATTGCAAAGTACTTAATTGAAGACCTTAAAGATGGAAAGATTGAAGCAGGAGACATAAAAGATTATATTGATTCAATCGCAGAAAAGAAATCGATTGATATTCGTGTAAAACTTGCAATGGGAGATTTTGCAGGTGCTGCAGAAGAAGGAAGACAACTAGTAAATGAAATGTTCTCTGTACAAGAGGCATTGATTAAGAATGGACCACTTGGACAACAACTAGATTCAAATAATCAAAAAATTGCAGATTATCAAGCACAACTTCTTCCATTCCAAAAACAAGTTGCTGACATTAATCAATCAATAGCAGATGCACAAAGAAGCATTGAGATTGCATATACAAGACCAATAGAGGCCCTTAATACTCAAGTAGAATCATTAGATAGACAACTTGAAACAAGTCCAATATTTGGCAACCGTGCAATGCAGGCAATTCAAGATCAAAACACAATTTATGGAAATGATCTTGCTATTATTTCTCATCAAGCAGATGCTGTTAATAAATCTTATGATGAACAAGTTAAAAACCTTAATGAGGTCAAGGCTGTTAATGATCAGATAATTGCTCAACAGGGAAGACAACTTGGTCTTGCTGATGCATTGACTCAGGGTGATATTGCTGCAGCAGCACAGGCTGCACAAGAAATGAGACAGGCCAATGCTGATCAATATGCTACATCACAAATGGATGCCCTTGAACAATCACGACAAAATGCTTTAGGAAGACTAAAGGGTCCACAGTCTGGCTTGACAGAAATACAAATTCAAGAACAACAATATCAAAATGCTCAAAAACTTTATGCAATGGAAAATAATCCAGCAAGACTTAAAATTGTTGCAGACATTAAGGCAAAGCAAGATGAAATTTATAACTTGCAACAACTTCAAAATGCAGAACTTGCTAAAATTAAAACAAAAGAAGATGAAATTTATAATATTGAAAATACAAAGATTCGTCCAATTCAAACAAACATAGATGCACTGACATATGAAAATATTGTTCTGCAAAATCAAATAGATAAGCAGGTTGCTTCATTAAAGGTAATGGGACAAACTCGTGGAGAATGGGATTTGACATTTGCAAAGATTGATGCATCTGCACTTGCATCAAAGAATCTAGATACAGCATTTGGTGCACTATTAACATCTGCAACAGCAATTAATAATATGTGGGCTTCAATTCTATCAAAGATTCAGCAGTATGCTGCAGGAGTTCCAGGAAGTGTTACAACACAGCAAAATAATTTTACTCCGCCTCCTGTAACTAAACCTAAAACTACAACAACACCAGAGGCAGATGCAGCAGCAAATCAAGCAAACGCAATGGTTGCCTTTGCTCTTGCAAAAACTACAGATGATGTTAATACTGCTGTTTCAGATGCAGTAAAAGCAGGTTTAACTCCATCAGTTGTTGCTAACGCAATGGCATCTTCTTTAGTTGGAACTGGAATGTCTGCTGCAGATGCAGCCATGACTGCTAGATGGACTGGACAAGGATTGGCATATCAAGCACAGGTTGCTGCTCAAGAAAAAGCACAGGCTGCAAGGGTTGCTGCAGATGCTGCAATGTTTCCTGGTGGAAGAAGAGGTGGATATTCTTCTGGTGGATTTGTTCCTAAATATTTTGCTATAGGTGGATTTGCTAAGGGTACAGATACAGTACCAGCAATGCTTACACCAGGGGAATTTGTTATGAGTAAATATGCTGTTGATAATTATGGCACGGGAACCATGAAAGCCATTAATAACGGTTCACAACAACTTGGATCAGTGTATAATTATGAGTTGACAGTAAATGTTAAGTCTGATGCTAATGCAAATGATATTGCAAATACAGTAATGACTAAGATTAAACAAGTAGATTCTATGAGATTAAGAGGTAATAAACTATAATGGCTACTAACCCAAATGCTGCTGCCTATATGTCTGGTAGAAGAAAGTATCAAAGACCACAAGCAATGTTATGGTCAGAAAACTCTGGCACACTAGTTAATGGTGTTTATGTTCCAAATGGCTATGAGGTTGGATCAACAACTGGATCAGAAACAGACGAATCCACATTTAATCAATTTTTAATTCTTTCAGATGATAATAGACAGCCGATTGATTTTAAACCAACCAGAATTGAAAAGCGTGAAAGAATGATTAATGGCAGAATGCGTTCTTATCATGTTGCAGACAAGTTGACAATTTCTACTAGTTGGAGTATGCTTCCTTCTAGATCTTTTGCACTTGCTCCAGAGTTTAATCCATCAAATGGAAAGCCATTAGTAAAAGAAAAGAACTCTTTAGAATATACTTCTGATGGTGGTGCTGGTGGAGTTGAACTACTTGATTGGTATGAAAACCATCAGGGATCTTTTTGGGTATATCTAGCATATGATAAATATTCAAATTTTGGAAAAGATGATGCAGACTATGGACATCTTGGACAATATAATCAATTGGTTGAAATGTTTTTTAGTGATTTTTCTTATAGCGTACAAAAGCGTGGCGGAAGTAATCATGATTTTTGGAATATCTCAGTAACCCTGGAAGAGGCATAGAATGTTTCAAAATGATGAATTAAAAAATCATCTTCAAACATCTTCAGTTATTAGAACTAACTCTGCTGTAATTGCTGAGTGGAATATGAACATACCAGAAAATATTCAAAAGATTGGCAATTATAGATATAGACCAACACAAGATAGTTCTGTATATAAAAATATTATTTCTAGTTTTAATGATGGAGAAGACAAAAATACACAGGTCCCGTTTTACTATGGAGCAACCGATGCTGATGTAACAATTGATGGCGGAATGGACGATATAAATCAGCCAACACTACTTACTTCTAGAAAAGAATACATTAAATTACTTTATTCGCTAGAAAACTGTTTTTATAAATTTAGACCAAGATCAGGTATTAATAAGTCTTCTTATTTTTCAAACTCATATATTCATAATGCTAATTCAGATATGGCAAAAAGACCAAGATATTATATGCCAGATAAAGGCGATTACTTTAAATACTGGACATCTTATAGAACTGAAAATGGTTCTGAGTACGGTGTTGCAAATAAAACCTTAAATGGCCAATACTTCATTGAGGATACAGCACCATTTGTTGTTTATAAAAATAAAATTCCAGTAAATAGAGTTGTAGTAAAAATGCAAACACATATTGGCTCTGTTGACCTTGGTCCATTTTCAACATCTTCTAAATCATTCTCAGACCCATTCTATGGTGATGCAAATAAAAAGACACCAGTTAAATGGAAGATTCAAGCACTTAAAAATAATAACTGGGTTGACATAAAGAAATTTGATGCAAGCACAAGAAGAAAAAATGGTACATCAATAATTGGTTCAGATGGATACGTAGAACTAGCATATGGATTAATCGTTCCAGATAAATATCAAGATACATTTATTAGAGCAGAAGAACATGCTACAACATCAACTTTACCAGAAACATCAATAAATGGTTATGCATATTTAGTTAAAGAAAATGAAGATTCTTTAGGCACGTATCATATTTGGGTATCAGATAAGTATGAGACCTTTGTTCCAACATATGGCTGGTATGTAAGTGAAGAAACAGTAGATAGATTAACTAACTTTGTTACAGATACAACATCTCCAATTCAGTACTCAAATGCATCTGATGGTTTGCCAATGTATAGAGAGTTTGATTATATTAATGGCTTAAGAATTGTTGTTGATACAATGACAAGGGCTGACTCAACTTTTGATCTAATTGAACTATCACCAAGATTAGTTGTAGATTTATCAGGAAAGACAGTTGATTTTTCAATAACAAAAACGGCATCTGATTTAGGATCTTCTGGCCTTCCAGTTGGTCAATTGCTTGCATCAAATGGAACCCTAAAACTATTTGACTACGATCAAGCATTTAATCCAAATAATAACAACAGTATTATTAAAAACTATATAACTAAAAATATACAAGTTAAGTTTTATGAAATAATTATGAATGTAAATGGGTATGATTATTTTGTTCCAATTAAGACAATGTATACAGAAGGTTTTCCAGAGTCAAACAATGAAACAAGACAAGTTTCTTTAAAATTAAGAGATCTATTCTTTTACCTAGAATCAATCAATGCCCCACAACTGCTAGTTACAAATGTATCTCTTAGTTATGCAGTCTCAACACTTTTAGATTCAATTGGTTTTACCAACTATTCATTTAAAAGAGTAGATGGTGAAGTTGATCAGATTATTCCATACTTCTTTATTCCGCCAGACACTAGCGTTGCTGAACTATTAAATCAATTAGCGATATCAACACAGACAGCAATGTTCTTTGATGAATATAATAATTTTGTAATGATGAGTAAAAATTACATTCTTCCAAAAGAGTCAGAAAGAGAAACTGATTTTGAATTTTATGGTACCAAAGATTTTATTGAAGAAGGTGCAATTAATAACAAAACTACCAATGAAAAACTTGCAAACATAATTTCTATTAACTCTCAAAATAATGAAATTTTTAATGATGGAAGTATTAACTATAAGACAAGATATATTCAAAAAACATATGGATCAATTAGGCAAGCAAGCATTATTGATCAGGAAAAAACATGGATATACAAACCAGTATTATTGTGGGAAGTTGCTGGGGACGATAATACAAAGTCTATTAATGATCAAGCAAATAAGCAGTCTAGTTATGTTTTGGGTGCTATACCACTTAACTCTGATTTATCCGATACAGTTCCAAGCGTTTCTAATAATATAATGATTAATAATACAATGGATTTAGGAGAGGGCATTTATTGGCTTTCAAGATACAATGGATATTTTTATGCAAATGGAGAAATCATAAAATATGATGCAGTTCAGTATAGTGTCAGCGGTATTGGCAATGTATGGATTACAAGTGTAACTGATTATCAAAACTATTTTTCCAAACTAAGTCATAATGGAAAGATCTATCCAACAGGATTGGTGAGAATTTATTCATATCCAAATTATCAAACTATAAATGGAATCACTAAATTAAAAAATGGAGAAGTAGCAAAGCACGGTAGAGGTCAGTTTGGCACAAGTGTTCTAAAGCACAATGCTGGCTTAAATTCATACTGGTCCGATAATGCAAATGTTCGTGGCTGCTCAATGAAGTCTGATTATTTGTTTAGTCTTGCAAGTAAAACTGAAGCAGATGCAAAGATTGCACTTTTAACATTAGACAATCTTGCAGCAGGAGTTAGCAATGATTTGGCAACTCAATCCACTAGATCAGGAATTATGAAAAATTTCTTGTCTCAATATTATGGCACAGAAAAAGATTTTAATAAACTTAAAACAACCCAAACTGGAACAATCCAGTCGTCTGCATTTATTTTAAATGGTCCATCTTTTACAACTACTCAAAAAGGCATTGACTTTATTTCGTATGTACATAAACCATTGACAGACTCATTTAAACATTTTGGTACAAGAATGAGAATTGTTGGTAAAATTGAAAATAACCAGAACCGTGGTCAGACTCCAATTGGTAGTGATACATACTTTGTGGTAACTGGTAATTCTCCAGATCAAAATATTAATATTAGTGCTGGTTCTGGCGGATTAGCCGTTATGCTAAATCCAACAACAAATGTTGGATACTATTTTGAAATTTTAGCACTAACAGAAAATAACATCAGTAGTTATAATAAATCTGCTGAAAATCTTCACAATGTAATCTTTTATAAGATAAAGCGTGACTCTGCCACATCCGATGCTATACCAGTTAAACTTTGGGGTGGTCTTGCAAGCATAACAGTTGACGATGGAAAGTTTACTGGTCAATACAGAATGGTTGGCGAGCAAAATCCAACGGTATATGATTTAGCAGTTGAGTATAGAAATATTGGAAACAGTAGAAGGTTCTACTTATACATAAACAACAAACTTGTTGCAACTGTTGACGATACTTCTCCTTTGCCAGTATATAACAATATGGCTATGTTTGTAAGAGGATCTGCAAGATGTATGTTTGAAAATATCTACGCATTAACAAATAATTATAGTCAAAATACAACCTTTGCTCTTGATACACCAGTTATGTCAGCGATTAATGATTCTGAGATAGATGCAAATGAATCATTCAGAAAATATGCAATGAGTGGTATTGTTCAATCAACCTATTTATCTGGTATTAATCCGTCTCAGCCACCACAATATAATATGTACTTTGAAGAATTTGGTACCATTATGAGAGAAGCAGCATACTTTAATATTCGTTATGACAAAGCCTATCCAGCATTATATGCAAAACTGTCTCCAACATTTAATAAGATTAAGGGGTATACAGTATCTGGATTTAGAGCAGGATCTTATGGAGCAGAATTTTTAATATTCAATGCAACAGATACCGCACTAAGCCTAGATGAGACAACTGGCAATTACTTAAGAATTCAAGGTATAACTTTTACACAAGAGTCACAACACCAATTGACAATGGATGAGTATTTTAATAAAAATAGTGATTTTTCAAATCCTCAACTAAGCGGATCAACATTATTAAAATCTCCTATAAAGTATGATAATGATTATCAAGATATTAAAGTAAGCAGAATTACCTATGGTAAAAAAGATTTTTCATTAGAAACACCATACATACAAACACAAGATGACGCAAACAGGCTAATGGAGTGGATTGTCAATAAAGTTGTTAAGCCAAGAAAATCTGTTAGTCTTAAGGTTTTTGCAACACCAACAGTTCAACTAGGAGATGTTGTCACTATTGACTATAAGGATAAAGACTCAGTAAATCAAATATCATCATCTAACTCTAGGTTTGTAGTATATAATATAGAGTATGCTAAAAGTTCTGGAGGGCCAGATATGACTGTTTATCTGAGCGAAATTTAATATGGCAAGTGCAATACCACTTACACCAGATACTACTGCATCTAACGCAGATACAGGGGTACTTGCTGCAACCACCAACCTTATAATTACAAGTTATGATGAAACACCTTTAGAGGTAATGACTGATCTTATATTTGAAGATATAGGTGGTCAAGAAATTATTAATATATCCAGAACTGACATTGTTAATGGTCAGGATATTATTTATCAACCAATTAAAAATTTGGCAAGCATTAACTATCAGTATAATCCGCAAAATATTTTGGCCCTACAAGATACATCTGAGAACTATTTTAAAAAATTTCCAATTAATGCAGCAAACAAAGTTCCAACCACTGGAACAGGAGAAAATGGATCAACAGTTTACATCGATGAGGCTACGGGAAATCTAGTTATTGAACTAGTAAATGTAGAGGATGATGAGCAAGTAGAAGTTCAAATACTAAGAAATGGAAAATTTTTTAATGATACAATATATGAGGTGCAATAATGATTACTAATACTGGAAAAAATATTTTAGCCAAATATCTACTTGGTCAGGCTTCTGCCTATGCCTCGTATATTGCTATTGGCTGCGGTTCAAGGCCTTTAAACTCTGACGCAGTTCTTGGCGATTATTCAACTAAAGAAAGACTTGATTTTGAGATGTTCCGTGTACCGATTACTTCAAGAGGTTATGTGAGCGAAGATGGAATTACAAAAATTGTTTTAACTGCAGAATTGCCAAGTGAAGAAAGATATGAGATTAGCGAAGTTGGTATTTTTTCTGCGGGATCTAATACTGCTGCAGGTGCCTATGATAGTAAATCTATTTATGCTTTTACACAAGATGAAAATTGGGAACACCACGATGCCCAGGGTGCATATCAAATTCCAGTAAAGTATACACCACTAGACAATGATTCAAATAATATAATTAGTGATGTTATGGCTACAAGAGAAGGATCTCAAGTTGTTGCAAAAGTTTTTCAAACAAACGCAGATAACAGAATTTTTACAGATCAAGGAAGAGTTTTAAGATATGAAAGATGTAGATTTTTAAATAATACAATTATGCTTAAGGGAAATTCTTCCACGCTAACTATTGATGGATCTGGAAATTTAGTAATAGGAGATAACTCAGAGCATATACATTTGACTGGTGCAATACTAGACTTTAATAAAAACTCACCTACTGATGAAATTAAACTATCTTTTGCGGTAGTTAATAAAGATGGAGAATCAACAAGTGTTCCAGACAATGTTAGAATAATGGTAGAGTTTTCTTCTTCTGATTCGCTTGTCGGTCAATTTGCAAGATTTCAGGTAAATATTAATAATGGAACTAGAATAGATCAGCATAATTTTGCTACAAATAGATATGTTGTAGCAACAAAACAACTACAAGAATTATATAAGAGTGCTGGCTTTACATGGAGTCAGGTTGATGTTGTTAAGATTTATGCATGTGTCACAGACAATGGCAGCCCAACAGATAACTTTTATATTGCCTTAGATGCTTTAAAACTTGAAAATACAAGTTCGTCAAACCCACTTTATGGAATGACTGGATATTCTGTTATTAAAAATAAAGATGCAGCAACTATTGTAAAATCTGCAAACACAACAAACTATATTGAATTTAGGTTTGCCTTGGATGTTCAATAATGGCACAAGAAAACTCTAGAGTAAAAAAGGTTATTATATCAAAATCTTCATTACCAGAAATATCTGGTGTTGGACAAGACTATGTGGTTAGATACAGAATTGTCAGTGATGATAAAAATAGATATTCTTATTGGTCACAAAAATATAGAGTCGCTATACCAAATACAACTACTGTACCTTTTTCTGTGACTAAATCTGGTTCAACTATAACAGCAGTTTGGACACCAGATAATACTATAAAGTCTGAGTTTGATATTTATATTAAGTGGGATAATGAAGAGTGGAAATATGTTACAACTGTATATTCAACAATCTATGCTAGTGTAATTAAGAATGGTGCCACAAAGGTAAAAGTTGCAGCACAAATACCAACTTTTCCAAAAGAAAGATTTAGTTCTGCTACACTTTTTGAATCCAACCAGATTGACTTAGTGGTATAATTATATAACCATGGCAAAATTACCTTTACCTGAAAGAGGGCAACCACTAGATGTTGCTTATATTTATCAATTAGCAAATACTGTTAATGATTTATCATCACAAATATCTCCAGCAACATATAAATATGTAACAGTAGATACCCCTGGTGTTGGAAAGCAAAGCGTTAAGGCTTCCGAGGCTAGAATTATTGGCGGGTATGTAAATGTAGTAAATAGTTCAACACGACAAGCAGGAACAGAAGTAGCATTTTCATATGACTTCCCAACAGACTTTAAGTATGCACCCATTGCAACTGCAACCCCAGTTAACACTGGTGGAACAGATGCTGGTAAGAATGTATCAGTAGTTTTAAAAAATATAACAACCTCTAAGGTTGATGGAATTGTAAGGTTTGGTACAACTGGTGATATGTCAGTTGATGTCAATATTATAATTATTGGAATACCTAACTAAATAATGATTAAATGTGATAGATGTAATAAAAGAATGTTTGTTGATAGACAGTATACTTCAGTTTCTCATTTAGAAACATACTGTATGTACTGTGGATCTAGAAAATTTTTTAATCCACCTGAGCAATCAAAAGAGGGGCGATGGCTACTAGAAAAGGAAAAATTGAGAGCGAAAACTACAATCTCTCCCCTGTAATTCCTGGTAACAAAAAGGTTTGGTTTTTGAATGGTGATCTAGTTAGAGTACATCACCTCAACAGGTCTAATGGCATTATGTCTGTTTATAATATTACAAAAGATCAAATCGAAAGTTGTTTAATTAATGATTTTAAAAAAAATCGTGAACGAGCATATACTGTAGGTCAGACTGCTGATTTAGTTAATCGTCATAAAAAATATATGCCATCACTAATGAAACGAGGAATCATTCCTTTCCCTACTGGATCACAAAAAGGCGGAGCAAGGGGGTTTCAGGTTAGATCATATTACTCAGAATCGCAGGTACGGGAGATACGTGATATACTTGCTACGTACCATATTGGTAGACCAAGAAAAGACAATTTAATAACAAATGATATTACACCATCCACACAAGAGTTGACAAGACGGATGGGGGACGGTATAATTACATATACAAGAACTGAAGATGGAAGGTTTATCCCTATTTGGGGAGAATCTATTTAATAATAAAGGGGTATGAAATGCAAAACGAAGACACTAAAGTTGGAGTTACTTTGGGGTATACACTTAACCTTGGTAACTTTCAGTCACTAAGGATTGATCTTAATGTGATTGATTCTAAGCGTGAAGGTGAAAATACAAACGATGCTTTTGAGCGTGTTTACAAGTTTGTAGAAGATAAGTTAACTGAAAAGATTAACGAAGCAAAGTCTGAAATCGCAGAATAATGGCAGAACGCAAAGACCGAATGGCTTTGCTTTCACGCTACAGCAAGTTCCATACTGCAAAGTATGAGCAAAAGCCATCGTTAAATTTAAATGTAGAGCAATGGGCTTCAGATGCCCTTATTGAGTCATACGGAATAGGACAGTGCTACGATCTTCTTGAGTACTACTTTGGTGTCGCTCAGTCTCCTTCTTGGAATTACTTTGCGTACAATGCAGAAAAAATATTACAAGCAAGATTAGATAAGCAGCAGGATGATAAAGAAAGAGCGGAAAGAAGAAGAATGGCTAAGGAGTGGTTAAGTGAATAATACAGAAGCAAAATTGATCACTGCAGTTCTTGAAGATAAGCAAGTTCATGTTTTGCTTCAAGCAAATATAGACAACCTTCTTAGAACCCATAACGATGTTTGGAATTTTGTAAGAAATTATTTTGAGCACAACTCTGCAGTTCCTCCAGTTTCTTTGGTTGTTGAAAAATTTAGAGATTTTGAGCCTATCCAAGGTGTTGGAGCAACAAAGCACCACTTGGAAGAACTTCAAACAGAATACTTAAACGATAGCCTAAAGGACATTCTTCGTTCTGCTGCTACAGATGTTCAGCAGGGTGAAGGAGTAAAGGCTTTAGACTCACTCATTACACAAACATCAGAATTAAAAAAGAATACTTCCGCAATTCGTGATATTGATGTAACAGATCTTGAATCCGCAATCGCATACTTTGAAAATATGAAAGAGCAGCAGGCACTTGGCAAGGTTGGAATTAAAACTAATCTTCCAGGATTTGACAACTATCTTCCAGCAGGAATTATGCCAGGTCAACTAGGAGTCTTTTTAGCATACCCAGGTATAGGAAAGTCATGGATGGCTCTATACTTTGCTGTACAGGCCTGGAAACAGGGTAAGACACCCCTTGTAATCTCACTTGAGATGTCAGAAACAGAAGTGCGTAACCGTGTATTCACAATCATGGGTGAAGGTCTTTGGTCACATAGAAAGATTTCAAATGGTGAGATTGAGTTAGACATGCTGAAATCGTGGCATGCAAAGAACCTTCAGGGCAAGCCTGAGTTCCATATTATTTCTAATGATCAAGGTGGCGAGATTAATCCTTCGGTTCTTCGTGGAAAGATTGACCAGTATAAGCCAGATTTTGTAATCGTTGACTACCTTCAGTTGATGGCTCCTAATCAGAAGTCAGACAATGAAACAGTACGAATGAAGAATCTTTCACGAGAACTAAAACTAATGGCTATTGGTGAAGAGGTTCCTATTATTGCTATCTCATCTGCTACACCAGATGATGTCAATGACCTTTCTACGGTCCCTACACTAGGTCAAACAGCATGGTCTAGACAGATTGCATACGATGCAGACTGGGTTATTGCCCTTGGTCGTGCTGCAAATAGTGATGTTATTGAATGTGCCTTTAGAAAGAACCGTCATGGATTTATGGGGGATTTCCTTGTGCAGGTAGATTTTGATAAGGGATACTATAGATATAAAGATTTTGAAGATAAGTAGTTATAATATGGTATGTCAAATTTTCACCACAAGACAATTAAAAGATTTAGTTTGGATGGCATCATCCATGATGAATCTGCCCTTGGTAGGTTAAAGGGTGAATATACAAGGTTGCTTGTTTCAGAGATGCGTCTCTGTGGCTATGTGCCAAGAATTGACATTGATCCAGATTTTACTATAGACTATAATGAAAAAAAACAATATTTTGAATTTGAAATATCAGTACACGGAGTATACGCAGGGAAAAGGAAAAGCGAATGGATAGCAGGGATAGACGTAAACAAGCCAATATATATACAAAAGAACAAATCAAAAGAGTTCTCGCAGGAACAGGTATAACCGTAGAGTCTGAGGTTGATTCAGACTATATTATTTTTTGTCCTTACCATAATAACAATAGGACCCCTGCTGGAGAAATTGATAAGAATAATGGAACCTTCTTTTGTTTTTCCTGTCATCATGTTGCAGACCTTGTAGAATTTGTAATGCACACCTCTGGAAGATCTTATTTTGAGTCTATTAGATTTATTAAAACAAAAGAAACTCAGCAAGATCTAGAGCGTGACATCAGTCAGAAACTTGTTACAAAGCCAGACTTTGTTCCATTTGATGAATTAATTATTAAGCGTTTGTATAACGGATTGCTTGCATCAGATAGAGCAAAAGACTATTTTAAATATCGTAAAATTTCTACATCTTCATGGTCTAAGTTTTCTCTTGGCTATTCAGAAAAACAGGACATGGTGACAGTTCCAGTGCATAGTCCAGATGGAATGTCAGTCGGTTTTGTTGGTAGATCAATAGAAGGAAAAGAATTTAAGAATACTCCAGGACTGCCAAAAGCAAAAACATTGTTTAATTTAAATCGTGTAAAAACTGCAGATAAAGTTTATGTCGTTGAATCTTCGTTTGATGCTATTCGTTTAGACCAAGTAGGGTTTCCAGCAGTTGCCACACTTGGATCTAATGTATCAAACCTACAAATAGAATTGCTTCAAAAGTATTTCAATAACATTATTGTTATTGCGGATAATGATGAGGCGGGAGGAAATATGAAAACTAAGATAATTGAAAAACTTGGATCTCGTGTTTCCATTATACAATTAAATAAAGAATATAAGGATATTGGTGATATGTCAGATGAAGATATCAAGAAATTGGAAGTTTCATTTGACAAAGACATCATCTCTATGCTAAACTAATATAACAAACAAAGGAGAAATATATGAGCGTAATTAAGGGATTAAAAGACATCAACGCCCTGCTCGAAAAACCAAAGTATGAAGGAACAGGACAAAAGGTTCGTTGGGTTAAGTTGGCTGACGGACAATCAGGAAAGGTTCGTTTTGTTGAAGAACTAGACCAAGACTCAGCAAACTATTCAGAAGCCCGTGGCCTTTCTGTAGTAGTTTCAGAACACACAAATCCAAAGGATTACAAGCGTAAGGCTGCTTGTACACAAGAATCAGAAGGTCGTTGTTTCGGTTGCGAAATGGCACGTAAAGAACCAAAGTCAGGCTGGAGAGCACGACTTCGTTTTTACTGCAATGTGCTAATCAACGATGGACTTGAAGATCCATATATTGCTGTTTGGTCACAAGGAATTTCAAAGCAATCAGCATTCAACAACATTCGTGAGTATGCTCTTGATACAGGTAGCATCTCTAATCTTGAGTGGAAGTTGAAGCGTAATGGTCAGGGAACTGAAACCAATTACACACTTCTACCATCAAAACCAGATGCAGAACCATTTGCATGGGATGGCTATGAATTCTTCAACCTAGAAAAGGTTGTTCGTGAGGTTCCATATCCAGAGCAGGAAGCGTTCTACTTTGGATTTGACACACCTTCTGTTACCAGCACAAATATTGACTGGTAATAGATGTCTTACGTAGGCTTACACGTACATACCCACTACTCGTTATTTGACGGGATTGCTACTCCAGAAGAATACATTGACCGTGCAGTTGAGTTGGGGATGCCAGCAATTGCCATCACTGACCACGGTACTTTATCTGGGCATAGGGAACTGCACCGCATTGCAAAAGCAAAGGGTATTAAGCCTATACTTGGCGTAGAAGGCTATATGTGTAAAGATAGATTTGATACTAGAGATAAGTCTGAAAGAGACGGAGATCTAGATCTAGTTTATAACCATATAGTACTTCTCGCCAAGAACCAAATTGGTTTAGAGAATTTAAATAAGATTAGTGAGATATCCTGGACAGAGGGATATTTTAAGAAGCCAAGGTTTGACTTTGAGATTCTTGAAAAGTATTCAGAAGGAATTATTGTCACATCTGCATGTCCAAGTAGTGTGCTTGTAAAGGCACTTGAGAATAATGAGTTTGCTATAGCAAAAGATTATATTCAATGGTTTAAGCGTGTATTTAATGATGATTACTATATTGAGGTCATGCCACATAATGAGGCAGAAATAAATAAACAATTAATTCAATTGGCAGATGAGTTTAGTGTAAAGGTTGTTGTAACCCCAGACTGTCATCACAGTTCAACAGATCAAAAAGAAATTCAAGAGTTTAAGTTGCTACTTAATACACATGTTAAGATTGATAAAGAACACACTTTTGAAAAGTCAAAGAAAAAAGAGAATATGATGGAACGCCTTGACTATCTTTATGGTGAAGACCGTCAAATCACATTTAACAAGTTTGACATTCATTTGCTTTCTTATGAAGAAATGAAGTCTGCTATGGAAGCACAGGGTATTGATCGTCCAGATATTTATACAAATACTTTAGAGGTTGCTGAAAAAGTTGGTGACTATGGAATTCAAGAAGGACTAGACCTACTTCCAGTCCAATATAAAAATCCAGATAAAGAATTAAAAGAACTAGCCCTTGCTGGATTAACTGAGCGTGGTGTAGATGGTCAGGAATATTTGGATAGACTTGATGAAGAGTTGCAAGTAATTAAAGATAAAAAGTTTGCTCCTTACTTTTTGGTTGTACGCAATATGATTGCATGGGCAAAAAAAGAAGAGATTATGGTGGGTCCTGGTCGTGGATCTGCAGCAGGATCACTGTTATGCTATGCACTAAGAATTACTGACATTGATCCAATTAAGCATGGACTATTGTTCTTTCGCTTTATTAATCCAGATCGAAATGACTTTCCAGATATTGATACAGATATTCAAGACTCTCGTCGTGAAGAAGTAAAAGATTATCTTGTTAGACAATATCGACATGTTGCATCTATTGCGACATTCCTTTCGTTTAAAGACAAGGGTGTTGTACGAGATGTTGCACGAGTTTTAAATATTCCACTTACTGATGTGAATAAAGTTCTTAAACTTGTTGATACTTGGGATGAATATTGCACATCAAAAACAACACGGGAATTCCGTGAGAAATATCCAGAGGTAGAAATTTATGGAGAACAACTTCGTGGTCGTATTAGAGGTACTGGCATCCACGCTGCTGGTGTTGTCACTAGTAAAGATCCTATTTTTAGGTACGCACCAATGGAGACACGCTCTTCTACTGGTAGCGATGAGCGTATTCCTGTTGTTGCAGTTGACATGGAAGAGGCTGAAAAGATTGGTTTAATCAAGATTGATGCACTGGGACTAAAAACTCTTTCAGTTCTTAAGGATACACTTGATATTATTGAGGAGAGAGACAACAAGAAAATTGACCTTCTTAAGATAGATATGGATGATAAAAATGTATATCAAATGCTTTCAGATGGATACACAAAGGGTGTGTTTCAGTGTGAAGCAGCACCATACACAAACTTGCTAATTAAAATGGGTGTAAAAAACCTATCAGAACTTGCAGCATCAAATGCTTTGGTTCGTCCAGGTGCAATGAATACAATTGGTAAGGATTATATTGACCGTAAGCATGGTCGTCAAAATATTGGTTATACACACCAAGTACTTAAAGAATTTACGGAGGAAACATATGGTTGTATTCTTTACCAGGAACAGGTTATGCAAGCATGCGTATCGCTTGGCGGTATGTCCATGTCGGAAGCAGACAAAGTTAGAAAAATCATTGGAAAGAAAAAGGATGCTAAAGAGTTTGATCAGTTTAAAGAAAAGTTTGTAGAGGGTGCATCTAAGTTTGTTTCACCAAACATGGCTAGAGATCTTTGGCATGACTTTGAGGCTCACGCAGGGTATTCATTTAATAAGTCTCACGCAGTAGCATACTCAACGCTATCATACTGGACAGCATGGCTTAAGTATCACTATCCAATAGAGTTTATGTACTCACTACTAAAGAATGAAAAGGACAAAGATGCAAGAACTGAATACCTTATTGAGGCAAAAAGAATGGGCATTAGCATTAAACTACCTCACATTAATGACTCAGATATTGATTTTAAAATTGAAGGCAAGGGTATTAGATTTGGTCTTACTGCTATTAAGTATATTTCCGATAAAATTGCAGAGCGTTACATTTCTGCAAGACCTTTCTCTTCGTATGCTCAACTTGAAGAGTTTACTTTTACTAAAGGAAATGGAGTTAACTCTCGTGCTCTTCAAGCATTACGAGTTATCGGCGCAGCGACATTTAATGATAATCCAAGAAATGACGAAGAGATTAAACAAAATCTCTACGAATATTTAAACCTACCAGAATTTAATATTACGGTTCCATCTCATTATTACGGCTTTATAACAGAGGCTCAGGATTATGAAGAAAAGGGTTCTTTGATTGTAATGGGTATGGTAAAATCTATTAAAAGAGCAAAAGGTTGGTCAAGAGTAGAACTATTAGATAAAACAGGAAGTGTAGGAATTTTTGATGAAGAGCAAACAACTATTGAAGCAGGCGTATCGTATCTCATTCTTGTTAATGATAATCGGATTCTTTCTGCTATCCCTATCGATCAAATAAAAGGTTCAACATCTGGTCTTGTTAAATTTTTAAATTACAAACAATTACCATATAAAGATAACGAGATGTTTGTTTTGTCATTTAAACCAAGAGTTACAAAGGCTGGAAAAAAGATGGCATCTTTAACAGTTGCAGATACAGCAAGAGATCTTCACTCAATAACTGTATTCCCAACATCTTTTGCAAAGGCATATATGAAAATTGAAGAAGGAAATGCATATAATTTTAGTTTAGGAAAAACTAAAGATGGAACAGTCATATTGGAGGATGTAAATGTCAGTTAGTGTAGAAGAGGCGATGGCCCAACTTGATCCAAAGTTAAGAAAAAAATTAGGAACAGGAGTAGGGGTAAACTATGAATACCAGCCTACCCCAAGTTATGGTTTAAACCGTGCTCTAGGAGGTGGACTTCCTTATGGTAGACAAGTTCTTATCTGGGGTTCAAAGTCATCTGCAAAGTCCTCTATGTGCCTTCAAATGATCGCTCTAGCACAAGCAGAGGGTAAACTCTGTGCATGGATTGACTCAGAAATGTCATACTCAGAAGACTGGGCTAGAAGTCTTGGTGTAGATCCAGAAAAACTAATCTACTCACAAGCAAGAACTATAAGTGACATGGTAGATGTAGGCGTTGGACTAATGAACGCTGGAGTTGATTTAATTGTGGTAGACTCTATTACATCAATGCTTCCTGCAATTTATTTTGAGAAGGACACAGACGAAATGAAGGCTTTGGAAAATACAAAGCAGATTGGAGCAGAGTCTCGTGACTTTAGTAACGCATGGAAAATGCTTAACTATGCTAATAATAAAGTTAAGCCTACTCTTCTTGTTCTCATTTCTCAGTCTCGCAATAATATTAATGCTATGTATACTAGCCAGCAGCCTTCTGGTGGTCAGGCTACTAAGTTTTATTCTTCTTGCATTGTTAAATTATTTAGTTCCGAATCAGATAATCAAGCAATTAAAGGAAAAATTAAAGTAGGAGATAAGTTAATTGAAGAAAAAATTGGAAGAACCATTCGTTGGGAACTTCAGTTTTCTAAAACTTCTCCAGGTTTTCAGTCTGGTGAATATGATTTTTATTTTAGAGGTGATGATATTGGTCTTGATACCATTGGTGACTTGGTTACTACAGCAGAACTAAACGGTATTGTAGAACGCACAGGAGCATGGTATATTCTTCCTGATGGCTCAAAGGTGCAAGGTAAAGAGGCATTTGTCAATCGTGTAAGAGAGGATCTTGATTTGCAAGAATCAATCAAGGCAAAACTAAATGCCTAGTTATACAGTTTATAGTGGTTTATTTTTATGTCATACCTGTAAAATGGAAGTTAGATCGCTAAGATTATATGCAGAAACAAAAACTGCCACCTGGATGTGCAAAGAAAAACATATTAGCACGGTTGGCTTTGGTAAAAAAACTAAAAAAGATTTTGAGGTATAATAGTATTATGAATAATTTTCCTATGTATACAAAAACAAAAGCAGAAGACTTTATTGACAATCAAGATTTTCCTGTTGTGCAAATTGAAAACATTTTATCTGACGAGCATATTGCAGAAATATATTATAAGGTTGCTCAGACAGATGACTCCCAAACAATAACTCAGCCTTGGGCTGGGCACAAAGCATATCATACTAAATTTTCAAATGATGTTATTAGTCAAATAGAAAAAAGAGTATCAGAAATAGTTGGTGAAGAAATGATTATGGCTGAATATTCTTTTGCCAGATACTCAGAAGAGTATGGTTATAAGTGCAAACTATTCCCACACTATGATACAAAAAAGTCACAAAGGGTAACATGTGATATTCAACTAGAATCAAATGAGGATTGGGGAATTATAGTAGAGGGTGAACAGTACAATCTAAACTACAATGATGCCTTGATCTTTGCGGGAAGCCAACAGATGCACTGGAGAGAAGATAAGCGGATAGGACAAGATACAAAAATTGATATGATGTTTTGTCATCTTGTATATAAAAATGATAGACCTCTTCAGGAAAATCATGTAGCCATATTAGAAAAAAGAACTCGTGCCTTAATGATGGACACGGGGATTGATAGTCAGATAGAAACAAATGACAGAAAAGAGTGAGTCAAAAAGAATTGGTGCAAAACAGCACAAGAATTCTGGTAGAAACACACATAAAGGTGATGCAACATGGCAAAACTTTACTGTAGATTTTAAAGAGGCTTCAAAGTCTTTCACATTAAATAAAGATGTATGGGCAAAGGCCACAACAGATGCAATTAAAAATAATAGCGATCCGTTAATAATAGTTGTTCTTGGCTCTGGAAATACAAAAGTTAGACTTGCTATACTGGAATTTGATTTATTAGATCAAATTCTAGATGGTGTATAATATAATAAAAGGAGATACTATGAAAAAAGATTTACCAAACGTATTAATCGACAATGCTTTAACACAAGAAGATGTATCAGAAATATATAAGATTGTTTCTTCAACTACCAGCCAAACCTTTGTTGAAGATCTTGGATATAACAGTTGGCATATTCAATTACCACAACATATTATTGATAAGTTTACAAAATATGCTGAGGGTATTGCTGGAGAATCATTAGTTCTAAAGGAATATAATTTTTCTAGATATCAAAAAACAGTTTCAAATTGTGGAAAGTATACTTTTTATCCATTGCTCTTTCCACATACTGACGAGGTATTTAATGAGTCAAGACTCACTTTAGACTATCAGATAGGTTCAAATGTATCTTGGGGAATTACAGTAGATAACTGGGAGTCTGAAGCAACATATACACTCAAAGACAATCAACTACTTTCTTTTTCTGGTTCTCATCAGGTTCACTGGAGACCAAAAAGAGAATTTGTAGATGGTGAATTTTTAGAAGCAATATTTTTGCACTTCTCACCAACTACATCAGAAACCCTCACTGCTGATCATGTAAACATTATGAGAGAAAGAGCAAAAGAAAAATATATAGTTTGGAATGATGAAACGGGTGCTTCATCTAACAAGTCAGAAGACGGCTTGCTAAAGTACAATCCGAAAGAGTCAAATTAATTATGGCTGAAATTCACAAGTACCTAACTGATTTTAATAAATATAAAACAAAAGTTCCATTTTATGTAGATAATTTATTTACTGATGCTGAATCAAAACAGTTAATGGATATTATTTATCAAAATAAAAATATGCTAGATCCAGTTGTGCATAAACCAAATGAGCAGACTAGTGAAAAAAATTGGGATAGGTTTAGACCAAAAACAATTGAATATATGTCAAGAGTGCTTGTTGAGTTTCAGATGCCCAAAAACTTAGAAGAAAAACTAGACAATATTGCAAAACCAATTTATGATGGAGATGTCGCTCTATGTCATTATAACTATATTGAATATAATAAAAAGTATGGCAATGGAAATAATAGTCCAAAGTTGCCTCCACATATAGACGCAGATGAAAATCTAATAACTATTAATCACTGTGTTGATGGAAACATTGAGTGGGATCTTTATATTGGAAACCAAGAAGACGGGACCACCTTTACAAGATATACACTAGAGCCTGGGCAAACAATAGTTTTCAGTGCAGTCAATCAGGTTCACTGGAGACCAAAGCGCAAATTTAAAGATGGCGAGTTTCTTGAGATTGTTAGCATGGACTATTGTCCAATAACTAACTATAGGTTTACTGGAGAAATGAATCCACTAGATGCATACACATATCCAGAAAAAAGAAGCGCTTACACAAATTCTTTAAACTATTTGCCAGAATTTAAAGCAGCGTGGAATCTTTATCATCAGGATGGTATGAAAGACGGAGTAATTGGAGATGATTTTTAATGGAAGAAAAAACAACTATTGATATGGTAAATGGTCTTGTAGAAATTGCAGACTATATGGAAGATGAAGAACTGACAACTGCATTAACAATGATTGCTAAACTAATTATAAAGCCAGATATCCCAATCAATGTTGCTCATGTAGAGATTGTAAGGCTTCAGGCAATCGCAGCAAAGATGGCATTTAAAGCAACATGGATGGCAAATGTAGATAAATCTGATAGAGGCAAAAAAAATCTTTACTACACTGCTGCTGAATCAATTAACAATTTAGTGTCTGCACTGAAATACATCACACGCTGATATCTGCTATACTTATAAGAATAGAAAAGAGTTTTAATATAATGACAAAAAATTTACTAAAGCAAGTTATGATTAGACCAGAAACAAGCAATAAATTGGAAGAGCCAACTTTTACTGATGGACTTATTGAGGCAATTAGGAATGGCTATACAGTTAACCTAAAACCACGCTTTCAAAAGAAGACAACCTTTGCTCCTTCATCTTTGACATACGGAGCAGGTGAGTGTGCTAGATATTGGTACCTTGCATTTGAGGGTGGTATTTTTCACGATGATGCAGATGCTTTTGGTGTAGCAAACAGAACCAGCGGAACACTGAGCCATGATAGAATCCAAGATGCTGTTATGAATGCTGGGCTTTTGGCAGAAGATATGGAGTTTGATCCAGAACCAAGCAAGTACAAGAAGCAAATTCATCCAGCATTAGAGTTTAGAATCAAGCATGATGACCCACCAATTTCAGGGTATGGCGATGTAATGCTTAATTATAATGGTCAAACTATTCTTGGTGAAATTAAAACCATGATGAATGAAGGCTTTGAGTATAGAAAAGCAAGCAGGAAGCCAAAGACTGGCCACCTAATGCAATTAATTATGTATATGAAGATTCTCAAGAAAGATAAGGGTGCATTGATTTATGAAAATAAAAATAACCATGATCTACTTATTATTCCTGTAGAAGTAAACGATCATTACCGTCGGTGGGTAGACCAGGCATTTGATTGGATGCGAACAGTTCGCAAGGCATGGGAAGATAAAACTTTGCCTCAAAAAACATATAGATCAAATTCAAAGATCTGTAAGGTTTGTCCATTACAAAAAACATGTGCCGAAGCAGAGACAGGGGTAATTAAAATTAAACCTCTGGAGTTGCTAGAAGATGAAGCATTGTAGTTGGTGCGACAAAGAATTTAAAACAGATATCTCATATCAGATATACTGTTCTGTAGAGTGTAGAAATCATTCTACAAAAGAAAAGATTGCACAAAGATATTTGCTTACAAGAAGACAAAAAAGAAAAGGCAAGATGCGAACTTGTAAATCTTGTAAAAGACAGTTGTCAATATACAATGATGATTCTTTGTGCTCTGGTTGTTTAATAAATCCTTCAGATGTTAGTCAAGCATTAAAAGAAATAAAAGGAAAAATAAATGGTACAAAATAAGTGGGGTGTAGAAATAAAACCAGAACAAATTTGTGCTATTGATGCTAGTACTAACAGTCTTGCCTATGCAACATTTCATGGTGAATACTTAAAAGAAGTTGGAAAGATTAATTTTGAAGGCAAAGATATATATGAAAAAGTAATTGACGCTGGCAGAAAGTCTAAAGGTTTATTTGAACATATTATAAATGTAGATGCGATTGTAATTGAACATACAGTATTTATGAACAGCCCTAAGACTGCTGCTGATCTTGCGTTAGTCCAAGGTGCTTTATTAGGTGCAGCAGGTCAATCTGGCATTAGAACTATTGGCAAGGTGTCACCAATCACATGGCAAAACTTTATTGGAAATAAAAAGATTTCTAAAGATGAAAAATTATATATTAGGTCTCAAAGTCCAGGAAAATCTGAGTCATGGTATAAATCTTTTGAAAGGGATCTTCGCAAACAAAGAACTATCAACTTTATCAATATTCAGTATGATAAGACTATTACTGATAATGATGTGGCAGATGCGTGTGGTATTGGTCATTGGGCTATAAAAAACTGGGACAAAGCAATAGGGGTTGACAAATAACATTATGGCTGCTAAACTATATACTAGTGAAACTTGGCTTAGAAAAAGATTTCTTATGGATAAAAAAACACCACAAGAAATTGCTTCAGAGTGTGGGACAAGCGTAGAAACAATATATGTTTATTTGGCAAAATACGGATTAAGGAAATCTAAACGATGAATAAATTACAAAAGGCTGTTGCAGTTTTAACTATTGCTGGTGCAGTTGGAATTAGTTATGCACTCTATACATTAAAGGGTTTGCCAGAAACATTTGATTGGGAGGATGACGAATGAGCGTTCAAACACAATATGTTATTTCAAATATTTGTGATGAAATAAAAGATATGCTTATTAAGAAGAACCAATCATACGGTGATTCTGCCATTGATCCAATTAGAATTTTTTCAAAGGCAAACACAGATGAGCAGATTAAGATTAGAATAGATGATAAACTTTCTAGAATATCTAGAGGCTCTGAGTTTTATGGGGACAATGACATAGACGATCTAATTGGATATCTAATCTTGTTTAAGGTTTCAAAGGTGCTATCAGATGTCAACTGAAGAAGACCTAGTAAAGCATTTAGATCAGGTAAATAATGTAGTTGAAGAATACCTAAAGGGTAATGACCCAACTGTCATTTCAAAGCAATTAGACATTCCAAGACAAAGAGTAGTTGCCTATATTGATGAATGGAAGACTATGGCTTCCGATAATGCTGCAATTCGTGCTCGTGCAAAAGAAGCACTTGTGGCAGCAGACACACACTATAGCAAACTTATCTCAAAATCTTATGAAGTTATTGATGAGGCATCAATGACAAATAATCTTACTGCAAAAACAACAGCGATTAAACTTGTTATGGACATTGAGTCTAAAAGAATTGACATGCTACAAAAGGCTGGACTGCTTGAGAACAAAGAACTTGCAGAAGAGATGGTTGAGATTGAAAAACGACAAGAGGTCTTAATGTCAATCCTAAAGGATATTGCTTCTGAGTATCCAGAAATTCGTGATGAAATTATGAGACGACTCTCCTCTATTGCCAAGCAAGATGAGGTTATTACGGTAATACATAATGGCTGATTTTGGTGATTTTCTTGAGGCTTTAAAAAATAATAATTTTGAAGAAACTCCAGTAGATGCTAAAACATTTGTTGAGGGTGAAGACTATCTTGGTCAGCCTCCGCTATCTCAAGTGCAATATGACATTGTTGAGGCCATGAGCCAAATATATAAACAGGAGGACTTGATTGATCTTCTTGGTAATGAAGAAGGAAGACGCTATTATAAAAAATATACAAAGAACGAAGTTATTCTGCAACTTGGCAAGGGATCTGGAAAAGACTTTGTATCAACAGTAGCATGTGCATATATAGTATATAAACTATTATGTCTAAAAGACCCTGCTCGTTATTTTGGAAAGCCTTCTGGAGATGCTATTGACTTAATCAATGTTGCTATTAACGCACAACAAGCAAAAAATGTTTTCTTTAAAGGATTTAAAACAAAAATCGAAAAGTCTCCATGGTTTGCTGGTAAGTATAACCCTAAAGCAGAAAGCATTGAATTTGATAAAGCAATTACTGTTTACTCTGGTCACTCAGAGCGTGAGTCTCATGAGGGTTTGAACCTTATCCTTGCTGTACTTGATGAGATTTCTGGTTTTGCAAATGAAGTTGGTACAGGAAATGATCAAGGAAAAACTGCTGACAACATCTATAAAGCATTTCGTGCCTCTGTAGATTCTCGTTTTCCAGATCTTGGAAAGGTTGCACTCCTTTCATTCCCTCGTTATCCAGGCGACTTTATTTCACAAAGATATGATGCTGTAATTATGGAAAAAGATGTTGTATCAAAAGATCATACATTTGTTATGAATGAGGACTTACCTGAAGATGCTGAGGGAAATACATTAAAAATTACTTGGGATGAAGACAACATAGTTTCTTACAAGTATCCAGGAGTGTTTGCACTAAAGCGTCCTACTTGGGTTGTTAATCCTACTAGAAAAATTGATGACTTCAAGTTGGCATTTTATACAGACCTTGGAGATGCAATGCAAAGATTTGCATGTGTTCCAACATATTCAACTGATGCGTTTTTTAAACAGGTAGAAAAAGTAAGATCATGTATGACCATAAGAAACCCAATTGATTCATATAAAAGATTTGATGAAACATTTAAGCCAGATCCAAATAAAAAATATTATGTGCATGCTGACCTTGCACAAAAACATGACAAATGTGCTGTAGCAATTGCACATGTAGAAAAATGGGTAAATATTCAGGTAATTAAAGATTATCAACAGGTAGCCCCAGTAGTTGTAGTAGATGCTGTGGTTTATTGGGAACCAAAAGTTGAAGGACCAGTAAATCTGTCAGAGGTGAAATTATGGATTCAAAATCTTAGAAGACAGGGTTTTGATATCGGAATGGTTTCATTTGACCGTTGGCAATCATTTGATATTCAAAATGAATTAAAACAGGTAGGAATGAGAACTGAAACTGTTTCTGTTGCTAAAAAACATTATGAGGATATGGCCATGCTAGTTTACGAAGAAAGACTTGTTATGCCTGCAATCGAACTTTTGTTTGAAGAACTAACAGAATTAAAAATCATGAAAAATAATAGAGTTGACCACCCAAGAAAATCTTCTAAGGACTTAGCAGATGCTGTGTGTGGAGCAATATTTGGAGCAATATCACACACTCCAAAAAATATAGATCAGGAAGTTGAGATTCATACATTTAGGGAAAGATCCAAAGATGTATTTGACTCAAGTAACTCAAATGTGATAGAATATAAGCCTATGCCAAAAGATGTAAAAGACTATTTGGATAGATTCAATCTACTATAAAGAAAAGGAAATAAATTAAATGAACTCATTTAAGAAAATCGCACTAGCCATGGTTGCAGCCATGACTTTGGGCACAATCGTAGCAACACCTGCAAGTGCTGCTGTAATGACAGTCGCTGTATCGCTTGACTCTGTAGCAAACACTACAGCATCAGCAATCGCTACACCTGCATCATTGCCAGTCCCTGCAGACAACTCTGTTGATGCTGCTGACGCACTAAAGTTCGTCGCAACAGTTGATACAGGTTCTAGCGTAACTGTTTCAGCAACAAACGCAACAATCGTGTCTGCACTACACACATCTGCTGCACCAGTAGGAGCAACATCAGGATCATCATCTTTAACAGTTGCAACTGGTACAGGAACAACAGCAACATTTTATGTCTACACAAAGACAACAGCAATTGGTACAGTTGTAATCAACAACCAGGGAACAACTCTTACATACTATGTACAGGGAACTGCTGGTAAGATTAACTCTCTTACAGTGTCTGCACCTACATCAGGTGCTGCTGGAACAAAGCAGGACATCACAGTAACTGCAACAGATACATTTGGTAACAAGGTATCAGGTAAGTCAATTACTGCAACAGTGTTTGCTTCTACAGCAACACTAGACACAGCAACAGCAACAACTGGTGCTACACTTTCAGATTTTGGAGTTGCTACATTTAAGGCAACACTTCCAACAACTGGAACACGCTCACTAATCACATTCTCACCAACAACATCTTCTGATGCAACATCTGCTGATGTAACAGGTCTTCCTGCTCGTGCACTAGCACCATTTGCAGAAATCGCAGTTCGTGATCTAGTATCAGAACTTGCTGCACAGGTTGCTGCTAAGGATGCAGCCCTTGCTGCAAAGGCTGCTTCAGACGCTGCACTTGTTAAGGCAACAGCAGAGCACACTGCTCTAATTGCTGCTGAGAAGGCTGCTTCTGCAAAGGCACTTGCTGATGCAAAGGTTGTTTCAGATGCAGCAATCCTTGCTAAGGATGCACAGATTGCAAAGTTGACTGCAGATAATGCAGCAGCAGTTAAGTCAATCAAGGATGCTTTCAATGCACTTGCAAAGAAGTGGAATGCAAAGAATCCAAAGGCAAAGGTTACTCTAGTTAAGTAATTAGTCCAACACTAAGGGGGTTGCCAATTACGGTAGCCCCCTTTTTGTGCAATAAAATGGTATAATCATCCTAACAGACATCTTGTCTGCAAGGGGGAAAGGTCAATTAAAAGATTATTACGCATAACAGTGGCATCAGTATTGGCCTTTGGTTGGCTCCTCATATCCCCGCAAGACGCTCATTCTGATGATCCCCTCACAGTTGCAGCCAAGCAGATCGAGAACCTTAATAGCGCAGTAGATAAATTAGACTACAAAGATGGTCTAATTAATATGATTGACATAGCAGAAAATAAGTTTATGTATGCCAAAAATCTGCGGGATGTCAGGGATGAGGCAATTGCAGACTATGATGATGCAGTAGAGGCAGAAGAGTTAGCCCTAGATGCAGTAGAACTTGCCCAGTCAAATGTAGATGGCCAGACAGTAACAGTAGAACTTTCTTTTAATTATAAAGAGGATGCCCTACAAGATAAGAACGATGCACAGGATGCTCTCAACATAGCCAACATCAACCTTCAAACGGCGCAATCAAATATGCAGAGTGCTGGAGGAGAAGGTTTGGCATATACTGTTTATACTCTTGTTAGACAGGGTAATGTTGCTACCCCAGGATATGTGCTTTGTTCTGGTACTTGGAACTCAAACTATATGAGCCTTCCAGTTTGTGGTAATAGATATGAAAACTTTATAGTTAAATTTACTGGACAGATAACAGTTCCAGAATGGTTCACATCAACAAAATTTGCAGGTTACACAGATGATGGTTTTAGGATGTATATTGATGGAAACCTTGCCATTAATAACTGGAAGGAACAGGGAACAACATGGAGTCAATACTCTCCAATATATGATGTAACCACAGATAAAACATTTGATGTAGAGATTTGGTGGTACAACGGTGGAGGACCAGGATCTTATCATCTTGGATGGGGAATACCCTATGGTTCATCTGGCAGTTTAGGTTGGACGGGTGCAGGTTGCGACTATGCTGGAAATCCAAGAGTGTGGGGACAAAACTTTAGTTGTAATCTTGATACATTTTCTTCTGGCTCTGGGCCAACACAAGCACAAACAGATGCTTATAACCAAGCACTTGAAACAAGAAATGCAGCACAGCAAGACTATAATAATGCCTCAGCAGAATATAATGATAAACTAAATGTATATAGTCAACAGGTTGCAATACTAAACTCATTAAATCAAACATTAATTAATAAAGAGTCTGAGTATGATAATGCAGTAAATGATACAGAAGATGCCTTGTCTGAAAAAAATAATGCTATAAATGATTTTAATAATGCAGTCAATGATGTCAATAGCGCAATTGATGACGCATGGCGTTACTATGATGAGCAGTCACAAAGAGAAATTCAAAGAGCAATTGCTCAAGCAGCAGCCAATGCTGCAGCAAACCAGCCTAAGCCAGAACCAAAACCAACTGTTGAACCAGAAAAGCCAAAGCCTTCCCCACCACCAACAGAAAAGCCTGAACCTAAGCCAAGCAATGCTACTGGAACAGAAGAGCCAGGCCCAAAGCCAACACAGCCAGGTCCAAAACCAGAACAGCCTAAACCAGAAGAACCTAAGCCTGAGCCAACAAAACCAGAAAAGCCTAAGCCTACCCCTGCCCCAAGTCCTGAACCAAAGCCAGAACCCAAACCAGAGCCTCCTATTGAACCTTCTACAGAGGTTAAACCACTTCCAAGACCAGATTTTAAACCAGCAGAAAACATTGATCCAGTCATCAAGGATGCAGAGTTAGCAGCACTTATCCCAGAAAAGGGTAGCGGAACAGCAGAAGATTTGTCTGGAGTTATTGCTAACCTTACAAGCAAGGATAATAAGTTAGTTAAACTTTCTCCAGAACAGACAGCAGCAGTAAGCCAGACTCTTAAGTCTTTGACTCAGGAAGCAAAGAAAGAACTTGCATCAGACCTTGGTATTTCAGCAGGTGAGGTTGCAAAGGTAGCAGAGGCAATGAAGTCAAACCCTGCAGTAGCCTCAGCATTTGTTGAGTTCGCAGAAAGAGCGGGGGATGCAGGAGAAGCACCAATGCCATTTACATTAGCAGATGCAGTAACAGAAGTACAAACAGAAGCATTCTTAGCAGACCCACTTGGAGCAGTATTTGAAGTGGATGTTACAGAACTCCTATCTAATTTCTCTGAGTTAGGTATGGATATGACAGATGATCAGAGAGAGAAAGCGCAAGAAGTAATTGTCCCAGTGGTCATTGCATCACAAATTGCAGGGGCAGTCATAAGGAGGAACAAATGAAGATAATCAATAAGGCCATCAACCTGGTAGGCAAAATGCTAAAGGGATTAATTAAATGGTTTAAAGATGCAGGAATGGAATTAATTGCACAGGCATTTACCCTCCTTGGCTTCTTTATCGCATGGCTAACTTTGACGGGATCAGCAAGAGACATCGTTGGACTTGCAGTACTTGCAACAACAGTTATATGGCTTATCACAATCCCGCTAAGAAAGGAGGACTAAATATGGCAACTAAAAATGTAGTAGAGCCTCTCAAGAAGGAGCACCCACAAAAGGCAATCACTAATATCTTGATGAGAATTCTTGCGGTATTTGCAGCATCAGGTCTATCAGTTCTAGGAGCAGGAGCAGTAGTAGGAATTGATACTATGCAGGCAGTATTCTTAGCAGGACTATTAGGCGTAGCAACAGTAATTGAAAGACTAGCAAGGGCTTTTTTGGACGATGGAAAACTCACATTGACAGAGATCAATGATGCATTTAAAACGGTAGATAAAAAGGCTAATTAGTCATTATTGACCTTAGTTGACAGCCCTCTCTGGGCAGTGGTATACTTAAGTGTTACCTAGCCTGGGAGGGTTTTGTCATGACTTGTATTGCCGTAGTAAAACATGAAGATAAGATCTATATGGCTGGTGATCGTGGTGCTTCAGATGATGGAACAATTTTAGCACTTGATGCACCAAAGGTTTGGAAAATTGGTCCGTATCTAATTGGGTATGCAGGTGCAATGGACGGAGAAAGAATCCGTTATAACTTTAAGCCAACTGCTCCTAATATTAAAGACACAGATAAGTTTATGCAAACTAAATTTGTAAAAGAACTTCGTGAATTCTATAATGAATTCTGGGTTGATACATCTAAAGATGGAGATCTTGGTTTAATTATTGCAGTTCGTGGTGAAATTTATGAACATAGTTCTGCAGACATGTCTTTATCTAAGTACACACTTCCTTATCTTGCAATGGGTTCTGGAGCAGAATATGCATACGGGGTTTTATATGCAACAGATAAACAAAAAAATGCAAGAAATAGAGTTGCTCAAGCAGTAAATGCTGCAATTAAATTTAGTCCGTCCTGCATGGGACCAGTTGACATAGTTAGTATCTAGGAGTATACTTAAAGTATGAATCACACACACGATGATTTGTCACCTGAAGAACAAGAATTTGGTATCTGGTTGTCAAACGGTATTGATCGTGGTTGGGTAACACCACCATATTGCAATACCCATGATGGTGGATATGAATACATAGGTGAAGAAGAAGCAGAAGAATGGGAAGCAGGTGGCGACCCATGCCAACATGTCGTCAGATTGATGATATCGTAAAAATGAAAAGGAATAAAATGAAAAAGATCGTAGCACTAGCAGCAGTATTATTTTCAGTTGTAGTACCAGTTCAAGCACATGGAGCAGATTCAAAGTCACTTGTCATTATTGATAGTTATTTTGATTCTAAGGTTTTAGGTTCAAATGTTTCATGCATTGTTGTAGAAACAAAATCTTCATGCACAGATATTGTTACTATTACAAATTCAAGTATTGGAAATAACATTAATCATGGCAATGCAATGGTTGAAGTTGCAAAGCGTCAAAATTCAAGTATTAAAATTATTGCTCTTAGATCAGCACCAGCAAGTTCAAAGTCTGTTGCAGATGTAACACCAGTAATGTTTATTGAGGCTTTGAAGTGGGTAGATAGTAATTCTCAAAATATTGGTGCAGTATCATTTTCAAGATACTTCAATAGTCCATCAAAGCCATGCATGCCATCATCTTCTGCACCATACACAGTTGATGCTGCAGATGCAATGATTAAATCCTTAATTAGTTCTCTTAACTCTAAGGGAATTCAAGTATTTGCCTCAGCAGGAAATACATTTGGAAGCACAAAGATTGATTATCCAGCATGCCTTTCATCAGTAAATGCTGTAACTGCACCAGGTTTTGCTGATTCAACATCAGTTAAATACTCTGCAAATCTTGTTAGACTCCCTTTGATTGGTGACAACTTTTCATCAACACTGTTTAAGACTATTCCACTAACAACATCTTCTGCTACAGCATCTGTTGCAGCACAATATGTTTCTATAGGGTCTATTGTTGGCAAGCCAGTAAAAGTAACAGCATAAAAGGTTTTGGGGTGTAACTCAGATGGTAGAGTGCCGAACTGTTAATTCGGATGTCGCAGGATCGATGCCTGCCACCCCAGCAAAGATTGGCAAATTAATTGTTGGATCAATGCATATTGGTAATATTGCCGATATGTCTCAAAGAATGCTAGACTATTTTGTTAGTTCAGATGTTATTTTTAGTGATGATTCAGAGATTAATGCTATAAACATAATAAAACAACTTAAAATTAAAAAAGACATAGTTGTTTTAAAAAGCAAAGATTCAACTTATGCTGATTCAAATCAAATAAAACTTTTTAAAGAATATATTGAGTCTGGAAAAACAGTATTGCTTGTAGCATCAGAAGGACTTATTGGTGTTGCAGATCCAGGAAGTCAGTTTATTCAGGAATGTATTAAAAATAACTTTGAGTATGTGGTTGTACCTGGACCAAACGCATTCCTTAATGCCTATGTAATTAGTGGTTTTGTTGGTGGAGATATCACTATATCGCATGGTATTCATACAGTTATAGAAAACTTAAAGAAACATAAGGATGCTGCAGGATCATTTGTAACGCCATTATATGCAGATACCCTTCAGGAAGTACTTAATTATTTAATTAAAAATTATAGTTTTGAAAAAGTAAAAAAACAGATTGCAATTTGTTGTAATATGACACTACCTACAGAGTTTTCTGTGATTGGTGATATAGATTTTGTAGCAAACCATGATAAAATAAAACAAATAAATGATAACACAAGGATAGTTCTTGTTGTTAGTAACTTTATGTTTAAGGACAACTAAATGCCAAATGATGATTTATCTAAAAATGGTATAGTGGGGTCTGAGTATTGGATTAATTCTGCAAACAAAAGTTTTTCTGATTTGGTCATAGGCAGTAGACTTTATCCAGAATGGGGCGTTTCTGGTCATGTATTTGATCAAAGTTACATCAATAAGTTTTTAGTTCCAGTAAATAGGTATGCAGAAATATTTCACAATAAGCCAGAGTTAATCATTAATGATGATCATGCTATTTTGCGTCAAAAAACACATGCAGAAATCTGGGTTGAACCAAAGTATAATGGACTCTACGCACTTGATAAATGCTGGCAAAGACAGTTCTATCCATCAGAAATTACTGCTGATAGCCAAAATATTAGTTTTAATGCGTTGTATAAATTTTATCTTCCATGGATAATTAATAAAGATATTGAATGCAAAATATCAGATAATTTTGGTGACGAAACTGTGTTTAATTTAATAACAGATGTTATTTATTTTAATAAAGTTGATTTTTCAAAACATATATTAGACACAAAGTGGATTCATTTTTTTATAAATAAAACTGGTAAACACATGAAAGATGAAAGATACGGCATCATAGATATAGGAACACCCATATGTGATATAATTATAAAAGATTCAGAGACAATTGAGCAAATAAAGAAAGAATATAATGAACAATAAGGTAAAGTTTGTTCCAGCATCAAATGACCCTAAGTTTATAGACATGCTGGTAGAACCAGTAAGTGCAAGCAGGATGGTTCCAGATTGGTACAAAGATCTTGTCGGCTATAAATATGGAACTAGCAATGATATGAAAAATCTTTTTCCAATTAATGATCGTGGCTCTGATGGATCAGATGTTTCAACAAAACTTTGTGTACCATTTTTAGACTCAATGACTGCTGGTTACATTTACAGATTAGAGGATGATGTACATGTTGATTTTGATGATGACAATATACCAGTTGTGTCATGGAAAAAAGATATTCCAATTATAGATAAAAGATTTAATGTTGATATGGCAATACCAAAAGATTGCCATCCTATACATTTTGGATTTAAGATGAACTGGTATTACGAAACACCACCAGGATACTCAATATTAATTACTCACCCGCTTAACCGTTTTGACTTGCCATTCTATGTACCATCTGGAATTGTAGACGCAGATGTCTGGGGTCTTCCAGTATTTATACCATTTTTTCTGAAAAGAGACTTTTTTGGTACAATAGAGCAGGGCACACCAATAATGCAAATGATACCAATCAAGAGAGATGATTGGGAAATTGACATAGATATGTCAAAGGAATCTTATGAAAAACATAAGATTTTAGAAGAACAGAGAAGATCACATATTACTGCACACTATAAAAAGTTTGCATGGGATAAAAAAAGATATTAAGAAAAACTAAAGGGAGAAAAAATGAATCAAGACTTTTACAGCATGCCAAAACTATATGATAAGCCTCATAAGTTTTTTGAAAAGTTTTTAAATAATGATCTAGACAAGATGTCTAAATTCTTGCACAAAAAATATGATCAGATTGAGCAAGGTGAGGTTTTTGGCGTATCAAAATTACATTCAGAAAAACAGGAATACTGGCTTGAGTCTGGAAGTATTTCTACAGTAAAGTGGAGAGAGTATAATGTTTTTCAGTTTCACAGCGAAGAAATATACAATCTTTATCTTGGAGTTAGAGATCTAGTAAAAGAGGCCTGTGAATATTACGGAATAGACTTTGCAAAAGAAAAGTATATGATTCAGGGTTGGTTTAATATAAATCATTCAAAGGTTGGTAAACTTGACTGGCACGATCACGGTGGCCCTTGGGCACCAAACTTTCATGGATACTACTGTGTTAAGGCAGAGCCTTCCTCAACATTTTATAAGATAGAAAATAAAGAAGAACTTATTTTTGAAAACAAAAATATTGATAATAGATTAATTATTTCTGAGATGGGGCATCCACATGCACAAGGAAATTGGGATTGGGATGGTCCAAGAATTACTGTTGCTTACGATATAATTCCTTTAAGATTTATTGAAAAGGCAGAAGAACAACATTATATTCCATTGGCATAATGAAAGAAATAGTAATATTTTTATATTCATATAAAAATAATAATTTAGTTAATATTGCTACAAATATTGTAGATTCATGCAGCAATAAAAACAAGATAAGGATCTATGTGTATGATCAAAACAATATAAACAGAACGGAATATTTTAAAAATATACCTTCAGTAAAATATAATCATATAAATTGGGATTCTTATTTTCCAATTACAGAATATAGAAAAAATATAATAGAAAAAGATTATGACTACTATGTTGAGGTTTCAGATTCAATAGAGTTGAAAAAAGATTGGGACATTGACCTAGTTGATAATTTTAAAAATATTCCAAATGTTGTTTTTTCTGGAAACAAAAATGCAAAATTATCTATTGATGGTTTTTATTTAAAAAACTTAGGAAGTCATACAGATTTTGTTTCTGAAACTAATTGGATAGATATGGATTTTATTGCAATAGATAAAAAAAATATTTTAAGTTTATTTGAATTTAATAATAAAACTTTAAAAAAATACGGTCAAGATTTATTGCTAACTTTAACTTTAATAAAAAACAATATTAGAATATTTTCTGTTGGAAATAAAGTTTATAATCAGGGAACAAAATTAAAAAAAGACTATTTGCCATATTCTGAAAACCATAACTATAAAAAAATATATGAATACTTTAATACAGATGTTGCAAAAAATTTTAACGATTTTCACAATATTATTATTGAAAATTTAAAAATAATGAAATTTGAGACTAATGATGTTGAGTACATATTTAGGACTCAAGACTTTAATTTAGATCGTAAAGGTGTTGGCAGATTTCACAATGGCTATAATTCTATATATCACATAAGTGATATAATGGTTGAGGAGGAAAAATGCACAGAATAAAAATAATAGAAAACTTTATTAGTCCAGAAGATGCAAAGACTTTGATCGATCAGCAGACAGATCCATTTGCAGAAAGAAATCCTTATCCCGCATACTATGCACAAAGATATGGAGGAACATCATTGCCATATAATAAAATAGTTATGGATATAATGGTTAAGTATGGAAATATTTCAAATGAGGTACATAGACAAGACAATGGTTTTTTAAACCCAATATATGTATACAAATCATTTGGTTCACATTGGACAGAAGGTACTAAGGGAGAGTTGCACTTAGATGCTCAAGGTCCAGAACCCTTTATTGAGTGGAGCACAATAATGTATTTAAACCATGAATCTGAATACACTGGAGGAAAAATTTATTTTCCAAATCAAGGATTTGAGTATCAACCAAAGCAATACTCTGCAGTATTTTTCCCAAGTTCTGGAAGCGAATATATTCATGGTATTACAGAAGTAACAAGCGGTCACAGATTTACTGGTTTATACATGCATACAAGTTTACCAAAACATGCAGATCCAGACTTTATTATAGGTGAAAAAAATCCTAAATGGATGGCAAGGGAGTACCATCTTGCAAAACTTTAATTTTGAGATATTAGATTTAGGATTAGTTTACTATAAAGATGTAATTAAAGATCCTAAATCAATTATAGAAAAAATAGAAAATTTGGACAAACTGTATGTCGATGATGGTCAGTTGGAGAATACATGCGTAGGTCCTTGGACAAAGTGGACATATAACAATGGCTCAAATGAACTTATGTTTTGTTGGCAAAAACTTATTCCACAGGTAAAGGATATTTCTAGTTGTGACCCATACTTTAATGAGCAGTTAAGTATATCTTCTGAATTATTTGGGGCATTAGACTCAACATTAAATCACTACTCAACTGCAATTTATCCGTTTGCAGAAAAAAACATTAAGTCTAGAGAACACACAATGCATCTATTAAAATATGATGAAAGTGGACATCTTCCAGCCCATCAAGATCAAGGTGTTAGTAGTCGTGTTTTATCTGTATTGCTTTACCTCAATGATGATTATGAAGGTGGGGAAATAGAATTTAAACATTCAGGAATTAAGTTTAAACCTGCTGCTGGTAGTATTTTGTTTTTCCCTTCAAACTTTTTATATGTTCATGAGGTATATCCAATTACAAAAGGTCCAAGATATGCTCTGCCAAACTGGTATCACAATATTGATTTTGACACTAAAAGATTATCCAATGGTGAAGAATGATAGTTCTTGGAATAAATGAAACATCGCATGATGCTTCTGTATCCTTAATTAAAGATGGAAAAATATTATTTGCAGGGCATGCTGAAAGATATAGTAAGCAAAAAAATGATTGGTATGTGAATGATAGTTTAATAAAAGATGCTTTACAGTATGGAATGCCTGATCATGTAGCCTACTATGAAAAGCCCCTTCTAAAGGCCTCTAGGCTTGCTTTAAAGGGTGGTTCTGGAGAGTGGAAGCCAAGGTTTGAAATTCCTGGAATTCCAAGAAAATCTTTTACTCATCACTATTCTCACGCAGCAGCGGGGTATTATACAAGTGCATTTAATGATGCAGTGATTGTAGTTCTTGATGCAATTGGTGAATATAATACCTCCACAATTTGGGTGGGTGAAGGCGATAAAATTAAATTAAAATATAAGCAAAACTATCCTGTTAGTTTTGGATTGTTCTATTCAGCATTTACTCAACTCATAGGCCTGATGCCAAACCAAGAAGAATACATTATGATGGGAATGGCTGCTTATGGAGACTGGAAAAAGTATTATAGAAAAGTTGATGAATATTTCCCTTCGTATACCAAACAAAAGTATAACTTTCATAAAGGAATTACTGACTGGGGGTTGATTGAATCTGAGCAAGATAAATTTGATATAGCAGCAGCAGTTCAATTTGTATACCAGCAAAGACTTAATGACTTTATGCATATGGCCTATTCAATTACAGGAAAAAAGAATTTGGTATTTATGGGCGGGTGTGCACTTAACTCATCAGCCAATACATTACTATGGAATATATTTGATATGATTTGGATCATGCCAAACCCTGGTGATGCTGGTAGTTCTTTGGGAGCAGCAGCAGCCTTATACGGAAAACATCTTGATTGGAAGACTCCGTATCTTGGTTATGATCTTGGAGGAGAGTATCCTGTTCAGCAAATTGTGGACGGTATATTAAAAGATGGAATAGTGGCAGTAGCAACAGGAAGAGCAGAATACGGTCCAAGAGCATTGGGAAATAGAAGTATTCTTGCAGATCCAAGAGATCCAAACATTAAAGATAAAGTTAATTTAATTAAACAAAGAGAGTTGTTTAGACCGTTTGCCCCAGTAGTTATGGAAGAGTGTGCCTCTAAGTGGTTTGATATGGACTTTGCAAGCCCTTATATGCAGTACACAGTTAAGTGTTTACAACCAGAAAAGATTCCATCTGTAGTCCATGCTGACGGTACATCTAGGGTGCAAACTGTAAACAAGCATCAGCATAGAGGTTTGTGGAGGACTATTAATAAGTTTTATCTTAAAACAGGTGTACCATTATTATTAAATACAAGTCTAAATATTAAGGGCCAACCTTTATTAAACGATAACAACGATATTTTAAATTGGGAAAAAGAATACAACTTTAAAATTTTAACAGGAATGGATTATAATAAATGACAGAAGTACTAAGCAAATATGATGGAACAAAAAATAGTCATGGTTATATGTGTGAAGAATTTAAAAAAGATCATGGTGGTAACCTGCATGTAGCATATTTTGGATCTTCAGATCTAATGCATGACGATGAAACTTTTAAAAATGTTTGGCCATTTAGACTAGACAAACTACTAAGAAAGCACACTCTGGTTTCTGATTTTTTTGCATTAGATGATAAAGATATAGATTATAAAAATGTTATAAAAAATGCAAAAGAATATTTTTCTGAATATTCTCCAGATGTTATTTTTATTTTGTTTTCAGAAGTACAAAATTCTGATTTCATTTTTGAAGACTTTGTTAATAGTTTAGCAGAACTTGAAAATAAGTTTAAAGATATAAAGTTTTATTGGAGTTGTTCAGACAATCAACAGCATAATGGCCCTATTGATCTAGATAAAGAAGTAAAAAATTACATTGCTGAAAACCCAAATACTTTATATAAGTATGTTGATACAAGATTTCAAGAGCCAAAACTTGGTCAAATAAATTATTTAATAAGCAAGCATCCACATCTAACTATTGAAAAGGACAATGGGGACCAAGGCACTGTTTATCAGTCTTTTTGGGCTAATCGCTTTAATACAAGATACCTTGAAGATTTAAACAAAGTTTGATATAATTATATAAGAAAAGGAGAATAAAATGACAGTAAAAGGAAGTCTAGAAGCAATCGTTGAGGTTGCAAAGAAAGAAATTGGGACCATCGAAGGCCCTAAAGATAACGAAACAAAGTATGGCAAGTGGACAGGTGCAAACTTCCTTCCATGGTGCCAGTCATTTGTTTCATGGTGTGCATTCACTGCAGGGCTAGATCCTAAGACCTATCCAAAGAGCGCAGCAACTGTTGCAGCATCTGATTGGTTTAAGAAAAATGACCGCTGGGCCGATGCTCGTAATGATGATCCAACTCCAGGAGACTGGATCTATTTTGATTTTCCAGATGATGGAGTAAATCGTATCTCACATGTTGGTATTTGCATTAAAAATAATGGCGATGGAACTATTCAAGTTATTGAAGGAAATACTTCAGGGACTGCTAAGGGTGACCAACGAAATGGCGGAATGTGCGTAGAAAAGACTCGTGCATATGTAAAGAACAATAAGCCTAAGTTAATGAATGCAATAGTTGGTTGGGGTCGTCCAGTCTATGCTGGTGAAGAAAACCTTCCACTACTTTCAAAGGTAGGATCATCTGATGCACCCGTAAAGACATCAAAGCCTACTAATGCAGTACCTGCTGCTAAGAAAGAGTTTAAGCCATTTAAGGTAGGAGCAAAGGGATCTTCTGTTAAGAAGGTTCAAGAAGCACTTGGGCTTACTGCAGATGGTGAGTTTGGTCCAGGCACAGATAAGGCAGTAAAGGCTTTCCAAAAGAAATCTGGTTTACCTGTTACGGGCATTGTTGATGCTACAACATATAAAAAAATTTTGGGGGCATAAATGGAATCAACTAGACGAACATCAATTAAAACTTTTACTTGGGAATTATTTCACTTAACAGTACTTGCTGGGATAATCTATGCATTTACTGGAGAATGGGAATATGCTAGTCTTGGGGCATTGTTATACATAGGTATTGAGTCGCTTGGATACTTTGTTCATGAAAGAATTTGGGCAAAGTTTGGTAAGGGGGTAAAGTAATGCGTATTAAGATTATTAAGTTTGTTGTTAAAGCACTTGGATATGAATGGGGCGGAGACAATCTAAAACTGCCTTATTGGACAGTAAAAGCAAAGAAGAAGTAATTGTCAAAGTTTTTTACTTCAACTGATATTGTTTTTAATTCTGTACCAAGATCTGGTAATAATTTTTTAGCAGAGTGTATTGATAGCGCACTGACTAAAAATATTAAGAATCAAAATAATTTAAAAAAATTACCCAATAAAACACTTGTTTTAGATACAAATAAAACATTTATTTTGCATCCATTTTTTCATATACCATCTATGCTAAAGTTGGAGCAATCTGATAGTTTTATTCAGTTTACAAATGTAAGAAGTCCAATAGAAGTCATCAAGTCCTATTGCTTTATTGCACTTTCTAACTCACAAGATGATATAACAATAGAGAATGTACTAAATGGAGCGCACTATAATTTTAAAGGAATGATCAGGGGCATAACTGAAAACTATTTAGATTATTTAACTATTCAAATACAAAATAAAAATGCTTTTGTAATTGAGTTTGATAAATTAGTTAATGATCCAAATAGTATAATTAGTTTTGTTTTATCAAAAATAAATATAGATTATGAAAACAAAGTTTCATCAGAAGAGGTTAAAGATGTAATTAAAAATAGGGATGCTAAAACTTTTGGTAGCCTATCAAATCAAAAAGTTGCAAATATGAAGCATCATGGTCCACATGATATTCAAAAAACAAAAATGTATGAAACTTTAACTAATCAAATAGAAGAAGAAGAAGATTTTTCAAAATTACAAAAACTTTACATGGAGGTTTCTAGTGGCAGTATATGAATATGATTGTATGCCTTGTGCACAAAGGTATATAAAAGAAAGATCTATTAAGGATAATGATCCTGGATATAGTTGCGAAATTTGCAATTCTACTTTGGTTCGTGTATACTCTAATGTAGGAGCAGTTTTTAACGGTTCTGGTTTTTATTCCACCGATAATAGAAAGAGGTAGTATACTATGAATACAATGATTTCAGAAGACTCAAAACTGTGGATGCTAGACGCCACAGACAGATGCGACTCTTGTTCTGCACAGGCGTATGTGAAGGTAATTGGAAAATCTGGAGAACTACTCTTTTGTTCCCATCATTATAATAAAATCATGGATAATGCTGTTGGTTATGCAAAAATGATGAATTTTATAATAGAAGTTGTTGATGAAAGATCCAGATTAAATGAGTGATTTTTTTATTGAAGATGATTCTTTTTTAACCAAAGAAGAGCAGGATGAGTTTTTAAGAAGAATATTCTCTGATCAAAGTTTTTTGTATGGAAAAATTAATTGGATTCCTGAATATGTTCCAGAGATAATTGATTTTCAAAAAACCAAAGATAAGTCTTGGCAATGGAAAAATGCACCAACAGTATATATGCAAGATCAAAAATCTGAACCATATTTTCAAATTGTTTCTAGATTAGATTTTGATATTGTAAAAGATGTTTTTGAAAAGTTTTGCTTTAAGCACAACATAAAATATGACAAAATTATAAGAAGTAAAATTAACATAGCAACAAGATCTTATAAAGAAAAAGATTCTAGAAATTATCCCCATGTTGATTCAATAGAAGACCATATGGTTTTTCTTTATTACTTTAATGATTCGGATGGAGTAACAGAAGTATACGATAAAAAAATACTTGATGTTTTAAAAACTGCTGGCAATTTTGGTGAGTTGAAGGTTTCAAATTCAATTTCTCCAACTGCTGGCAAGGGCGTTGTTTTTGATGGAAAAAAGTTGCATACTGGGTTTTCACCAAAAGAAAATGATTTGAGAATTTTATTAAATATTTGTTTCACACTAAAGAAAAATGGAGAATAAAAATGTATGAGTACTATGTAAGAAAAGTAGAGAATGTTGTAGATGGAGATACCATTGATGTTCTTATCGATTTAGGGTTTGATATTTTATTTGCATCTCGTGTAAGATTGGCTGGCATTGATACCCCTGAATCTCGCACAAAGGATCTTGCAGAGAAGGCTCTTGGTCTTGAGGCTAAAGAGTACCTAAAGAAGCATCTTAAAGATGCAAAGTCTGTAGTTATTAAGACTGAAAAGATGGACTCATCTGAGAAGTATGGTCGCATTTTAGGCTGGGTATATGTAGATGGCAACACCATCTCCCTTAATGACATGATGATTAATGATGGTTATGCTTGGGGATATCTAGGAGACACCAAGGTCAAAGACTTTAATGCATTGGCTAAGGCTAGAAAGAAATCTGGTAAGTGATTAATCCTAAAACAGAAGCCATGGTAGAGCATTTGCTAAATCAAGGTGCCATATCAATGCATAGCATCGATGCAAATGGCGAAATGTTATACTCTGTTACGGATAAACTAAAGTTGGTAAATCCAGAACTTTATGAAGATCTAAAGGATCAATATGAGCATCACATGTTTGAACTAATTGATCTTGGTCCCAAAACAATGAAATGGAAAATAAGATAATGAAGCATATTCTTTACTTTACAGCAGATTGGTGCAATCCATGTGCAAGAACAAAGCCATTTGCAGAAGAATTAATTAAGGAAGGGTACAACATTAAGTTTGTTGATGCCGATCTTGAGGGTCAACTTGTTAAAGATTTAGAAGTTAAAAGTATTCCAACTTTTATATTATTTAAAGACAGCCAAGAAGTTTCAAGAATGAATGGTGCAAAAAACAAACAACAACTTTTAGATTTTTGGGGTTAGATTTGAGCGAAGACAGTTTTATGGAAGAACTAATCTTAAATGGAAGTCTAGAGTTTTCTGGAATAGATCAAGAATCTGGAGAAGTTCTATATAGGTTTACAGATAAACTTAAACATTTTTCTCCAGAATTACATAATGAGTCAAATCTATATTTTACTCAGGAAATGATGGAGTTATGGGAATATGGTTTTATTGAGATGGATATTACTGAAAAAAATCCAATCGTCAGTATTACAGAAAAAGCATTGAATGATGCGGAGATTCAAAACTTAAAAACAAGTAATAGGTTAACTCTTAAAGAGATTATAAAATTTTTAAAATCAAAAAAGTAGTATAATGTATTTAGGAGAAAAATGGAATACCTACTTGGATCTTTTACTACTTTTGCCTTACTAATATTTTTTAGCATGTTATTTAAAAATAGTATAAATAAAAATAACATAAATAAAAATAATGTTAAGTATAGTCAAAGCCATATTTTTATGCACATCAAACCGCTTTTGCCAGATATGTCAAATATAAAAAAAATAAAAAATACTCAATCACTTGATTATGAAAGAAAGATCAATGTTAAGATAATTATACTTGACAACTATGCTTATTGGATTAAAGAAAATCAGTTTTACAAAGCGGAAATGGTAAACAATTTAATAGATCCAGACACCACAACTACAGTTGACACAATAGGCATGGATAGTATACAATTAGATAAGATGTTGTTTATAATGGATAAACTTAGAGAAGGGTTAGACAATGATAGTGGGAGTACAAGGAACCAGTAGTTTTGAAGACTACAAGGTTTTCCTTAGAGCAATTGGTGTTGCTCTTTCAAATCTTACAGATCAAGATGAACACTTTTATATTTATTCTGCTGGGCCAGCAAACATTAACGCAATGGTAAGTGAGTTTGTAAATCTATCTGAACGAAGCATGAAATCTCGTGGTAAAAAGATTAAGATGTATAAAGTTGCACCATCTTGGATAAGTGAAAATTTTGAAGAGTTTAACTATTTTGCTTTTTTGTCAAAGCCAAATGAGCAAAAGACAAAACTAGTATATGAAGCACAAGAAAAAAATATTGAAACAGGAATATTCAACTACTAAAAGGATAAATATGAAAATTACAGAACTAGAAAAGATGGAAACCATAGTAAAGAACAACAAGTTTCTTACTTGGGATGGGTGGACAGTTGTTAGCATGCATCCTGCAGATAGTGCAAGGACTGCTAAAAATGGTAAATACTTTGATGGAAAGTGGAGCATTTCAAAAAGATTTGAACCAAACAGAGATGGCTGGGATATACCAGACAAGTTTGTTAGGTAAAAATGAATAGACATGCATGGAAAGATGATGGCTCTTGTTTTGAATATGACACAAATATATTTTTTGAAAAATATGAAGATGAAGTTGATTTAAGGTTAGCAATAGACAGGTTGTGTTCTAGTTGCCCTGTTTCAAAAACTTGCTTTGCACATGGTATTTCTGGTAAAGAGTGGGGAGTATGGGGCGGTATATATTTAGAAAACGGTATTATTTCAAAAGAGTTTAATTCTCATAAAGAAAAACAAGACTGGGCCAATACCTGGCAATATTTAACTATGGATCAATAATATGTGGTCATGGATATTAGCAATAATAGGTATTTGTGGAATTTTTTTAGTTGGCCAAAAAACAATATGGGGTTGGCTAATTCTTTGTGTTAATGAAGTATTATGGATTGCCTATGGGTTATCTACCAAACAGTATGGCTTCATCGCCATGGCTATTGCTTATGCTACAATATACATAAGATCTTACATACATTGGAGAAAAGAAGAATGATCATTCAGTTTATTGGGCTACCAGGCTCAGGCAAGACAACAATTGCAGATGCAGTTAAAGAAAGAACAAACGGCATACATGTTAATGCTGACCAGGTACGGGCTGGTTTAAATAAAGATTTGGGGTTTAGCCCAGAAGACAGAATTGAGCAAGCACGAAGAATGGGAGAACTTGCCAGACTTCTTGAAAAGATTCAAGACAAGCCAGTTATTGTTGACTTTGTTTGTCCAACAAAAGAAACTCGTGAGGCTTTTGGTGAGGCAGATGTTGTTGTGTGGATGGATACCATTCAAGAAGGTCGTTTTGAAGATACAAATAAGTTATGGGAAGATCCAGAACACTATGATCATAGAATAGTTAATACTGGTGATGATTATGAAGATGCGATTCCAACAAGAGCAATTACAGTTATTCGTAAATTTGGAATGTTTGACTGGAAAGAGAACACAGTTCTTTTGTTAGGTCGTTACCAACCATGGCATGAAGGCCACCGTGCACTATATGATGAGGCTGCAAAGCGCAATACCCAGGTTGTAATTGGTGTAAGACATACAGTTGGAATGTCAGAGAAAGATCCTTTGCACTTTGAACAAGTTCGTGATTATATCCATAAGGATATGCCTACAGCAAATGTTGTCAAGGTTCCTAACATTACTAATATCGTATATGGTCGTGATGTAGGGTATAAGATTGAACAAGTAGATTTGGGGGCGGACATTCATGCTATTTCGGCTACTGAAAAACGCAAGCAAATGGGTATTTAATTTCTTTTTAAATAATGACTTAGCAGATAAAGAAGCAAAACTCTACTTTAAGGATAAAGATGAAAGTAACTAAGCAAAGATCATTTACAAAATCTTTAAGTTATCGTGTATTTGGTACGCTGTCATCATTTGTTGTTGCGTATGCTATTACTGGTAAGGGCAGTTTGTCTGCACTTATTGCTTTTTGGGAGACAATTGTTAAGGTAGCAATTTATTACTGGCATGAAAGAATTTGGGATAAAATTTCTTGGGGTAGAAAGTAGTGTATACAGATCAAATGAAAAGAGCATTTCGCTCCATTCATGCACCTAAAAACTTTAATGTTACTTTGGTTGATAATGATAATTTTATTACTGTAAAAGCCAGTGAGCCACAGTTTATGAGGCTAACAGTTGAAGATCGTGTTGCTGCCGTAGAATATATGATTCGTGTAAAAAAAGCCTTAGAGGATAATGGTGCAATAGTACTACTTGTGAGAGAGGGAGGAAAAGAACTATGATTTTTGATTATATTGTTTTTACTGTATTTATTTCTGTTTTTATTTTTTTAATTTTTCAATTGTTTATAACAAGATTTAAATTAATAAAAACAAAAAATGAACTAACTCAATCAAATTTAGATAGAACAATAATTCTTGATAGAATGCAAATTGAAAATAGTAAATCTTTTTTAAACTTTGTTGAAGGTTCAAGACAAGATGCATTTAAATACATAGAAGAAGTTCAGAGTGGCCTAAACAAGTTTATTAATGATATTGAGCCAGAAATTAAATATTTTAAGGAATATAGCGATCTTACTGCAATGGGTCCAAACTATTACTCTATGAAAAAGATTGCTGATTCTTATGACCAGTTAAAGCAATTACTACCAAAGGAAGATTAATGAAAGACATTATTTTATCAACAATAACAGGTTTTGGGTGCGGTGCCGTGTTCGCAGCATTCAAATTGCCAGTGCCAGCACCACCAGTTTTTGCGGGACTCGCAGGAATTATTGGTATTTGGCTTGGTGCAACAATACTAACACAGATTATATCCTAGGAGGAATAAAATGAATACAGAACAAACTAAGGCCATCTTGGCATCATACGGACGATCAGTACTGGGTGCAGCACTTGCACTATACATGTCTGGCGTAACTGATCCAAAGACTCTTGCATACTCATTGGTTGCTGCAATCGCACCAGTAGCATTGAGAGCAGTTAATCCAAATGACACAGCATTTGGTCGTCTTCCAGAAGTAGCAGAAGTAGATGCTGCAGTAAAGAAGGCAACTGTTAAGAAGGCTCCAGCCCGTAAGAAAACAGCAGCAAAGAAGGCTGCACCAAAGAAGTAATATAAAAATAAAATAGGCTAGGAGAATAAAAACTCTTAGCCTATTTTTTATTTAATTTCTGAGATATACTTTAAATCTGTTTTATAAGGATTTGGAAGATCTTTAAGTCTTTCGTTTCTTTCTTTTTGTGTTATATTTGAAAGAAAAGACACGATTGTGTATCTTGGATTTCCAGCACCAATATCGGTTATCCTATGTTCGTAAATATATGAAGATGGGAATATTATAAGTTGATTTGCTTTTGGTTTAACCTTTACACCAAAATGAATGAATTCAAGTTCTCCACCTTCGTAATCATCGTTTGGATAATACACCATGGATATTGTTCTTGGAGTTCCATAAGAGTCATCAGGGTGCATTCCAAAATAATCTCCATCAGTGTACTTGCTGATTCTCCACTCTTCCCTACTTTTTGGATCTAAATCATAATGCCATAAATAAGAGTCTATAACTTCCTCAAAAGCGTTAGCAATAAGTGCAGCACCTTGAGGATCTTGATGTCTTTTTACCCATGTGCTTACTCCACGCTTCCCAACCTCTTTTGGAATCTTATTACCTTCAGAGTCAACAATATAATCCTCTCTAACAAAAGACCCCTTGTCTTCTAGTTGCTTCATGAAATCCATTCCCTGATCCCAAACATTATCATATATGTGTACTCCAGGAGCAAGCAATGTATATTTAAATTTATTAAACTTTCTGCTTTCTGTAATGCTATTTTTTTCATTTTCAAGTTTACGTGAATCCATTTGTTCTCCTCTGATAGATCAAAACTTAATTCAATTATAGCATATGATATAATATAAATACCTGCCCAAACGGGGGGTAAAAATAACTTATTCGCTTGAAAGGGGAATAACATGGTAAAAACAGCACTGGATCTTTTTAATGATCCATTTTTCAACACCTTCTCAAATCTTCAGAAGGTAACAACAACAACAAACTATCCACCTTATAACCAAATCAAACTAAATGATACAGAGTATATTCTTTCATTTGCTTTGGCTGGATTTTCTAAGGATGATGTTTCAGTATCGCTAGACAATCGCAAACTTACAATTAAGGGCGAGAAGCAGGATACTGAATTGCCAGAGGGTGCAGAGTATCTACACAAGGGCATTGCTGCTCGTAAGTTCACTGATATCTTTACCCTTCCTGAGTTTGTCGAAGTTGTTGGGGCTGAGTTTAAGGATGGTATCTTAGATATCAAACTTGAAAAGCAGATTCCAGAAGACAAACTACCAAAAACTATTGAAATTCAATAGTATAATAAAATTGTCGGGGGAGACAGCGACACTAAATAACTGGTATAGTCCTGAGCATGACTGTAAAAAACTGCTCATTTATTATGTTATAATGATAAGCATGGAAGAACTAATCAATATACTTAAGGTCCTGCTTGCAGATAATATTACCCTTAAACTGAAGGCTCATGGGTATCACTGGAATGTAGAAGGCGATGATTTTGTTCAATTCCATGAACTTTTTGAAAATATTTATACAGACTACGATGAAGCAACAGATACATATGCTGAATGGCTTCGTAAACTAGACACATATGCTCCATTTAAATTGTCAAGGTTTATTCAATTAAATGAAGTAGGAGAGCCAGATGTATCATCTGATCCAAAGATGATGTGTGCTGATCTACTTATGGCAAATGATATGGTTCTTGCCAAACTTATGGATGCAGTTGATATGGCTACAGCAGGAAGACAACATGCACTTGCAAACTTCTTTGCAGAAAGAATGGATATGCACCAAAGATGGCACTGGATGCTATCTGCATCACTTAAAGAGGTTGAATAATAATAATGCTTAATATAAAAGAAGGCGATTTTGTGATGGGTCAAACTACAGAAGGCATTATTCATGGTAGAGTAGAGCATGTCATGGATGATGGTGGAGTTTACGGAGTGCCTGGAACAGAGTATTCAATTCAATCTACACCAGAAAATCCTGCAATGGCAGTAAGAGTTTTTGAAGAAACAGAAACAGGTTGGCAGCCAACGGCTTATAGTATTGGAATGTTGTATTCAGACGCATCTTTAGTAAATATTAAAGATCATTCTATGAAATCTGATACTCCAATGGATGTTGCTTACAATCCAACTGTAACTGATCCAATCGCTGCATCATCAAATGGTAATGGAATAAAGAGGCCACAATACATGCTTAATCAACCAAGACAAACTAAGCCAAAGACAATACATAATAAGCCTGGTGTAGATATTTGGGCTGGTTCAGCATTTGGTAAATCAAACTGCTGTCCAGAAAATATTTCAAAACAAGATCCATGTTGGGAAGGATATGTTCAGAGAGGCATGAAGCCAGGAGATAATGGCAAGCCAGTACCTAACTGTGTACCTGTTGCAAAAGCAGCAGAAAATCCAATTATGCCAACAGATACATATCAAGTTCCTGAATATGATGGTTGTGGTTGTGAAACATGCATGCAACTAAATGTAAATTGCGACAACTGTCCTGTCTGTGGTCCAACACAAGTAAATGATGTTTCAGAACTTGGAAAAAGTATTTTTAATTTAGAAACAGCAGCATCGTTAATAACTAAACAAACAATAAGATGGGATAAGTAATGCCAAAAAAGAAAGCGGGATCGTTTAACGATACTCAAATCAAAGATGGTTGGATCGTAAAGATGCGTAAAGATGGAACTATTAAAGCAAAGATCGAACCATATTATGTAAGAACAACACAGTTAAAACCAAAATCTGAAAGATAATTAATATATATATTTTTCTTGTTTTTTGATATGTTTTTCTATTTTTTTAAATCTGTACCAAACAATTATTTTATTAATTAATTTCAATGCCAAACCTCCTTAATTCTTTTACAAAAGAATTCAACCAATACTC